GATGAAGGAGACGCCGCCCTGACGAGCCAGTGCAATGGCCAGCTTATCGCCGGAGACCGACTGCATGATGGCGCTGATCATGGGGATGTTCATTTCCAACGGGCACTCTTCCTGACCCTTGCGGTACTTGACCAGCGGGGTCTTGAGGCTGACAGCGGTGGGAACATTTTCCGCAGAGGAATAGCCGGGCACCAGCAGATACTCGCCAAAGGTGCGGGAGGGTTCTTCATAGAAATAAGCCATAGTCAAACTCCTTTTCTCTTATCGCAGCATGAAGCATTCTACAACAAAATCATTCATGTTTGAGCCATCTAAATTGATTGTATATACTTTACCACAAAGGCATGTTTATTTCAAGGGACTTCATATAAGCCTGTATAATTCGATATTTGACGATGTATCGTGTACTGCACTTTACTGAATTGCTGTTTTGTTTATACAATCTCATATAACCTCCTGCAAGTTTTGTGAAATTGGTGTAGTAATTGGTGTAGTAGAAGACGTACTCTTTTCAGCAAAATTCTTTATAAATTCTTCAATAGATGCATCTTTGAAGACATGCGCATACACTTCTAACGTGATTTTGCTAGTAGAATGCCCCATGAAATACTGAACCGCCTTAATGTTCATGCCTGACTGAATCAGTCTTGAACAAAAAGTATGACGAAATGTATGAGGGGTAATATGAGGAAGTGGGTCTTCTGGATGCATCTTATTATAAGATTTCGTTAGAGATTTTATAAACGATTCGATATCTCGTGCCTGCCGCACCGTATTATACTGCCCTGGAAATAAGAATCCGCTTCTCCCATCAATAATAATATCGTTATTCGATTTATGTCTTTTATCAATGACATTTTTAAAGGCATTTTTAGCCATCGGAGATAGTGGAATAATTCGGTTTCCAGCTTTAGATTTTGGCTTTAAAATAGTACGTTTCCCGCCCTTGACTCGATAAATCTGATGGTCTATTTTTAGTATTCCAGAATTCAAATCTACATCTTTTTCAGTCAATCCGCAAAACTCGCTTGCTCGAATACCGGTTTCATAAAGAATTACAATATCATCAATACGCTTACGATAGAATCCATTGTTTTGCATGAATTCTAAAAGATTGTTATATTGTTGATTCGTTATAATTTGTTTTTCTTTCGTATTACGCGGAATAACTCTCGATAGTTTAAAAGCAAAAGGATTTCTTGTGACCAAACCATCTTCGTATGCAGCTTGAAAAGCGCACGATAAAATCGCACGATAATCATTTATGCTGTCATAGACAAGGCCATTTTCGTAAAGTCCTTTCACCCACAACTTGGCATCAAAAACAGTTGTATTAGCAACCAGTCTACTTCCTATCTGGTCGTTTTGCAGTTTCCTAATATAACTAGCATTTCTTTCAGCCGTTCTAATTCCAAGAGCATGAATTCTAGTATCGTTGTATTGCTTAACAAATTCATAGACAGTTAATTTAAGAGTATCAAAATCAGAGCCGCTAAGAATAGAATCTTGAATTTTCTTTTCTTTTTCTCTTAACTCCTTCAAATCTCCAGCGTATACTGTGTGTCTTTTTCCTGTTCGATCTGTCCAGCGATACTGATATAGGCCGTCCTTTCTTTGGCTCTCACCTTCTTTTAATACTCTGCCTTTATTATCTTTACGTCTTTCCATAATAAGCTCCTTACATTATATAAAGAGCTCCAATGTGACATCTCGATTATATCACACTGGAGCCGAAGTTTCAAACGGAATATGCCTGTTCTATGTATCTTTCGAAGGCTTTTCTCTTTACAAGCTGTTTTCTGCCTACAAATATTACAAACGGACAGTTTTTCTCCTGAAGAAGCTCTCGTATTTTGCACTGTCCAATATTAGAATACGCTGCGGCCTCTTCGATTGTAAGGGCTGTCTTTTCCCAAATTGGAACTTCCTTCATCCAATCACCTCCCCATCTTCTCTTCCCCATACCTTGCCACACATACATTATAAAGGAGCATCGCACGAGTCATTAACCCAACACCGCCGATACGAGGTGTAACTTTGATATTCTCCATCTCATAAACCGCATCAGCGCAATCACCGTGCTGCTTTCCGTTTTCGTCATAGTTGATGCCAACATCGACGCAGACCTCTACTCGATCAAGACCAAGTGGTGTGATGAAATTGCGTTTTCCGACTGCAGAGATGATTACATCGACCATATCCATTGCAAGAGCCGTGCACTTCATAAAACTTCCGCTGCTATTTACAGAGATCACATTACAATGCCGCTTAATCAGCATATCAACCAACGGACGACCCACGATATCAGACTGACCGCATACAAGCACGTTCTTGCCATCCAGATTGTAACCGATGGAATCAAAAATCTTCATAACGCCAAGCGGAGTGCAAGGCTGAAATGGTGATGTAGAATTAAAGCCATCAACATCAAGTTCGTCTGGAATACAAATATTTTTAGGATCGATATGTTTTGGCAACGGAAGCTGAACAATAATACCATCTGCGTTTTCATAATTATAATCTTCTTGTATCTTATCTTTCAACCCATCTTCAGTTGTCTCTTCCGGCAGTTTAACAAGCTCCGCTTCGATTCCAACCTCTTCGCAATCCCGCAGTTTGCCGCGAATATAAGCGTTGGATGCAGGGTTATCCCCTACTTGATAAATATGTAAAACAGGAGCATAGTCATCTTCTGCGATAATATTCTTGATTTTATTTTTAATATCTTGTGCAATAGATTTGCAATCAATAATCATTGTGAACCTCCTTTATAAGAATTCAAGTTTTATAAAATTGTTTTGTAACCAAGGTCTCTTAGACACTCACAGTAGCCACGGACGACATCTGACCCTATTTTATAAATAGAGCCAACGTACTTTTCGTCTTTATCGAAAAACTCAATTTGCCATTTTTCATCACGAATATACTTTGCTCCATAAAAGTCAAAATCCTTCATTAGCGCTCTCCTTCATAAAACCCTAATTCTTTAATCATTATGTTTTAGTCCCTCGCAAAAGAATTTATGGAGCATTTCTTCGTATTCGCATCTACACTGTGGACATAAATCTGAAATCGCACCTTTATCTTTTAAGCTCCATCTTCCAGAGTCGGAAACACAGCAGCCCGCGATACAGTCTGGGAAACGCGCCTTTCTAACAAGGGCTTCTTCCCCACAACGGTCACAATAAATTTTTACATATTCTTCAGTCATAATTCCGTACCTCTTAATACATCACGCCACGATCATTTGATAGATAGCAGCTCTCTAATGAGCTTGCAATTTTGTGGTATCTATTATCAAGCTCAACAAGAAATGTGTTTATCATCTCATTATAAATATGTGCAGCCTCTTCGTAAGTATCAGCAAATGCATAATACGATTGATTTGTATTCACGCTGATTGTGCGATTTTTTGTTTTAAACTTCGACTTCCAATAATCCTTGTCATGAATAGTCCCTTGTACCGGCTTGCAATTGATGCCGGCCTTCGTATCGTCAAATCGAAATCCAGTGCACCAAACTTCTTTATCTTCTGGAACAGACATAAGTGTATAAGTCATATTATTTACCCTCCAGCCAATCCATAATTAACCACGTCATAAAAGTTTAGTTCTTAAAAAATAAGATTACGCTGATATTTATTTAAAACTTCCTGAATCTCATCAACAAAATTTTCAACAGCCGAATCCGATTTTTCTTTCTGATATTCTTTCACAGAATCTATATCAACGTCGATATTGATTACGTCATTATGATATGGCTCGCCAGTCAAATCAATTCCATAGTTGATTTCATCGAATGGAGCTTCATACCAGTTACCATTTTCTCTATTAACAATCCCAAAGGTCAATTCGGTATTTTCATCATAGCCTATTTCATTCAGCTTTTTTATAAGTTCTACAACTTTCATAATCAATCTCCTAAAACATACATTTTAATCATCAAAAATTTCTTCTCGTAGAACCGGTTCATCGTGGCTCTCTACACGACTACCGCATTCTGGACATTGTGTTTGATAAAATAAAATCACATTCAATGACCTCGCAGCCAAAACACCTTCCGAATCAGACCAAAATTCACAACCACACCCACATTTAAAATGATATGCAAGTTCTTTTGGAGTCTGCTTATGCTGAATAATCTTAATTGCCATCTGGCACCTCCACGGTAAAAATAGTTTTAGTTGCTTCTTTCCAAGAAACAAACTCAGCCCCAGTAACTTCCGTTCTACATCTATAGCATGCAATCACATTATTCTCAGGAATATCTAAATCAGGATTTTCAAAAGAGGCTACTCGGATTTTAGTTGTGCAACCGCAGTTCTTGCAAGGAAACACGATTACTGGATTTTTCAAACTCTCAGCCTTATGCATACCAACACCTCAATAAACATACACGTTATTAGCTCCGTAGATAAACCACAATTCTCTTTCCGAGAGTAAGTTTTCTTCAGATAGAGCGAACTTGATAACTTCATCGATAGCATCATCGCCTATATGCGTCTCATCACATTCTACTGTGTCGCAGACCTTATGATATTCGCCATCCTTCTTTACGAATAGCGTTCGTTCACCAAGTTTTAATGGAGTTGTTTTCCTTTCTTCTCGAATATGTGCTTTCATATATTTATTCCTCCCGCCCGCCCATAAATTTTACCTTTTACCAGAATTAATATTTTGTTCTAATTGAAGGTGTTTCTACACTTTTTGCAGGATTCTCCAGTGTTGCAGCAGTTACGATAATTTTATCGATGCTCTTCTGGAAATCCTGTAACTTATTTAATTCGCTTTCGATGCCCAGTTTCATCTCGATAACTCCCATATCTTCAAGACACTTACAGTAGCCAGCAATCTCGTTATAGAAGATGTGATTATACTCCTCCAAAAGCGTATGCTCGTCAAACAATTTTACTTTCCATGCAATTCCAAATGGAGCTTCTTTCTCGCAATGAGATTCAATAGTGTAATATCTCATTATGTATTCTCCTTACTTGATGCCGTACTTGGCCTTGACCTTCTTCAGCGTTTCATTCTTGCTGTGATAATCATCACGAGCCACCTGATAAGCGGTCATTTTCTTTTCCAGAACACGCTTTGCTTCTGCCTCAGCAACGTCGGCCTCTGCAAGCTCCTTATTCAGAACAAAGCCGCTCATTTTGATACCATCAATAAAATCATCTATACGGTCCTTCTTAATCTTCTTTTCGCCCATTGCGCCAGTATCAGTGTTGAACATCTTCACAATGGAATCCTCAACGCCTACAATATTGTAAACATAAAAATACTTAGCCATAATTTAGCCCTCTTCGACCTTTTCAAACTTATAAACTGTATTCTCGGTCTGAATGATGATATTCTTTTTGTCATCAGAAATATAATAATCGGTAACACAAGATGTGTGCATTGCGCCCGGATAATCATGTCCCTCATTATCTTTGATATACCGGAAACCAGCCGACTCTCCGCTCTTTAGACGTACAATCTTCATGATCATGCCAATCCAAGTAGGGTACCAGCAATCGTTTCGAGTGCGACCAGTTGTTAACGAAATTGCATTCGCCAACCTATACTGATTTTCCATAATCTCATCATCAATCGGATTTTTATGAGTCAACGCAGCATTCGGCATCTTCTCAATTGTGCGTGTCAAAAGAAGCATGAAATGCATAAATGCGTCATGTCCTTCTTTTCCAACATCGATTTCTGCGTACTTACCCATCCGATATAGAAGCTCGGACGTATCAATTGTCTTTCCCATAAATTATTTCTCCTATTACACTACTCGTTCTTTTTCATCCCAATGCGCGATATTGTATTTGTCACGAACACGATTTAATCTTGCAAGAATTTCTTTATATTGTGGATTGTTTGGTTCTGTCTCGAACATAGCCGTCTCTGCTTTCCCAAGTTCTTCGTTATATCTATAACCACCATTTCTTAGCTTTTCCCCAATGATAATCAATTCGTCATCACTTTGTACCGATTCGTCATAGATACCATTTTCATCATAGTATTTAACACGTCTTTCTACATATGGGGATTTAACTGTATATCCAAAACTACATCGCATAAGCAATACTCCTTGATTATTAAACACCAGTGCTTCCGAACCCCTTATCACCACGCTCAGTTTCGTTCAATTCATCAACAACATCGAACTGTGCCTGATAATACGGAATGAACATAAACTGTGCAATACGGTCACCATGAACAATCTCTTGCGGCATATCAGAGTGGTTATGAAGTGGAACCATAGCCTCTCCACGGTAGTCTTGATCAATAACGCCCACGCAATTTGCCGGTGCCAGCCCCTTTTTAGTAGCCAGACCGCTGCGAGCATAGCCAAGAATCGCCCAACCTTCAGCCGGAGCAAACCGCAAACCAGTACCAATCATACGCGTCTCGTGCGGATGCATATAGATGATGGGATTGCCGTGTTCATCAAACAGATCAGCCTGATTTGCCGGAATATAAGCATACACATCAGCACACGCAGCGCACTTAGAACCATAGGTCGGCAGATGTGCATCATCATAGATCTTATTGATTTTCACCTGCGGGTGATAAACAGTAGTAATCTCTTTGTTGTTTGGGAATTTTTCGTAATTTCCTAAATCCATAATTTTATTCTCCTTTTAACATTTTATCCAACATTTCATCGTCAATACCATAATTACCAGTATATTTCAACCCGCAACTCTCATAAATTTCATCTATAAGTTCTCCATAATGGAAAGCATTTGCTGTTTCTAAAGCTGTTCTTTTAGGATTATCAAATGTTGATTTAATACTCCCTTCATACATTTCAACAAGCATTTTATCGTAATCCCTTAATTCTATACGACGTGGTGACTCCTTAGGATCAACAGTGATATATTGACCAATAAGTCTATCATCGTTATCATCATCAAAGTCATATGGACGATTCAAATATTCCGGAGTAATATCGGCCTTTTCAATATGATCAATCGTCAAATGCCAATAAAATGACTCCGCCCATTTTCTTTTCACATCTGTTTTACTTGTGGCAACCATTCGATAAATGTATGGACTTGGACCATTCACTTTACTGTGTGCCCAAATACAATAAACGTATTCTTTTTTAGATGACATATTATTTATTCTCCTTTTTATTATTCGGATTCCACCAAAGGGTCGGTTCTTTATGCTCAAGACTCCATTTAATGTCAATTACTCGTTGATTTTTGCTTCCCATGTATGGAAGCGAAATATCTTTTTCTGCTTCAATAAAAGGACCATCTACAAGGACGTTGATGTCAGCAAGAATGTCAGCTACGAGCCCATCCTGATTCCATAATTCTTCCCACTTGTATCCAGTCCAGAGCCAGACGTCTTTTTTGCTTAGAAATTCAATCCATACACGATGAACGATTTTCTTAATAACTTCTCTATTCTCCGGCAGCAGTGGATCTCCTCCAGTGAGCGTAAGCCCTTGAATATAATCAGGTCGAAGTAAATCTACAATTTTATCAAGCGTTTCATCTGTGAATGGTTTACCACCATTCGGGTCCCATGTGGTAGGATTCTGACAGCCTGGGCAATGGTGATCACAACCCTGCACGAACAAAGTGACACGCACCCCTTCGCCATTTGCTATATCACATGGAACGATTTTAGCGTAGTTCATTTAACACCCTCCATTTTTGCTCCACAATAAGGACAATACTTAAATGGCTTGTATTTCTCAGAGCCGACACAAGGTGTCTCGCGCGGATAGAAAAAATCTTCGTAAAACTGTTCATCACAATTAGAACAGTGATATACAAAGTCTTCTTCGTCATCGCACGGCCAGTGATTCCAGTGTGCGATAGCACGAACTGTATTAGTTTCTGCTTTCGGAAGTCTTAGTAGGTCTTCGCGTTCTTCTGCTAGGAAATCTGAATAGTCATCTCGTTCGTCATAAAAGCGCATGTGTTTCAAGCCACTGTCAATTTCGTCTAGCAAAGGAGTGATATCCGCCCATTGAGCGTTTTCAGGAATGTATTTTGCCATCTCAAATAAACCTCGTCCACATACTTGCACATACGATGATAAAAATATTTAAAGCGATACAGCCATACATTCCATTTTTCTTGTCGCCTCGGAAGATATATGTAGAGGTATCATATAAAATCTGCTCAGAGCGAATTACCGCTGCAGTTAAAAGTAAAATAATATAAGCTTTGGTCATAAGCCAAGCAATCTCAATCAGCATTTATATCACTTCCTTTCATGATAACTCTAACTCCAATCTATTGCTTGTCCACAATCCGGACAGAAATTTTCATATATTGCAACCCTTCCACAAATAGGACAGGCAATATCACATCTGGGTTTCATAGGTAGCTGCCTTTTTAATGCTTCCATTCCCATACGACAAGCATCGTTGACCGGGTCAATAGATTCGTAATGTTCACGATGCTCTGGATTTAGTATTTCTATCGCACGTTCAATTGTCATTTGCTTGCTTTTACTCTTTCGATATACTTTTCAATAAGAGCCAAGACTAACCAGATACCAGTTGCGATTCTTAGCTCAAAATTCAATCTAAACAATTTAAAAATTACCCAGATAAGAGCAGATGTCATAATCCATGATGTGAAATAAGTGGCTACTAAAATCAAAAGAACAGCAGTGAACGATTTAAGTGCCTTAAAAAAATTTTTCCATGAATTCATTTTGAAATCTCCTGACCATTTGGAATATCGATTGGACTTCCACACCCACCAGTTGGATGAATCTCAGGCGCTTGGTATTTTGATTCATCAATAAAGCGCACATCTGACCACGTTTTACCGTCATCGAAGCTGATTTTATTAATTGTGAATTTAGTTACCGTTGTTTTCAACTTTAATCACCTCTTAATCTTTTACGAACTTCCATAATATAAAACCTACCCACCCACCCTTCGCTTTTTACGCGGATATTATTTAGTTATCGCTTAGATGAACAACACGATCACGGATTTCTTGAGTGCGGCCCTGATTCCAGAAATTGCTTCCAATGTAACCGCAAGTACGCCGTGCGACATTCATCTTACTTTGGTCACGGTTACCACAATTTGGACACTCCCAAACCAGTTTGCCATTGTCCTCCACGATCCTGATCTCGCCGTCGTAGCCGCACACCTGACAATAATCAGACTTGGTGTTCAGCTCGGCGTACATGATGTTGTCGTAGATGAACTGCATTACACTGAGAACTGCCGGAATGTTGTGCTGCATATTGGGCACTTCCACATAGCTGATGGCACCACCCGGTGACAGTTTCTGGAACTCGCTCTCAAACTTGAGCTTAGTAAAAGCATCAATATGCTCACGAACATTTACGTGATAGCTGTTGGTGATATAGTCGTGGTCTGTGACATCAGGAATAATGCCGAATCGCTTTTGCAGGCACTTTGCGAACTTATATGTAGTGGATTCCAACGGAGTGCCGTATAGAGAATAATCAATGTTTTCTGCTTCTTTCCATTCTGTACACTTATCATTCATGTACTGCATGATAGACAGTGCGAATGGTTTTGCTTCAGGATCGGTGTGACTCTTGCCCGTCATATACTTCACGCACTCGTACAAACCTGCATAGCCAAGGCTGATGGTTGAGTAACCACCAAACAGCAGCTTGTCGATCTTTTCACCCTTCTTCAAACGAGCCAGTGCGCCGTGCTGCCAATGAATAGGGCTCATATCAGAAATGGTGCCGAGCAGCCGCTTATGACGAGCCTGCAATGCGCGATGACAGATATCCAGTCGTTCATCAAAGATTTTCCAGAATGCATTCATATCCCTGCCAGAGCTACATGCCACGTCCACAAGATTGATGGTGACAACACCCTGATTGAACCGGCCGTAGTATTTCTGACCCTTGACCCAGTTTCCTGCATTTGCTACATTTTCAGTAGTTCGATCAGGAGTAAGGAACGAACGGCACCCCATACTTGTCCACACGCCGCCTTTGAGCTCCTTCATAACCTTTGCAGAAATATAATCAGGAACCATACGTTTTGCGGTACACTGTGCTGCCAACTCAGTCAGGTGATAATATTTAGAATCTGGATGGATATTATCTTCATCAAGAACATAAATCAGTTTCGGGAATGCAGGAGTAACATACACACCAACTTCATTTTTGACACCTTTGATACGCTGTTTTAACATCTCTTCGACAATGACAGCCAAGTCATCGCGAGTCTGACCCGCAGGAACCTCATCCAGATACATAAATACAGTGATAAAAGGAGCCTGACCGTTGGTAGTCATAAGAGTGATGACCTGGTACTGAATTGTTTGAACACCACGAGAAATCTCAGCCCTTAGACGACGATTTACAATACGGTCGATGGCTTCCTGTGAGGGCATTTTTTCAATATCATCGTTCTGAAGCATCTCATAGAATTCATTATGAACTTCAGCGGCGATCTTCTTACGGGAGACATCCACAAAAGGAGCCAGATGGGACAGCGTAATACTCTGGCCGCCGTACTGGTTGGATGCCACCTGCGCAATGATCTGGGTGGCAATGTTGCAGGCGGTGGAAAAGCTATGGGGCTTATCAATGCCAGTACCAGAAATAACAGTGCCGTTCTGCAGCATATCCTCCAGGTTCACCAGGTCGCAGTTGTGCATGTGCTGGGCAAAATAATCTGCATCATGGAAGTGGATCAGACCATCTTCATGTGCTTTAACAATTTCTGGGTCCAACAACAGACGAGCGGTCAGATCCTTTGACACCTCGCCGGCCATATAGTCACGCTGAACGCTGTTGACCGTGGGGTTCTTATTACTATTCTCCTGATTGATCGCATCATTCTTAGCGTCGATGATTTCAAGGATACTGGCATTCGTTTTTTCCTTGTCGCGAATTTCCTGACGGAGCTTTCGCCAGTGGCTATAAGATTCAGCTACATCAGCAAAAGGACTTGCTTTCAACTGCTCAATGACGATATCCTGAATTTGCTCGACAGAAAGAGTGTTTGGCATCTCAGCGATATGATCCGCAATCGCATTCGATACACGAGAGTCAATACCGCCGGGAGTGGTGGTCATTGCTTTTTCGATAGCATTTACAATTTTATCTTTATCAAATAAAGATTTTGTTCCATTTCGCTTAATAACATACTCCATGAGGCATCACCTCCTTATCAATAATAACGCTGCTCACCCATCATATTTGCGGCGTAATTCTCATACCAACGAGCCTTCTCTTCATCCTGCTCTGCGGTCACACCGGGCTTAGAGCCATCGCGGAAACGATACTTGTAGGCATTGCAGATACAGAACCAACGGACTGCATCGTCACCATACAGCTTGCGCATATTTTCGATGCACTCAGTACCATGATAGTGAGCGGGACCATCTACATACTCGTAATCGGTAGAATCTTCGGGCTTGTCTTCGTCATCGTGATCGTTTAGATCTGCGTACTCACAGTTCTTGCAATCACCATCACAATCGTCAATATCGTCGTTTTTTTTCTCGTCTTCAACGGAATCATCTTCTTCATAGTGACAAATACAATCGCCGTCGCCAGTCATCTCGCCATACTCGCAATTTTCGCAATCATAATCACATTCAGAATCGTCAATGTCAATATCCTGCTCATGAATTGCAAAAATCAGAGACAAACGAGGCATAGTATCGAAACCATCGATGTCAAGATCATCCGCCAACGCCCGCAGTGCGTCTGTATCCATTTTTTTCAAGCCATCAATCTCCATTCGCCCAAGGCGATGCCCAGTCTCTTCGTCAACCTCGCCTGTAGCAGTCACAATAACAGTTCCAAGCAGCTTATCATCATAATCGAGAGAGTCGCAGGTTTCAGGTTCAATCTTTTCGTCTTTGATGTTGTTCAGAACAGCCATATAATCCTCCTGATGACTCTTATAAATATCTGCAAGCAAAGGATGTACCTGAGAAGTGGTTTTGCCATCGCTCTGCTCTGCTAAATAACGAATCCATTCCTTTGGTTCAAAAATCTTCATAGCTTTTTCATTTAGTTCGTGATTGGAATACGCATGAATTAAAGTCATCGGAAAGTTAAAGCCCGGCATATCGTAAATCAGACGCAGGCGGCCATTCTCAATCAAGATATCGCAATTATTAATGTTCATATGTACTCTCCTTACTTCTCTACGGTTTTATATACATCTGCCAGTTTCGGATGCCGTCCACAACAGCGGTTGCCTTCAGGGCAGAACGGATACTTAGGATTTGCTTCACAGGACGGAACCATCCATGCGGCAAGTTCAGGGCAAACTGTGGCGACTTGACTCTTGATCATCTGAAACATCGACCGGATTTCACTTTGAGCTCGAGTGCAAAGACGCAGATGGCTCATTTCAATTAGTGACCGTGCATTGATTGTGACGTATAACTTGGTGCAGCATGCATTCGGCAGGACGGCACGGGCATCTTCATTGGCAGCGTCATGATACTCTTTGAGAATACGATAGTTGTTTGCAGCGTCCGTCATCATTCCATCAAACACGTCCGCGTCTTCTCCATTGAACGGATTGACATAATCAAAATTGTCCATGGAGACGTATCTCTGTGATTGTACACTCAGGCTGATATGACGATGACGACTTAATTGTGCCAACAGTGCTCGACTAACGCCGCTTACTTCAAACGTAAATGAAATGTGTTCAAGCACACTCCGATGACCCGTCGCTTTGCATCCCTTTACGATTCGATATGTATCTGTCGGTTCGGAATCATAACAGACACTCGCTGCCAGCTCTGCAATCGACAACGGATTTTTATCTCCATCTGAATTGACTGGTTGTGAATATGAGATCAATTTAACTTCCACTTACTGTTCCCTCCTTAATAAAATCATCTACTGTTTTCTTACCCGTCAGCACCTGTTTTAGTTGCTCTGGTGATAATTTATATGTAATAACTTCGCCACATTCGTAACCGTATCGCCGCAACTGACGATAGTATTCTGCTGTAGCGCGTTCTTTGCGACCCAACTCTCTTTGATCGATTCCTGAAACCACAAGGCCTCACCTCCCTTCTTATTCTGTATTCACTACTTCAACCTCAATTTCGTAATCGTATTTCCAATATTTTGGAAACGCAACCATTGTGCCGTGTGCCCATAAGAAATAGATTTCATCTAACTCTGCTACAATTTCGTATCGATTACCGTAGCGGAGTTGCCAACATAAATTTTCGTCTTGATAATTAAGTTTTAGATATCGACGCGTCCAACTTTTCATGACGTGCTCTCCTTAGCGTCCCCGAGAGAGCTTCTTCAGCGTTTCGGAGATCATCAATTGCACAATCGATAAACTCAGGCTCACAAAACTCAAAGTGATTCCAAGCAATTTCAAGTTCTTTGAGATCTCCTTTAAGTCCACTTTTGATTCGTTCATCATTATTCATACACCGTTCCTTTCAGCATCTCGAAATATGGGTCGCCATCTCGTTTTTCCAGCTGAGTCAATTGGCCATCATTGGCCACAGAATATAGACGGAAGTTTTTATAGATCTTATCGCCTTTGATCGTAGCCAAAGATGTGATGATGTAGTTGATGTTGTGTTCTTCTGTGCCATCCCTAAGTTGAACCTCAAGTCGTTCTTTCTTTGGAACAGCGATTTTTTGAAAATCGTTCATCTTTAGTCCTTTGGCATGGAATATACTTTTGTTCCGCAGGCATATTCGTCGCAAATTTCATCGATGACATCATAACATCTATCTTCAGACTCATATTCGCCAAGAATAATTCCACGGCTTGTAGCGTCCTGTCTTGCATAAACTTGGAGCCCAGATGTGTCAATAACCGCCATGCAATCTAAATTTATAACCCTTTTGTCTTTTGTTAAAAGTAGCATTTTACACCTCACAAATCAGCAAGCTGTGCAGGAGACCAGACATCTGGAATATCCCAATCTTCTTCCGATTTTCCATTATAAATTCCGTAGAAATATCCTTCGGACGGTACATAGATGATTCGTTGCCAGCCATTCATTCCATGTGACTTCTTTGGCTCAAAATCACGAGTCAAAATTCTACGTCCGCCACTACTATAAGCAGCTGCCTTTGTAGGAACTTCAATACATTTATTATCCAGAATCCGAAGAATGTGCTTAATGGACTTCTTGGAAAGATTCATAGCTTTCTCCTTATCCGTAACTCACTTCGTTCTTGTCGTTTCGGAACCGCACAAAGGTCGGGAATTGCAGAGACTCAAGGCCGGTCTTTTTGTCCATTGTGATCTCTTTGTACTTACATTCCACAATCTTACCAATGTAGTCATCAGGATTCGCCCAAACAGTAGCTCTCGTAGCATCATCAAAACCAGAACCAATGCGGAGTTCATTACCTTTGTAATCCACAACCAGAGCACCCATCGTACCAGCCAGACGGTTCTGACCTTCCTCGATGGCAGTGACACGAAGATCAACAGTATAAAAACGCTTGATTTTAAGACATCCAGTGTGACGCGCCCGTTTATAAGGAACTGATGTATTAAGCATGAGCCCTTCCCAATCATGTTTGACTGCATAATCGAGCCACTGAGGGATCACACTCTGATCGGTACCTTCATAGACCATCGGCACAACCTGGATATTTTTGAGCCCTTTCTGCTTGATCGTAACGGCTAAATCTTCAAGCCATTTACGACGGAGTTTATATGGCGTAACAAAAGAACCATCTTCATAAGGAAGGCTGCATTTGCCGTTCTCAAACTCATCAGTAGGAATCAAATCAAACACAACGAACTTGATCTGGCTTTTATCTCCATCCGAGTTCAATATACCAGTGCCAACCCGAAATGCCTCGCCGTCTGATAGCCCCCTGCTATTACGGTATACCAGCTCACCATCGTAGACGTATTCATCAATCAGAGATTCATCGCCAAGCTCTTTGATGATGTCATTCTTAATATGGTCGAGGCCGGTAAACTCTTGTCCCTGACGAGAAATGAACTTGCCACGGTAGAAGGTGCCCCGGTTACCATTCATTTTGCGGCTGAGACTGAACCAAGTGCCCGGCTTGAGTTTGACCTTATCGATAGGATATCCCTGCTGGACTTCCCAAACCGGAATGACCACTTTGCCAAAAATTTTATTAACCGTAGCAGCTTCAACACCCAAAGGCAAATTCTTAGTGAACACTCGAATCAGAAAATCTTTATGTGAAGCATTCCAGTAGATATAACTGGCTGCCATTGACAAAGCCATGTCAGAGCCGGTGTTGCACTCCGCCAGGAATAAGCAGATATCTTGGAAAGTGTGTGGAAATTTATCCACGATTCGCACCTTCTTGTTGATCTTCGCCTTAGAGATTCCTGTTGTGATCTGCGGATCGAGAATGAAATCAAGGAAGAAAAACAACGGATTCTCACCAATCTCGTTCTTAGCATCCAACAAGATTGTTGCCTTATCGGTCTTTTTTGTGGCCTTCTGAAGTTTTTTTGTCAGTGTTTCCAGCTTGTCCAACAGCACACCGTCCAAAATCAGCTCGCCTTCAAAATCAAGTGATGATGTCATCTTCAGTCCCCTTTCTTGTTCTCTTGGTTTTTTGCGGTAATTCATAATGAGTCAGCGCTTCACGCATTTCGTGGAGAAGAAATGCATGAATCAGCCATGATGTAGTATCTGGATCGCAGAAAATAATCTGACAGTTATATCGAGCAAGCCATGTGGTGAGACTGCCCAGCAGTGAAGCGGGTGTCATTTTACTGCGATATGCACCGCGATTGATCTTTTCCCATGAACCGTTTTCAATGAGTATGTAAGTTTTTGCTCCGGCAGCAGCCGCCCTGTCGAACTCTTTGGCGAACCGAATTCGATTCGTTGTGAAGTTGCCGCAGATTTCATCTATGGAATTTTTTCTTTCAATGGTCACCTTATCTGCCAGCGAGAATTTTTCGCCATTGGGCAGTGTCACCTCAGCACTATAATCACCGAAATCCAGCCGCTTACGCATATAAGCACATGGGAACGATGAGAGTCGCTGATGTAGAAGTGGAGTATCTTTTTCGCGGTCATCCACAATAATCACCATAGACTTGAGGATCTGAGTGATTTCGTTATATGTCACTTTGTCACCTCCTCTCATCTGACGTGTACGTATTTGCGAAGAATCGTTTCTTTGTCGGTCTTAGACTGAATCCACTGACCCTGCTCGTCTTTCGACCAACGGCCTTCTTCCCGCTCTTCATCGATGCGGAGGATGTCACCTTTCTCGATTGGAGCAGCTTCCAGAGTACGGGCTTTCACCTTAAGACGCCGCTGTTGCCCGGTTTTGAGGACATAGGCTGTAACCGTTTTATTGGAGAACTTGCCATCAATATCCAAGACATAGATATAGGAATCTTTGAGCTTCGGCATAGTAAGCTGGATGTAGCCAAGGCAATCAGCTTCATATTGGATGCGGTCTGTAATTGAAGTTTTGATATCTTCTGTTTCTCTCGCCAAATTCCGAACAATACCAAGCCAATCCACATTGACATATTTTTTCTCAGTCTCTTTTTCGCACAAATGAAGCATCGTGTCATGAGAGAAGAGCCGATCCATGTCAATCTTGTTAAGCTGCTTTGCTCCGAAGTATTTATTAAAGATATCCACCTGGGCAAGAAGCTGATTGGGGTTCCCGAACTCCGAAAAGAAGTCAAGCTTAATAAGAATTTTAAGCTGGCTACTGTCCGCGATTTTCTTCATTTTGTTCACCATAAGCAGATCAATGAAGGAACTGAACTTATCATTGCGGAGCTTGTAGAATTCACGACTAAGCCTCTTGTTCAAATACTTGATAGATTCCATGCCTTGATATATCTTTTTGTCGTTTCTATCGTAGACATATTCATCTCTTGAATGCCTGAACTTGATTGGCATAATTTGAATTCCACGCTCGCCAGCTAATTGAGTTGCCTTGATGATTTTGTCCTGCGTATCTGCTGTATTAAGCAACGCTGTAATAAACTCATGTGTGTAGTAATAGCGATAATACGCACAATAATATGTAAGGATCGAGTACCCTGTAGCATGGTTCAAACCAAACTGATAAGAGGCAGAGTTCTCGATAACCTGCAAGAATTCTTTTGCTTCTGTTTCGGCGGTTTCTCTTGATTTTGTTGAGTGATTACAATAGCCATTCAGGATACGAGGCATTGCCGCATCCAACTCCGTCTTGTTCTTGTGACCGATTGCACGGCGAACACTATCTGCATCACCGCCGCTCATATCACAGAACTGTTGGAGGAACGCGATGGTCTGTTCCTGAAAGACAAGCCAGCCCAGGCTATCTTTTAACAGCTCGTCGATTTCAGGCGACGGATTATGATTTGCTTCATGCCGGAAGAGCTTGTCTCTGTAAGAAGCGCCACCGGGTCGAATGGCTGCCGTGACCAAGCTCAGATCTGCGATGCTGTGAACATCGTATTTTTTGAGCGAATCAAAAGCGAAGTCCTCAACGAACTGGAAAATGCCAACCGGAGACGTTTTCATATCTGCCCAGACTGCCTGGTCATCGAAATCCATTTCCCAAGTGTGCGGATACGGAATATCAGCCAGCTTACAGGTTTTATCAATAACAGACACTGTATCAAGACCGAGGATATCGTACTTTGCCAGACCGACTGCATGAGACGCTTCCATGTCAAGACACAGAATAGGCAGACCGTCTTTATCTTGGAAGACACCATACCTTTTATAGAGGTCGATTGGAGCGATGATAACGCCGGCAGGATGGTGAGACAGCGATACAATTGTTCCCTGCAATCCATCGAAGTAGTAGAAGATATCAGGATGGTCTGCACGGCACTTTTCAGCACTGGCATCGTATTCCTTTTTCACTTTTGCGATTCGATCAAGGGAATAAGGATTCTTGGATTCATCTACATCTGGGTTTTCTCGCTTCCAGACTTTAGCAAGGGCTCGTCCAATCTCGTCGATTGTCGCTTTCCCTGCCAGAGTACCCATAGCCAGAACGTATGCACATTTCTCACGGCCGAACGATTCAAAGATGTGGTTGTAAATCATGGGACGATAAGCATCTGGCACGTCGATATCGATATCACCAATCTCGACACGGTTTTCATTACAGAATCGTGAGAACACCAGATTCCAGCGAGCCGGATCAACATCGATGATGTCTGTGACGAATGCACACCGAGAACCTGCAACAGAACCACGACTTGGTCCGAACGGAATGCCTTCACTTTTGCCCCAAATCATCAGGTCGCTCATAGAAAGCATAAAGCCCAGCATGTTGGTTTTCTTAAAAACTGTAAGCTCCTCTTCAACATCTGCCTTAAACTGTGCGACTTCAAATTCAGGAATGACACCGCGACGAATTTTGTCGTTCAGCATATCATGGGTTCGTTTGATGTAAACCTTAGCATCTGATTCAGAAGTCCCGGTCAAAATGGGATATCGTGCCTTTGTGCTTAGAGTGAAATCAGTGACACTATCTGTCATCCGATTCGTATTCTCGATTGCTTCCATCCAGACTTCACGAGGGAGTGCATCTTGCACAGTGAACGCGTCGACCAGCTCATTGTAAGACTTGAAGGTCAAATCAAATTCGTCCTCACCAGTGAACTCGATTCCCTTGCCCATCATAAGGATCTTTCGGCACTCTGCTTTATACGCATTTAGACTGTGGGTGTCAGTTGCAGCAATCAGTGGCTTGTGATATTTCTTGGAAAGCTCCCAGAGATACTGGTTATATTCCTTTTGATCGTCACAATCGTGATACTGAATCTCATAATAGTCATAGGTTTTGCATAGTTTGTCATAGACTTCCTGACGAAATCCATCACATTCTGACGTGTATTTGCGAAGCGGGCTTGCCAGACAGGCAGAGATTTTGATGATGTTATCAGACAATCCAAAGAATTCTTCAAAAGTAATGCGCGGCTTATAATACTTGTGATCAGCATCATAAGACGTGCCCATCACCTTGTTCAGCTCCAAAACACCACGAGCATTTTTGCAAAGAAGAATCGTGTGAAAGTTGTCGCGAACTTTATAGCGTTCGGCATCCATCATTTTACCGATTTCCTCTTGTGCTTCCTGCGGGTCCCAGCCTTGATAAGATTCATAAACCTCGTCTGGAATCTCTGGATAGTGATATATCTCAGAAGTAAGATACACCTCACAACCAACGATAAACTTTAATCCCTTCTTTTCTGCGTACTGTTTCTTTTCAGTCCAGTTAAGGTTGTAACCATGGTTAGTAGAAGCAATCGCTTTCATCCCGTAAGAAGCAGCGAGATCAACATAGTCTTCCCATTTTGTACAAGAATCAAGGAGCGAACCTTTATCGTCGTGCAAATGGTATACAACATAGTTTTGCTCCATGAATCCTCCTTAAAACAAATCGTCTATACCGACCATGTTTGGGTCTTTTGCCGCATAAAACGGACGTTTGTTGATGCAATCCCGAAGCGGTTCACAGGTTTTGCGATGACCACAGAGATTGGTACAGAAGAAATTGGGACTACCATTTTTTTCTTCAATCTCTCGTGCAGGCCACTCGCCACTGCGTTTCCGCTCCTCGAATTCGTCCGCTGTTTCGTTTACGTAATCGATACATTCTTTACGCAGTTCATCGGTGACAGGATACGGTCTGACATATGTAGTTAATTTGAACTGACAGCGAATATCTTCCGGCAGATCATTGATATCGTTCGATTCGATAAATGCTTGGGTAACAATTTCGATTTGCTCACTGTCATACCCGGCGGCTTTCATTTTGGAACGAACCGTTGACCGCAGCGTGTAACCCACTTTGCATCTATCAAGCACCTTTTCAGCTGGTTTTGCACGTTTTCCAAATCCGGTTTCATATGTAATCTTGCAGTATTTCACCATGATCCAACAAGGAACGGCCGTTTTGAACCCAGCCTGTTCAAGAGCCAAAGTGTACGCGACCAGCTGACGACCATAGTGAAGCAGATCTTCGTCCTTAAACTGACTGGAAGTCTTGATATCCAACACCTGCAGCCGCCCGTCTGGAAGGACACGAATCAAATCCGCATAACCTTGAAGATAGCGATCATCACGAAGCTTCAGAATAAGCAGCTTTTCGACTTCATACTCGCCTTTTGGACTGATCCAATCACGAGCCATACAGCGCATATTTGAGATCCATTTATCGCGGATGCCATTGCCGCCATCTCTCGTTTTGGGAAAATCAATCCCAAGCATATCGAGTTCGTCTAGACCGTTTTCAATGGCAGGACCGATATCCGCTTCTGTGTTCTTCCCTTCAATAATTCCTTCCAGCGTATCGTGGACCACAGTACCAAGAGATGAGTACACGTTGGCGCACTGTTCGCGCTTTTCGACATATGTAAGATATGCATTATACGGGCAATCATGAATCGTGCCGAGCTTTGAATAGCTGTACACTTGCGCCCCTTTGTCGTATAAAACCTGTAGTTCTGGGGCAACGACTCTTTGACCCATTTACATCACTCCTCCACCCATTTCACATATTTTGTTACGCCCTCTTTGTAAACATCCTTACCAAGATCAGCGATATTCATTTTGGAGCCTTCTTGAATCAACCCGTCAGGCCAAATGTATCCAACCTTTGTTTTTAAGATCGGATTGTTCACGATAAGTTTTTTGCACTCATTGACCAGGTGCTCTTCTTCAAGTCCTTCATCGTAAGCCAAAATGATTTTCTTTGGCAGCATTCGTTTGATGTATTTAGCTTGCGTATCTGATACATGACAGCCGCACGTTGCGAGGGCAATATTACAGCCGAACGAATCGCACTGCTGGACTGCCTTTTCAGATTCAAACAGAACGATGTTCCCTGTTTCCTGAATCCGATAATAATTCTCAGCGTATCCAAATAGTGTTTTACTGCGCGGACAAGCGATCAAAGGATACCAGCGTTTATCGTGTTCACACTCGTAATTGGCGCGGCCCATAATGCCGACCAAAGAACCATCAGTTGCACGCTCTGGGATCGTGATTCGATTTGATTCCACATCATAACCGACACCGAATTTTTGCTGAGTATCAAGGCTGATACCATCTTTAATGAAGCGGAGATTGTATTTATTAGCATACGGTTCCAGAGTCTCCTCCGGGTACGTTTTCAAATCTTCCATCTCTTCTTCATAGTCAGGCATCAGTTTTAAAAAGAATCCACCGAACGGCCAATGCGTTTTGATGTTGACCTCTTCTTCTGAGATGCCAGCCTTTTGTGCAGCGAATTTCAAAGAATCTGGAAATGAACATCTTTTGACATCCATAATCAGACTGAAAAGATTCCCCTTTTGGTTTGTAGAGAAAACAAAGAACCGAAGCGTACCGCAATCGAGCATACAACTAGTTGGATTTCGCTGCTCTTCCCGAGCGAACCGCAGATTATTTTTGAGAGGGTTGAACTTGATATTTTCAAAGCCAAGTGCTTCAAGGATCTGAATGATTTTGTCTGGCTGATTTTCAAGCTTAGACGTTAATACATTGACATCCATTCATATCGAAGCCTCCCTTCTTATTTATCTGTGGTCGTACTGGCCATGGTCATTTACAATGGTACAGAAACCAATTTCGATCCAACGGTTCCAAGCTGAATCCCACTGATAAAGAAGAGTTTGACCATCTTCATCAGAACGAGTTTTATTCAAAAAAAGAACCATATATTTTTTGTCTTTATCCATGATGAATGGCTCTTTGATTTTTGGATTATCCTTATTCCGCCGATAGGGATTGCAATCAAATTTCTCACCGGTATATTCGTCCTGCCAACATGCCCTGGCAAATACAGCTTGAGCCACCACTTCTTTTATCTGTTTTGAGTTTGACAGACAAGTTGCGTCAAGCCAACGCTGATTCGTAGTATGTAATGCCAACTGGAAAGTACAGATCATAGCGACCTGTTCTTTTGAAACAGTATTAAAAATGCGACGGCTGTTCATCAACAATGCCTGCCACATCTTATCGTCAATTCCGTCATCCGACTTCATGGTGTCATAGATGATTGCCTTTGTGCCGGATCTTGCAAGACGCTTGATGTACTGAAGTACCTTAGAAGTGTCGTTTTCGAACATTTTTACAAAGCGAATATTGGAATACTTTTCTTTTGTAATGGCTGCCGCCTTACGAAGCATCTCCAATTCCTCTTCATTAAAATGGCCAAGACTGAGCTTCTTACGGGTAATTTTCCAGTAGTCCAATTCTTTCGTGAGGATGTGAACCAGTAACATATTTTTATATGCTTTGCTCTGCATTTCGTTTGAAATAATCGCAACGCCTGTGCCACCTTCTGCAAATGGGAGGACCATATTTTCAAAGATAAAACTTGACTTTCCTGTACCGCTGTGACCAGCAAACAAATACATATCCCCAACAGGAGCGCCAAGTGTCAGATAATTCAATAGAGGTGCTCCGGCTGCATAACTGATTCCCTGATCCATGCCGGCATTGCACTGCTGGATGTATCTTTCATCAACAACAAGATTTTCGATTTTTGAATCGTTGCCGGTTGTCAGCGCCACACTGTTATTGAGCAGCTCGAAAGTGTTATACACATCTTCATTCGTGGCATCATCAAAGCGCTCCGGGTGACTGAGTAGATCGTCATACTTGGTGGCCAAGATTTTAAGCGTATTCATTTTGGCTATCTGGTTGTAATAGCTGTCCGTATTTTCCGGATCGACCAGATCCATCATCGCCTTACAAGCACGCCATCCGTTCAACTCTTCGTAGTGCCGACGTAGTGTGGGTTTGTCTGCCAGATATGTATCGAGAGTGATGTTATCGATATTAGAAAAGCCCTGCCGACGAATGCCGCGACCGACCATGAAATAGAAAACCTGTTCTTCACAGATCAGAGTTTTATCTGTTCCTTCGTTGATGTTTTTATAATCGTCGTATCGCTGGGGATCTTTCCAAAGACAAAAAACAAAACTTGCTTCGGCCTGTACACGATTTGCTTCGATCTTTTCAATCGCCTTGGTTAAATCCACAAATCGTCACCTCCTAGCAAGCTGCTAACATCTTTTCCTTTGTGTACAGTACCGACATTCGACAAATCAACCATCGTATCGAAATCAGGGCGAGATTCCTCTTTGACTGCTTTTTCAGTCTTGTTTTTCTCGCGACGATAAACAGCGGCGATATTATTTCGAACAATGGCCATTAGATAATTGGCTTTTGCTGTATCATCAGAAAAGTTCTTATTCGTGATTGCCCATTGAATCGCAGTACGCTTCTCATCTAAGGTCATCTGAATAATTTCATCAGAATAAAACTCCAGTTCTTTCAGGCGTCGGAACACAACTGTCGGCATCGGCTGTCCCCCATCAAGGTCATAACCAATCAAACCAGCAATCGTATCGCACAGCTTCTTATATGACTCGGTCGTTCGCCCTGGCTTCTTTTGCGGTTTGGGTTTCTCCTTCCGAGCCTTTTCCTTCCGACGGCCTTCAAGCCAAGCCTGATAAACGGCTTCAGACTGAAAATATCTATTGTTGGGAGCCTTGTAGAATTGCTCTTTTGGGCCTTCAACTCCCGTAGCCATACATTTGACCATCTTTGATTTTGCCATATTCCCTACCTCAAACTGCCCACCATCCCACCACTACGCAAATTAGTTGGTCGTCAAAATACTATAGGTTGTATCAGCTGACCAAAAAATAAGCGTTCTTCAGTTCGTTGATAGGAAACGCCGGATCACTAAACCTCAGATTGACCTTGTCTCGAATCGCTTTGATCTGGGCTTTGACATCATCAGAGGCATTGCCGTAACGATCCTGAACGACACTGACCCACTCTGCACGATGAGGTTCGTCCTGAGCTGCATCAACATACTGCTTTGCACGCTCGGCCTGTACGGATTCGACTTTCTTCTTATCTGCCGCCTGCTTTTTCAGGTCTGTTTCATAAGAACGACCACCCTTATCGTGCTCCGCCTTAATTGCGTCAGTCAGAGCTTTAATGAATTCATCCGCATCCAAAGGAATACGGTCTACAATATCAGCAAAACGACTCTTAGAATCGACGGAGAAGTTGTCATCACGGAAGCAAATCACACGACGTTCAGACTTAACCTTGCCGACAATTTCTTCTTTTCCGTTGACAACATTCTTGCGACCAGTTTTTACCTTATCAATGTCACGATCAACATAAGCGACACCAACGACATCGACCTTATTCTTCAGTGAGTTAAAATACCGCTTGTCCATATTGGTGGACAGCATAGAATAGCTTGCCAGCGTCACAGGATCAGTAATGTCAGTCTTCTTGGTATGACCAATAATAATCGGGCTGATACCAACGCGCTTTAGTTCCCACAGACGGTTAACAACAATTTCAGTTGCCTTATCAGTTGGTCCATTAAAGCCGCCATAGCATGCCTTAAAAGACTTGGTTCTCTTATCAGCAGGACAATCGCGGTTCCAAAGTCTAACAGTTTCCTCTTCTGCCATCTGCATCAGCTCATCAATAGTATCAATGACAACGACCTTCAAATCCTGATAATCAGAAAATCGATTTTCAATAATATCCATCGTAACATCATCGAAATGTTCCCAATCCCATACGGGCTCCTGAACAATACCCTCGATAGTAGCCTGGTCTGCTTCCTTACCGCATGTCAGGAAGATGTAACCTTCGTCGCCAACCATCTTTTCACAGACCTGTTTGATCACAGTAGTTTTACCGATGCCGCCTTCGCCCATCAAATAAATGCTGTAATCGAGCGGATTCAGGCTAATTTCGGTTTTCTTACCATATTTACGCGCCATTATGTACTCTCCTTTTTATTCATTCCACGGAAGATCAACCAACTCAAAACATGGTGTCGATATCATCATCGCTGTCTTCCGATGCCTCGACTACAGGATCAACCTTCGTTTTGGTCTTAGCCTTGGAGACGCCCTTCATCATATCATCTACGCTCTCATCGGACACCGGGACCCAGATCTCATCCTCGAACTCGCGAGCGGTAAAGTCAGACTCAGCAGCAGTCTTACAAGTTTCAAACTCTCCCGTCAAAATAGGCTTTACCAGACGCAGCTCATTGACACGCTGACCAAAAATCGGGCCCCTGCGGAAATCTTCCAGCTTAGAAATACCCAGTTCAATCTGCTCCTTCTGCTGCTCGCTTAGAGTGTCCTCGCTAAATTCAACCTCTTCAGCACCATTAACGACAGCAAGCTGCCAGTTCATATGCACAGGATTACGAGACTTGGTTTCCAGATAGCGCATCTTGTAATCATGGATAGCCTTGTGTTTCGGCTTATCCATATCAAAAACCGCAGTGTTGAAAACAGTATCGACTTTGAACATCTTACGAGCAGCATCTGCCTTAGACCACATCGGGGTGTAGCAGTGCATAGTGATCTTACCGTCAGTCTTCAGGTCGCTCTTGTCCATGCTGTCCTTGTCGTAATACAGATCTAGATTCATGGTCAGATGCGGGACATCCTTCTCGCCTGGCATGAACACATTCTGAATCTGGAATTCACGATAGACTTGATTGCTGTACTTACCAGTACCGGGACGCAGATTAAAGTTGCCAGTGACGATGATATCGTCTTCATAACCAGCCAAAGCGGACTCCAGATACTCAATCATGTCCCACTCGGTAATGAATTCCTTGCGTTCACCAAGATTCACTGTAAACTTCTTGGTACCAGAAACCATCTTGATAACGTCCTCATCCAGACGGTCATCCCATGCTACATCAATGTTGTTGCCATCGACATTGCGAGTCTTAATCGTATTATTCTTAAAACCATTTAGCGTGACATAACCCATATTAGTGCCGGCCTTAACTCCAAAATTGATAGTAGCCTTTTCATTGGAACCAAAAGTTTCACGTTTCACCATTGGAACCTTTCGAGAAACGGAAACTTTACCGCAAAAATTAAAACGTGCATAAACGTCGTTCTTCTTATCTGCCATATGTACCTCCTGTTATGTAAAAATTAGTAATCAGTTTCTTCTGTGGTTTTATCTTCCCAAGAAGGCAAAATCGTACCGAACTGAATAACTTTTGGCTCATACTTACAGCGAGAAATAAATTCATCGGCCAATTTATCGATGCAATCGGAACAAAGAACAAATCTCATTCGATCTCCATCACGTTTACTTCCATACGGGAAAACGATCTGCTGTTCGCCCAAAACGTCTTCATCGATATCGCTTAAGGTTTTACCACAAAAATTGCAAATCATATTATGTCTCCTATCTAATTTGATTTGTTACTATCGCATTAGATTCGGAGATGCTCGTCCATACAGCATCGGTAGTCCCCTTTCGTTTTCTATTTATAAATCACTTCAGTTCTATGATGTCATTAAAAAGCATCACATAATCGTCAGTGTATTTATCTCCATGAAAGTGGCCAAAATACCACATCGGTTTTTGATCCGCCGGGAATTGTTCATACAGCTCATCGAAGAACTCTTCCGTTGACGTATCGACCGTACTCTGATCAATGCAATCCAAGAATAGTTCCTTGGGTTCAAATCGCAGTGGACAAGTATGGGTCAACATAATGTCAATCGGATATCTAGTCGCCATAAGACGTACAAGACCTTTTGTAAGCTCGTTTGGTTGTTCATCCGGCCACCAATTCGCTCTAAACTGGAGCCGATAAAATTTGTCAACAGAATAAGCACCGCCACAGACAAGAGCATTTAATGTTCGTTCCGATGTCTGAATTTTATAAACAGCTCCGTCAATAGCGAAATACTGATTTGGATATTTGGCGTCCCACAACATTGGGCCACGAATCGCTCCTTCTGTGACTTCGATCTCTTGATATCCGTCTTCACTGCTCGGCCGACGTTCATGATTGCCGTGGATACAAAACAGTTTTGCAGGAATTGAATCAGCAACATTTTTGATGAACATTTCTCTTGGATAATCCTTGCCATAGTAGTTCAATCCGACATCGCCGAGACATACAATCCATTCAATGTCAGGATGGTCGAGACAGAAGTATTTCAAATCATAAAACCGACTTGGATCACCATGAATATCACCTGTCATATAAACTGCCATTTTAGAGCTCCTCCTTTAACATGGAATGCCTTCTGACTTTTTTAAAATTTCCCATTCACATGGATAATCATCATTGTATGGAGTGACAAACCGAGTGCAAAATTCACGGTACATACAATCGTCGCAATTTTCAGATTGACGATCACACTCAGAAATAAAATCTTGAAGTGCAATTTCAAGTTCGTTTGGAGTTGTCATCAGATCCTCCTTTTGATTTACGCTTCTCTTTTGCATATGGATTACAAAATCCTGTCGTCTCTAGTTGTTGATTACAATTCGGACATACCCATCTAAGATTTTCGATTCTATCATCTTTGTTGTTTCCATTTATATGATCTAAAATCAAAGTAAGTGGCTTACAATTCCATTCTGGTCCTTGTCCACAAACCGAACATTTATAAATAGAATAATTACCATTTTTGTAATATTTTCGAAGTACCTTTTGTGATGCGGTAGAATCTTTAACAAAGATATTTTTTGGTGTTCTTTTAGTTGGTGTTTGGTATGTAAAATGAGAGGTATCTATGTTATATTTTTTTAATCTGTTTTTTACCGTAAGATTGTTATTCCCACTCAATGCCGAATATCCTAATTTGCCAACAACCTCTTTTATTGAATTTGAATTTTTGGTTATTTCTTCAAGTTCTTCTTTTGAATATAAATCTATTAAGGCCATCTAAACATTCGTCATCTCTCCTTCCTTTTGATTGATTTTTAATTTTAAATGTTATTGCGCTGGCAGGATTCGAACCTGCGAATGATGGAGTCAAATTCCACTGTGTTTACCTTTTCACCACAACGCATTATATAAGGCGGCACCCAGTGCTACCTGAGCACCGCCGTGAGTTTTACATCTTAGGAGTTGGACCATGGAAGAGATAACCAGCCACAAAAGAAGCTAACATCAATCCGCCAACAATCCAAATTGCTTTGCTGATTTCAATCCAGATCAATCTGAATCACCTCAGTTTTCGATTCGCATAAAGCTGATATCGGTAGACTGGTACACACTTGCATCACTACTCAGAGCGCCAGCCGCCTTATCAGCCTGATACTTTGCATTGCCGGAACCAGTGACAATCAGTCGATTCTGATCAATACCCTGAGATGCCAGATAGTTTGCAACGGTCTGAGCGCGATTAGCAGAAAGCTGCACGCCAAACTCAGTCTGGTTATTCGCATTGATGTTACCGTTGATAACAATCATAGTGCCATCCAGAGTCTTAGCGATGTTCACGAAATCATTCAGAACAGAAGCAGCGCTGGCCTGATCGGTAAACACAGAAGAATCCGGCACAAAAGTCACATTCGCGGTCTTGCTCAGCATAGAGTCATAGTCTAGATTGCCAGTGACCTGCTGAGTAATGTTAGCACGAGTCTCGTCGCTCACAGTCACTTTCGTAGTAGCATTTGCAGCAGAAGTAGACTTGAAATCACTCTTGAGCGCATCAATATATGTAGTATCAAACAGCGTATTTACAAGATCACGATTAACGGTTTCACCCAGACCCTCCCAAATGTCGCACATCTGGTTATAAATCATCGGAGCTGTATCATTCAGAATATTGTAGTTGTCCTTCCAGCTGGCCATCTTAGCGTTTGCATAAGTCGCATCAATATCGGCATCAGAAGAAGTAGAGTACATCGGGAACACTTCACGAGCTGCATTGTAATTGATAGGCTGGTCATAAGACATCAGAATGCCCTGAACAAACTTCTTGACGGTATCTTCGTGAGCCGCTGCCCAATCTGCGTCAAACACAATGCCGTCCATAACCAGAGAGGAGGAAGACTTCGTATCAAACACGACAGTGCTATTGGTGTATGTCTTGGCCTGAGTCAAATAGGGCTCCCATGTTGCAGCAACATCAATCTGACCAGCGAAATATGCCTTAGCGGTATCGTCTGCGGTGCCGAACATAATCAGATTGTTCATGATAGTTGCCTTGTCGGCATCAGACAGACTGGAATTATTAACGAACCAAGCAACCAGAGTCTCAGCCTCAGAAAACTCTGGGACACCGATCTTGGCATTGACCCACGAATTCACATCAGCGAACTGAGTAGAAGCAATAATACCGTCACCGCCATAGCTGTAGTTGGTGAAAATCGGCATGATGACATTCTTGCCAGCGTCAGTAAACTTCTGAGACAGGAATGCTACGCGATTCGTAGTATAACCAGCGGCCTGCAGATCACCAGAGATTAGTGCGTTGCTAGACTCGGTCGCATCGTTGATGACATTGATATTCACCTTGATGCCAAGCTGATCAAACACAGAACCGGGCTGAGTAGTAAGACCGCCATTTGCCGTAACGCAACTCAGCCAGCCCGCCCACTCGTCCAGAGACAGATTGATCGTATCATCCTCGGCGGAATTAGACGGCTTATCCGTACTGATAGAAGTGCCCGGCTTTGAGGTTGTCGGTTTCTTTTTATCGAACTTGATCACGCCGCCCTTAATGCCGCCAACAACACCAACAGCAACAGCCACAGCAAGTACAACGCCAACAACAGCGCGGCCAGCCTTAGTCAATTTGAACTTAGACATGTTATTCTCTCCTATTTAATTTTTTGATTTTATTTCTTGGACTGAGTATTCAATCCAGACGACTTAGAAAACGCATTCAGGTCAGGAATATTATATGTAGTCACATTCGGGTTGCTCTTTTTGAGACTATCCAAATACGAACTCACTTTATAATCAGCAGTGTTTGCGTCCGCCTTGTCTAGTTTACCTTCTCGGCTTGTCTGATAAAGAACCTTTGCGCCCGCTGCCTTTTCACGACTCTCCTGAAGACCATCGCGAGTAGCGTTGAGCATTTTATCAGTGCCTGTAGATGCACGCAGACGATCCAGATTGGAATACACATCTGCGACCTGTTCATTCGCCTTCAATTCAGCCACCACATCCTTGCTCTCACGCTTCAGGGCTGCCAACTGATTTTCAAGCTTTTCCTTGATTGCCTTGACCTCTTCCGCAGCAGGCTTCATCTTCTGGAACTGATCAGACAGATTTTCGGCCTTGTCAAGCTCTTCCTGTAGAAGACGAGCGTAAGTTCTTGCAGACTCTTCATCACCACGACTCATAGCAGCCTTTGCGCGTTCATCGTAACCTTTTGCCTGCTTCTGACAGACAGCGTAGTTATCTTGAATCGTCTTGAGCTTTCCAGTCAGATCTCGCAGAGTATTGCAGGCGTCTGTGTATTTCTCAGTCATCTCGTCGATCTTCTGAGCATAGATAGCACGGGCACCATCCGGCGTCTTGGCTGTATCCTGCACGAAAACCTGTAAGAAGCCACCGGCTAATGCTTTAATCTGCTGACGGAATGACGGAAATAGGATCAAACTGCCGACCGCAACAACACCAACACAGATAAGCGTAAATTCAGGAATGGTTAAAGAAAACATCAGACACCCTCCTTCCCAGCGGGCTCCGTCTTATCCTCTTCAATAAATTCCTCAATAGAAGAAATCATCTTGAGTTCGTCTTGAACTGTATTGGTGATCTTTTCAATTGCCGCACCAGCTTCAACGTTGCGATTAGTCAACGCCTCAATCTGTTCCTTCATGGATTCAATCTGCTGGTCGTTGCTCTTCATCTCGTCAAACAGAGCATTCATCTTGTCATTACCAACCGTCCGCAGGAGTTCCTTGCGCTGCTCTGCATCAGAAATAATCGCGGTCGCATCATAACCCAGCGTCATCATCAGGTTCTTAACTGTTGCCCGCTTTGTCTTGGTGGGCATCTCAGACGGGAATGTATCGATCACATCCTTGATCTTGTAGACCGTTACGGCGTCGGCAGGATTCATATTGTTCGCATTATAGACGGCTTCGATGTCAATCGTGTCACCCTCCGGAACCTCGGCCTGAACCTGTTCATCCTCTGGGAAATCTCCATTGATGTAATGATCTCCGACGCCACTACATACGCGCAGCTCATTCTCAAACTCAGGAACCCCAACCGGTTCATCCGACTCAACAAGACCGAGCTTTTCGAAAAAACTTTTCTTTGCCATAATTTTCTCCTCTTTAATCTTCTTCTCTGACATCTATTGATTCATAGTGGTCGTCTTTAAATTCATTAAAGCCACCACCAAAATACCAGCCGCGATTTTCTATAAATGCTAAGAATTCATCTACAACGTCATTCAAACTGACAGTGGTTGGAACGTTCAGACAGCCATCTATTTCGATTTCGTGTGTCATGTGTCCTCCTTATGAAAATTTCCACTTAAAAATCTTCTTGATACAGACGCTCGTAATCCAGTCAAACAGGATACTGAAAATCACAATCGCCAGAATTCCAACAAATACCAACGTTGTGCGACCACGAGCAGACGAAGTATAAATCAGATACCCGATACCATACTTTGCATTCACTGTTTCCGCTACTGCGATGTAGGTCCAACCGATTGCGTACATTGTAGCGAACGATTGACAGATGGACGGAGCAGCGATTGGAAGAATGATTCGTGTGACCGTGTTAAACTTCCCTGCTCCGTCAATACTAGATGCCTCGATCACATCATCACAGACATCGTCCAGAGCAATCAGAACGCTTGGCAACATAAATACGAAGCTGGCTACAAACAAGAAGGCGACTTTCATCTTCTCGCCAATTCCGAACCACATTGTAAGCAGTGGATAGAAAGCAGTCACCGGTAGGAATCTCATCGCTCGAATTGCCGGATACAACAGGTTTTGAATCGGATGACAGATTTTCATCAGGCAGCCAAGTGGAACTGCGATACCTGCACTCAGAAGAGCTGCTGCTGTAATACGAATCAGTGAATATCGAAACGCTTTGAGCATTGTGCCATTCTGAATCAGCAGAAAGAATTCACGAAACACAGTGCCTTTCTGGGGAACAAAAATTGGCGAAGTCAGAGCCGCGCCAATGTCCCAGATAATCGCCAACAGAATCAGAAGAATCACACGATAAATCCAATCTTTCTTCGTCGTTTTCATTTTCAATCTCCATTAACAGGATCGTCAGGTAACGGCATCCAATGTGTTACTTCATCCAACGGAATGCATTCAGCTGATGTTTCCCAACCCGGTTCGTTCCAATCTGTTGGGTAGCAATAATAAGCAATATCTTTTCCACGTTCTTTATCATATACAAGAACTTCATTGGAGCATGAGCCATCTCCTGCTCGTGGCGGTAACTCATCTTTGACACTAATCCAAAAATCATTGATTGAAACTTTCATATTGATTCTCCTCTATTTAATTTTTAAAATGGTGACCCGTACCGGAATTGAACCGATGTCTCTGCCGTGAAAGGGCAGCGTCTTCACCTCTTGACTAACAGGCCATATGGCGGCAGCGGTGGGATTTGAACCCACGGATGTTTTACCATCGATAGTTTTCAAGACTATTTCCATAAACCACTCGGACACACTGCCATATAAAAGAGGATTATTCATCCTCTAATAAAACTTGTGGTCGCAAAAATCAAGAAGACACATATTGCCCCCGACGCCATCCAGGCAAGATATTTAACCCCTGCATCGCTAAACATGTCATCGCAGATTTCCCAACACATTAAAAAGATCAAACAAATACAAATCGTTGCAAGAATAAGTTCAATCATTGGAGTTATGTCTCCTTACAAGCTCTTCATGAACCAGCTGCTGAAACTGTTTCCACTCATCGCCGGCCCATTCATCAGAAAAATCTCTCGTAATACGAGCCCGCTCTTGAAGATCATTCTGAAAACACCATAGTGTCTTATCTGTCAATTCGCTTAGATGCGGTCTAATAAAACCCATCACTAAGTTCGGCATATAAGTTTTGCGACCAAGTGCATATCGGACCGCACAATTACAAATCGCACCAAAATCATCATCATGCGGATCGATCGTATATCGAGAAACATCGTCTCTTAAATCGGCCGTATTACATTCTAAAACCGCTGCGAATTTTTCAAGTTGCTTTTCTTTCACTCCGCGTTTTCCGAGCTCAACTGCGCTTACATATGCGGCCGTTTTGCCCATTAACTTCGCAAAGTCTTTCTGCTTAACGCCAGCTTCAATTCGACGTTTCCGAATTTTTTCTCCCGCTGTCATAATCCTCAAGCTCCTTTTTGATTTGCTCTCGCTCAATTCGTTTCAAACGAGCCTTAGCCAGTTTGCGATTGTCAGCCTTACGGATCGCCCAATTATTACGATGCTGTGCCCAAGCTGCAAACATATGACTATATTCGCTCTGGTCATACCAACCTTTTCCAATAAGACCTTTGTACGTCTGCTGCTTTTTCATTTGTAGCCTCCCACCAGATTTCATTCTCTGGCACAGATTCATCTTGCACCGGTGAATAATTCATCCAGTCAAATGAGATCATTGATTGTGCTTTGTCTTGCCGGAGCCGTTTTGTGACCTTATTCCGTTTCCAGTTTGAGCACAGCTTCTCATCTACTTCCTTGTAAGTCTTCGGATTGATTTTCATCTGATGAACATTTGTGATAACGCCAGCCTTGATGACGTCAAACAACCCGACTGACTTATAGAATTCTGTTGAGCAAGAACTTTTTGCGTAGTCTTCTGGTTTGAATTTCACAACGTTCATAGAATCATCTCCTTGTTTTGTTTGGTGCGACCGAGGGTATTCGAAACCCTGACCCGCAGTTTAAAAGACTGCTGCTCTACCACCTGAGCTACGATCGCATATAAAAGTCGGCTTGCGCACCCTCGCGAGTTGGCATCATCACCGATAATCAGGTTTGGCACATGTACCTATCCCTAAAAGGCTTATCCCTTTGTTCTGCGCAATTTAAGAATCACTTACTTGGTGGGCCAGGTAGGATTCGAACCTACAATGTTTCTTGTGTCACAGATTTACAGTCTGCTGCCTTCAACCATTCAGCACACTGACCCATATAACGACCACAGAGGGATGTAACCTGTGGTCCTCGTCCTGGCTTTAACGGGTCAGGCGTCCGGCATTTACCGTTTCCTTTAATGGGGAACTATTGGCGATATGCTTTCCACTGCGGTTCTCAAACTCGATCATCCTTTTGGGTCAAGCCCCTCCGGGTTATAGCCGCGCTACATAAGGTTTTTCAGTGTTATTCCTTCACCATGCCTACTTCTGCTATCGCAATTTTGACATATGCGCACTATTCAAAATCGTTCAAGAATTTTCGGTCTTGTCGTGGCTGGACTCGAACCAGCGGCAATGGGTGTGGCTCACCTTGCTCTACCATCGTCTGAGCTACACGACCATATAAACTGTTTTCGAGCTGGTGAGACTCACGCACAGCTGCGTTCGGAATGCGGATCTTACATCGTCAGGGCACGCAGTTTGACCAAGCTTGCTACATCGGCCCCTGATCAGCTCTGTGATGGCTCGCTATTCCTAATGGTGGTCCCGGCCTGAATCGAACAGGCGCACACGGAGCTTCAATCCGCTGCTCTACCGACTGAGCTACAGAACCACGAAGAGGTCCTAACCTGACTCGAACAGGTGACATAGAGATTAACAGTCTCTCGTTCTAACCAACTGAACTATAGGACCATAAGCGATTCGGATGGGGATTGAACCCACGACCTCTAGCGTGACAGGCTAGTGCTCTATCCTTCTGAGCTACCGAACCATATAAACGGCAGGTATTGTTACGCCCCTGCCAAGGCGCTCACCATCTACCAGCCATGTGGTAAAACGACGGGACTTATGTAATCGATCCACAAACCATTGCCCATGGATTTTATAAACCTTTGACCTGTATTCGTTACTATTTAATCTTTAGCTAGAAGTTTAATCTTTGAACTTTCAACCTTTAACCTTTAAATCAATAACCGTTAACCTTTCCAAGACATGCGAATCAATTACGTGTTGGCCCTTGAGACAACTCCTTCTCTTGATTCGATTTTTTTGGATAATGGATTCGAACCATAGTTTCAAGCTTATAGGCTTGCGTCTTAACCTCTTGACTAATCCAAAAATTCAAGTATTATCAAATATTTTTACTTGATTTTATCTTGTCGGCTTATCAGGCCAGCTTTTTGAAGCGACTATTTGCTTTTTATTGTTTGATTTCGCTCAAGCGATGCTGCCGCGAGCAAAGAGCGAACGATTACAGTTTGCCGTTTTCGATAGACAGTGAATACAGTGTAGGTTAGTATTCGATAGTGATCTCAGTTGTAGCGTTAGACGTAGACAAAACTGCGTCAACCTCTGCCTTGAACTTATTGATCTCGTCAGCAAGAGCTTCCTTGGTCTTCTTAATATTGATGCCGTCGACCAGCTGCATAGTTTCGCGCTCGATGTAACTCTCACGCATGTCCTTAATGGCATCGACATCCATGCTGCTCTTATCTGCGCCGGAGTTATTGCGGCTGATAAAATCATCTGCCTTATCACTCAACTTGGAATTCGCAGCCTCAGTCACAGAAACTGCGCCTGCATACTGACGCTCCAGAACATTGAGCAAAGCACTCTTGAAATCAATGCCGTGCTGGTTCATCCAAATAAGCTGAGCAACAGTATAATCATGCCCACATACAACAGCATGAGTAACTGCATTGGACTCGGACACCGCCCGCTTAATCGCTGCCTGACGAGCCATCAAATCAGTGATCTTATCATAAGTAGACTGGGCATTCTGCTTATACTCTTCAATAGTTACACCGCCCAGCTTCTGCATACAATTCTTAGCAGCACCACAAAACTTAGCCTCTCTCAGTAGTTTCGTGATACGATCGTCCAAAACCTTCAGCTCGGACAGTGCACGATGAATCGTCATAGTTTCAGTAGTCATAATTATTCTCCTTTGTAATATATAGTCTTTGATGCGGTCGCCCGCTGTTAATGGAGCTGGTGGAGAATTTCGGAATCTCGACCCCGGCATTACAAGTACCGTGCTCTGCCTCTGAGCTACACCAGCTTATCAAGTGAGCATTTCTGCCCACATATTTAAAATAGATTCAATCGGATCTCTCTTCACGAATCCGTCTAGTTTTGATTCAGCGATTGTTTGATTCAGATATTCATGATAGATGTCTCTGTATTGCCACACACGACCATGAATATCATTTGTATGTTTACCGCTTTTTACATACTTTCTATATGTACCCTCTCCCACCTGATATCGTAGGAGAGCTGCGGAGTCATTTCCTGTTGCATTTTTATGATAAGCAAGCAGGTGAACTCCACATCTAATTCCGACTCGATCATCCAACAACTGATTCATTGATGTAATGCCGAGCGTTTTGTTCAAATATTTGAAATTAACCTCATTGACTTGCATTAGCCCATAATCGGTTGTTCCGTTTGAGTTCATATGAGTCAGTCCGCTTTTAAATCGGCTTTCGTTGTATATGACTGCGAGTACCAAACTGTAATCGACTCCATATTCATTGCTTACTTCTTCTGTATACGTTTTTAAATATAATGGCCACTCCTGATAAGTGGCGATTGGATCTTCTGCTTTGGCTACTACCGAGAAACTCATTCCGATACATATTAAAAATATCAAACAAATTAACTTTTTCATTTCTCCTCCTTTCACGTTTACTTCTACTGTTTACAATTCGATAAACATCGGGGCTTTCGCCCCGGATGTATTATATATCACGCGCTTTAGATGCCATTATCTTATATGCATAAAAGTCAAATTGCACATTATACGTTCCATTGTTGAAACGACGCCTAACCTCTTCGATGCCTAATTCCTGCTCGTCTCTATAGATTTTATAAAAATCTCTAAGTTTTTGCACGGTTGGCATCTTTATGAAGATGTTTTTATATTTCGAATTTCGAGGAAGTTTTTTTGATGCCATCAGCTGATACTGCCTCATTTTGTGGCAATATTCTTTCGGTATCTTTTGGTCTTCGGAAACCATTCCACATCCTCTGCTAGTATTGCGGATCAGACGTGTTGAGTCCATGAAATATTCTGTTCTCTTATATCCATCTTCTTTAACAATGACATAAGAATCCAAATTTTTTGCACGTTCAATCAGCTTCATTGCCATTTCGTTTTCGATTATAACGTTTCGAATGCGTCTTTCAGAAGAATCGACATCTCTTCTGTACAGACTACGTATTTCTTCAATTGAAAATCCGTAGTAGAACAAAGTCATAACGGCAGCCGGCATTGTATATTTATCGTCTTCAAATAAGACGTTTAAATAGTTAAAGTAACCATTTTCGGTTTTAAAAACAAAATCATCTCCAACACTTGATTCGTTCTCCATCGCTGATATATTTTGTGCTAAAAACACTGGAGAAGTGATTTTTGTTGGAATTGACATTTCCGTATCGCTCTTTATATATAGTTCCGAATTCTTTGAAATCAAGGCATGACTAGCATATGTTGCATAATCAATGATCTCTTTTTTATAGCACCATTTTACATATTGACGAAGAATTGATATAGCAATTCGAACCGTAGATTCCGAACAATTGTTAAGCCATCCAACATAAACGGATCTCATTTCTTCGCTGCCAATCTTAAACGTACAAAAGTCTTTGTTGTGCTGGTATTCGAAACTTGATACCCCACGCAGAAACTTAACAGTCCTCTTTCTCTTCTCGATTTCATTACATTGCTTTGATTTTCCTGTTGTGACAATGTAATCTTCTATAAAAAGGTTTTTCTGTTCTGCGTTGTAAAGCTGCTGACTAATATCCATAATTTACGCTCCTACACGGTGTCGCAATCACTCAATTGTATTTTACACTATGTAGAAGAATTTTGCAATGGAATTGTGCAAATTATGTTAATTCGAGCAGCTCAACTGGCATTTTTCTTTTTTAGAAGCGGACACTGGACCATCATCGCTTCAACAGCTCTATTCCAATTGTCCTCGGTAAATTCTCCGATTGGTTCGCTGAGTTGTGAATTTAATAAGGTGTCTCTCCCCTCAATCACAAGAGTCGAGTCTTTTACCAAACCGCTAACCTCTCCAACCTTATAATCAACGTGAACCGGATTATGCTTTCCCATTCTTTTTGTCGTGAATGGAATCACTTCGCACTGTCCAGCACATTTGTTATAGATGTTGTTTGATACCACAAGATACGGATGCACTCCGACGTACTTGTGTGTTGCGGCTCGATCGTCATTCGCTACGACGTATCCAAATCGAATCTCGCCAATCTTCGGGACACTTTTTCCAGCCACGAACATATTTATGACCTCCTTGTTTATGGCTTGTTTTCTATGGTCCCATTATACCACCTTAAACAGTAGAAGTCAATAGTATTTTGTATTTCTTCTGTTTAGATTCAATTATATAATATGATTGGCATCTTAACACCGCTCAAATCTGTATGGACCAATAAAGAATTTTGATTTTGATCCAGGAGCTCGTTTTCAAAATCACAATGGAAAGCATTCCCTGTTATCGCAAATCGGGCCTGGATTTGATTTGTTCCTCCTGAAAACAAATCGGCTTGAATGCTTTTGCTCCTTAAACGTTCAACTAGCGTTAAATTATCGGTTCTTGTTTCCACATATACGCCGGATTCTCTATCGGAAGATCCTCCTATGACTATGTAGCGAAATTTTTTGATGAATTCAAAAAACTCATCCGCAGTGAAAGTTTTTACCATTTCATCCTCCGGTACAACTAATTGTAGTTTTGGTGACTGCGACCATTCTTTCCTGGTTGTTATTTTACCACACAGTTTACTAATAATCAACCCTTATTAGCACAATTAGTTGTTATTTTAAAATCGCTGTTCTTAAACTTTTCCGAATCTCCATTGCTTCTTCATATTTATCAACGGCTTCCTCAAGTGTTTCCTCCAAATCACAAAGAACATCTTCTTCCGCTTCCCATTTATCATGAGTATTTCCATCGGAATCTGGTTCAGCTCGTAATTTGGCATGATTCGTTTCAACAGCTCTAAGTACAGCAGTTAATGCGTCATAAGCTTTCATATAATTATTCTCCTATTATCGCAGCTTTCTCATATACGCTTCGAACGTTCTTTTCTGGCTCTCGTAAAAGGTAACGCCGGTAACATCGTTCACAACCAGATCATCATAAGGGATGCCCTTTTTGTTCAGGTGGTCAATGAACCAGCGCTTTTTCAGATAGCACCACGGAGTTCTGCTGAGGTCGCCGTAACTCGATGCAGGCCGCTCACATGCGTTGTAGGTCTTGCCGCAGATGCTCCACCATTCTTTACGAACGCGCTCCCTCATTTGCAAGACCTCGGAGGTGCCATGGAGGCCGTGCTCTTCTCCATACTGATAATCCGCCTTCTTGATTTTTGCGTTCTGTCCTGCGCTGACTGCACCAGCCGCACCAAAACCGAACATGCTTAAAATTAACGAAATAGCTCCACTCATAATAGTACTCCTTTATGTTTTTATTCAAACAAATCATTTCGAATACGCGGCATATAAGACCGCTTTTCAGATCGATCAAAAACCTTCTGCAACTTTCCAGTCCCCCAATCGCACTTATTAAATTCCATAACACACTCGACAAGCACTTTTACATCTTTGCATTCTCGTCGTTTAAGCAACGCTTTTTGCAATTCTGTTTCAAGATAGCACTTTCTAACCGCATTTGCCTTTGCGAATTCAATGGCATGCTGAAGATCAATAATTTCGAGGCTTACATCATTTAGCTCTTTACAAGCATCAACATATAATGACTGAATCGATCCAAGAGTCTCGTCTACAATCAACAGCGCCTGCTTCAGATTATGTAATGTCTCCCCTTCTTTGATGGGAATGCCGGCATCATACTGTTCCTGTTCAGCTCTTCCAACCTCGGCCATCATGGTCGTTTCTATTCGTCCAAGAATCTCCGAGACACTTTTTACTTTGAATCCTTTGTCCTGTAATGCCTTTGGTAGGCACGTGATTGTCGCTTGTGCTTTTTCAGCTGGTTGCAACAGTGCGTCTCCAAGACTGTCCGTTGCAACCAATAAGTTCTCGCTGTTTCTTTTAATGTAGCACGCACCGTTTGTAATAACACAGTTCATGTGCATCCTCCTACCTTATTATAATAGGGGCCTGCAGATCAATGCTCCCGCAGTACTACAGACTGCCCCTTTTTCAACACCCAGCAGTTCTTGCCGGCATATGCACAATCTTCACAGTGACCGCCACATTCGTTTGCGTCTGCCGGTGCATCGCAAACTCCATTTTTGAACGATACATAAGCAACTGGTAAATTATAGGTGTTATCCATATTATACCCTGGCCATTCTGAAAACAAAATATGTAAATTGCTGGGAATTTTCTTTTTTGCTGCTAAATACTGGTTAACGATTTTATACTGCTTTGTAAATGCCAAGAAATGAGTGCGCGGCAACTTACGAGCGACTCGGCACATCATAGCAAGATAGTCCTGACTGACAATATCCCCGCTAACGTGCCATCTAAAATAAAAAGACCCATAGGCTGCTGCAGTTGCCTGCAATTCAAAGCCATCAGGGTCGGTCAACCACAGATTCAAATTGTTTTCGTATGCGTCTCGAACCACACCGCGCCAATCAAAATGGCGAACATAGCACGTTTTAGCACACGGCACATCAGGCGCACAAGTCACCACACGAGGCATAGAGATGGATTTGATATTACCCATCTTGCTGTTCGAACTCGACACTGACAGCTTCAACATATTCAATTTTTACACCCTCACTTTAGGAGGACGCACTCCTTCCTTATAATTATATCATCCTAATAGTCCGATAAATTACACTTTTAAAGATTCTCCGTTGATAGTCATGACTAACTCGTTAACCAACTTCATATTGACGTGATCTGGCAGCTCACTCTCCTTTTTGTCTGCTCTCAGACGCGCTTCATAAACAGGGATCACATGATTTCGCAGTTCGTCATAGTCGTAGTCACTGTTTCGAATCTGCATCAAAATATCGTGCTCAGCCCCACGATAAGTGTTGATCTCACCTTTTTCTAAGATGTCAAACAACATATGATATAAACGAATCGCATTCATTACAGTCTTATTGAAACGTTTTTCTCCACATGGAATATACGGTTTAACATTTGGATTCCCGCCAGATACTTCAACTTCATACAGGTATGCACGCCATGTAGCATCTGCTTCTTTGATCAGCTTTCCTGCAAATCCACCAAATGAATAGATTACCCTTTTCGACAGGAATAGATTTTTATTTTCCATCAACAGTCTAGTAGTAGGATGATAATCGATAACTAGTTCATCTGCATTACCGAGTTGTTCTAACATATTTGGATTCCCGCTACACAACAACTTCGCAGCTTTATTGAAACTAAATACCGTAGTGTCAGTTGCCGTATCTACATGATGTTCAAACTCACCCAACCCAAGTAGATCCTCTTTGGAGTTCAAAGCGACACCGCGAATATCAACATCTGATCCTGCTACATTCGTTCCATAAGCATGGCTGCCGCCAATAGTCAGAAACATCAAATGATTGCCAAGGTGTGGATCGGTACGTAGAAAATCATACGGTTCGCTATCAATGATGCGCTGTAATTCTTCTCGTGTCATTTTTATCACCTCTTTACGCCTTAGATTATTAACATCACAGTAATAAAACAAAATGCCCAAATCGGAACAATTAACCATGCCCAATCAAGGCAGAAATCAATAAAATCGAGATAATAATTTCAAAATATAGTTCATCATAACCCTGTTTGCACCGTATCAAATTCGATCGTCTCTCCTGTTTCTTTATTGACACCATGCCCTACCACATGAACGATATAAGCCGGCCAGCGCTCTTTGTTTTCATCAATGGCGATACGAACAACACCTTTAAAATTTTTGATCCAAGTTGCACACCAAGGCTTTTCAAGATGATCATTGTATTTTGGATTAAACTTTAAGACGGAGACCAAATCAGCCACACATACCATACCGGCATCTGCGCAGAATTCGCCCAGTTTAACCTTCGTTTCTGGCACGAATGTAGTACAACTCCAATCACCGTAGTAAGTATTAGACTCTATTCCAATGATGCCATGACTGCTAATATCGCAACATTCAAATTTTTTCCGCTCGTCATTTGACATATTATGAGAAAGATAACATGGATCTGTAATGATAATATCCCCATCAAACTCCATAATACGATCCTCTGCTTCAAGATAACGATCTTTATATTCTAAAAATTCTTCATATTTTTCTGCCATATCCTGCAGCTTTTCAAATTCCTTCGAGATTTTCTTCAGCGCTTCATCGGAATCTGCGCCCATTTCGATATCATGGTTAATATACCATTTCACAAAAAAAGAACCACTATCCGTTTCTGTGACCAATCTATGCACATCGAAACTGTCTGGTTCCTCGTTAAGCTTTGCGAGCGCCTCAAACAGTTTTATCTCGACATCAACGACACGACGATCAACGGTGTTCTTAGCCCATTCAGGAATTCGATTCCATTCATCTACCAATGCCTGTGGATAATCTTTAAACTGTTCATGATATTCTTTATTCTTCTGTTCAACCCATTCGTGTGTCATAATTCACCTCAAATAATCAGTTCATAAATCTGACCAAAGTAGCGACAGAACTGTAAACCATCCAGAGTTTCGATTGCCGAATCGAGTGCAAAGAAATTCACCTCTGTCGGATCAAACAAAAGCCGCTCGATATCTTTTACGTCGATATCGTCATCTTCAAATCCAGCGTCTGCTCTTTCCTGTTTAAATTCTTCATCAGATTCATATGTAAACATTACTTCGTTGTAGACTTCTTCCGCATCGAAGTCAATCGTCAAGTCTCCTGCAGACCAGTTTTGCTGTTTTGCCATAGAATCTTCTGAAATAGCAATCAGCCCATAGTTTCTACTAACATCATCGCTAAACTTCTCGCCTGGATATTTTTCTTCAAACGTTTTTCGATCATTGAAATCTACGCCACCGCCACAACTTTCAAGGTACTTTGTAATGCGAAGAATCAATTCATCTTTATTAGTAGAATTAGACCAATCCACATTATCAATGATATCTTTTGCTTCCTGAAGAGCGCTCGTGGTATATGCAGACCAGTGATAGTAAATCGTTGCGATGTCTTCGTCAAAAGCATGAACCGTAATAACCAATCTCTGTCCCATTACTTTAATTCTCCTTTTTGATATAATCGTTTTTTATATTCTTCTGTTCGCCGATGTGCCAATCTTTGAGATTCTGAGTCAATAGCATAGAACATCCAATGTTCTTTTATGTATTGATCGTTTTTTGCTTTTGATTCTGGATTCACAATCAATGCGATTGTTTTATGGCTCACATTATATTCTCTAGCCAAACTTCTAAGCGAATATCCACCAGTTTGATATTTTCGTAAAATTTCCTTTTTCTTTTCGCTCGTAAGTTTTACTCGGCGATCTTGCATTTCGGAAAGCCGCACGTTTCTCCACTTACTCGGCATTCATTTCCTCGTTTGGATATAGCATATTCGTCTTCTCCTATCAAATCCCATGCTTTAAACAATAATGACCATAAGACAATCCCTCTGCATCCGCTTTTCTTACGATATCCAGAAACGATTCCCGAGCTTTGTCTTTAGATTCTTTTTCTTCCTGCTTTTTCTGATTACAATGGTTAACTTTTTCTATGTCGACAATGCGTCTGCATTCTTTGCAATATTTCACTCCACACTTGGGGCCATACCATGTAGTCCCACATCGCTGACAATAAATCTCTCCATATACAAGCATATTTACACTCCTTCGATATGACTTGCCATCATGTCCGCCGTGTGCGTCCAGAGCACGTTTGGATATTTTGCAATGGCATTGCCATAATACTTCCACTCGTTTGTATCAGTCTCATATGCGCCCATGTGCCAGCGGATACAAGCGATTTCCTCTTGGGTCAAGGTGACACAACTCGCCAGCATACAAATAGATTTTTCACCGTGATGACTGTAGATTGAATCATTTGTATAAACGTACTGATAACCATTTTCTGTGCCAATCAGCTTGTATTGATCCATCTTACAAACATCATGTAGCAGACCAACAACAACTGGAGATCCGGGATTATCCCACTTCAAACCAAGCTTCTCTGTTAACATCAAAAGATTTTTTTCAACTGCCAGACTGTGTTCAGCTAAGCCGCCGGGGTGGTTGCCGTGATATTTGGTAGAAGCCGGAGCGTCCCAGAATCCGTATGTATTAAGAAAATCCTTTACGATAATTGCTTTAGCTGGCATGAAATATTTATCAATCAGTTGATATGCTTCGTCTTTGATATTCCCATCATTCATTTTAATAGGCAAAATTTCAACACACCCCTTTTTACCAAGCAACTTGTCCATCAGTTCATCCGTTGCTTTATCGTCATATAAAGTGTATACACTACACTCTAGAGCTTCTGCGATTCGAACTATATTTTTAACATTTGTATCACGTTTTATTTCGTTATACAAAGTCGTGTATGGCATATCAACCATACGGCTTAATTTTTTCAAAGAAATTTTCTTTGCTTTTGCAATTTTATAAATATTTTTTGAAACTCCCATTTGCACATACCCCTCATTCTCCAATAATATTTCCATCTTCAAAACGAATTGCGGCGACATAGTTTTCCTGCCCCTGCCGAAAGCCAACCGTTTGGATATTTTTAAACATAGAATTGTATTCAGTGATTGAAATCAGGTCATTCCAATCAACTGTTTTCCCGTCTTTAGAGAAAAAGATGCCAAGACCCGGATAATCGTCTGTGGCTCCAGTTGGTAGACACACAAAATATCCGTCAGGAATTGCAATCTTGGGAGTCGTTTCATCAATTACAAACATAATCAAATCTCCTCAAAACAGTCACAGTCAGATACGATTTCGTTCGTAACATCTTTCTCGTATCTCTCTGAATCTCCGCAACAGCAATAATAATGCTTTAGAAACGGATTTTTATCATCGACATCAATCTTGTTATCGTGAAGTGGAAAACTATATTTATCTCCCAAATAGCAGCAATCCGCACATTTTGTGACATTATCCTTTTTATTTTTATCTTCACCAATAACTCTCTTGGCCCAGCGTTCAAAACTCGCCACAACATCATCGTCCATCTCGTACTGGTAATAGAAATCGATTTCGCCATATTTGCCAATTCGATACATTGCCGTGACAATCCCACACTCTGGATTATTAGCGTCAATGTATCCGATTTTGTTATTCCCGCCGGAAGTTTCGGTTTGAATAAGAGTCCACATAATCAGATCTCCTTACAAATGATAAATCTGCCAAATGTCCTTATAATCACGTCCAACGATCATCATTGTCGTGTCATCACCATCTATATATGGTTTGCAACCATCGTCTTCTTTGTCATCTTTCCACGTTCTATAGTAATCCCAGTAGGTGCGTCGAATACATTTCTGCATTTCTTCTTGGGCCGCCTCATTACTTTCAAACTTGCTTACGCTGGCAATATAAGCTGATGTTTCCTGACTTTCATAAATATTAATAAGTAAAAACATATTGTACACCTCCATTTAAACTATTCTGGCGGCGGTTATGTCTGCCCCAGTACCGCTAATCACCTGGCATCCGCTACGAATTAACCGAAAATCATAATTTCTTCCATTGATTACACCTCAAGATCAATATCAAAAGAAGCAGTCCCGTCTTCGTTCTCTCGATAATTCATTTTAGCGAGAGAGTCCATACACTCCTTTAACTTCTTTTGCGTATTCTCTACATCCGGATGACTTAGAAGATACCGGAGTCGTTTTGCTCCATCATCACTCAAAATAATATCTTCATTAACGTAATGCATTTTATTCCTCGTTTACAATTTCAATCTGACTCCACACAATTCGTAACTGTATAATTTTTAGACCATTTGATATCTTCTGGATGTGAATTTGCGATTTCCACCGCCTCATTCGCATCATCCGTATCGACATAAATGTGACCAACGAGCGCAACCGTAACACAATATGGCATAATTTTATTCCTCGTTTACGATCTCGATCTGACACATCTTCATAGCGGCCAGCGCATTCTTGTGAGATTCAGGGGTAACACCGGCGCAGCAACTCGCATCCACAATGATAGGAACTTCAGGCTTTGCCGTCTTCAAAAGCAGCGCATTTGTAATCACACAAATATCTGTGCAAAGTCCAATCAAAGTAATGGAATCAACATTTCCAGGAAACAACGTCTGATAGATTTTTTGATTGTCGTCTAACGTTGCATCAATGAATAACTCATAGCTACCAAACGTTTTCTTATGATAGATTTGCTCGTAGTCTGTGATAAAATCATCTCCGATTTCGTTTATCAACTTCCATCCGTCTGTTCCTTCAACGCAATGAACAATGGGAAGATGCTTGCCCTCCTGAGTATTAAGATAATCTTCATCATGAGTGTCCATTGTGTAGAATACCAGACCATTCCAGCCTTTGATCTTCTCCACGACCTTCGGCACAATTGCCTGAGCCTCTGGAGTACCAAGAGCACCTGTGACAAAATCGTTCTGCATATCAACAACGATTAGAACATCGACCTTTGTCTTTTCCATTGCTAAATCCTCCTTGATTAGACTCACCAGTCAAACGGGTTTGAATTATATACCGACATCGGCAACAGCTTGAACGTGTTTGCATCATGCATCCGATCAATCTTGGACGCAGTTGCAGTATCTCCTCCGAAATCTCCAGTACGAATATACTTGTCTAGGAAATCATAGGTAAAGCCGAAATTGTCCTCATCAGTCTTACCGGTCAGGCCATCAGCAGGCGCTTTCTCAATAAACTTTTCAGGGAGACCCAGTTCACGACCGACAGCCTTTACTTCAGTGACGGTCAGCTTACCAAGAGGGCTGAACTGACCAGCTCCATCTCCAAAAAGAGTGGCAAATCCAACATAGTCCTCCGAAAAATTAGAGGTGTTCGCTACCCGCCCATTCATACTCTGAGACACCATGAACAGGGTCGCCATACGGATTCGAGCCGGCAGATTTACACGAGCCTGCTTGGAATCACACAGCCCTGCAATTCGACCCCTAGCCAGTAATGCATTCACAGTTTCCGCAATATTGATCTCGAACGATTTGATGCCCAAATGCTTGACCAGATCCCGCGCTACATCAATGTCGTCTTGCACCCCCTGCGGCATCAGAACGCCGATCACTCGACCATTACCAAGCGCTTCACAGCACAGAGCTGCCACAATGCTGGAATCCTTGCCGCCAGAAATACCAACCACAGCATTGCAGTCAGGACCATTCTTGCGGAAATAATTCCGAATCCACGTAATGATTTCGTCCTTTGTCTTTACTGCATCAAATTCATAGTTACGCATATTACTTCTCCTCCAATCTCCACAGTTCAACATCTACATCTTGAAATGTAACATCAATGATCTTCTTGACGGTCTCCCAATCAGCACCACCACGAACGCAACCGATTTTATACGGCATAGCGACTTTAGTTCCAGTCATCTTAGCGAATTTTGCAACTTCTTGAAATGCCTCCATCAGTGCGCCAACAGATGTGTACTGCTTTCCGTCATATCCATAACTGTTCTGACCAAAACAATTGATGATCCATCGTGAACCTTTTTCATCGACTGGCACCATCTGAGCGACACCAAGCATTCGTCCCGGATAGTCCTTGTTGGCTTCGCAGTAAGTGTGATATTCCTCATACACATTCGGAAACCGTTCACGGACTTCTTTAGCAACACCAGACCCCATTACACCCTGACAATTCACCTGATGGCAAATAATATCTGCGTCAGAATCAAACACGTTGCCTTCTTTGATAATTACGGCCATGAACTCACCTCTTATCTAAATTTTTAATTGCAAAATACTGTGCTGCTCTCGGACTATTTAGATTGAATTTTTCAAAAGCAGGATTCACAACTATAACATTGCCATACCCATATTTCCTGAAAAACCCATTTTGAATAAGCTTTCTAGCTTCATTTCGATACTCACACGCAACTGCTTTACCATCAACAATGAAGTATAACAGCTCTGGTTCGCCCATCCACGTTCTTGAGCCGCTCATCAGAACTTCCCTTCCCACAGTCGGTCGCGGACTTCTTTCAAGCTGTACTCTTTGATCATGGCACCGTTACGGAATACGGGCTGCAACAGATTGCCGTCGGAATGAGCAGCGTGATCCATCAGGCCATCAGTACAAACCAGCTTTCCAGAATCATCCTTAGTGACATAACACATACCCTTCAGACTCTTCTTAAAGTGATCAGTGTCGGTCTTGGGGTCCTTGAAGATCTGAATCTCCTTGCCATTGACCACGCCATAAGTTGCCTTGACTGCCATGCCAAAAGTATCGCGGGTGAACGGCTTCAACTGACCATTCTGCTCGATGCACTGCATAGAGAAGGAACCAACACCCAAACTGACATTGTTACAAGCGAAACCGTGTGCTTTGAGTTCGGCATAAATCTTTTCACAGCGCTGCACAGTGATAGAGTCGCCATACAGAGCCTTTACATGAGGGTCGAGCACCTTATAACCCTTGCTATTGACTGTGCCGCCGAAGATATCCCACAGATGATAGACGGTCTGCGTAACGATTTCGACCGGGTCGCCAGAGTCGCCACGAATCAGCAGCGTGCCATTGTGCGCCATGATCTCGTTTTTGAGCTGGGGCAGGATATTATCGACCAGATTCCAATAGTCGTAGGAATCAGATACCATGCTGAAGCTCATATTGGGATACAACTCAGTCAGTGCCCGGCGGATGAAAGTGATCTCATCGCCATCGACTGCGAAGTTGGAACACATGACGCTATGCTCGGTACTAACAGCGCCAAACGCGACCGGCTCCTTAGTGCAATCACAGTGATACATCTCTTCCAGATACGGGATTGCAGGAACAGTGGCCGTATTCAAAAAGCTTAGACACCACCCAGCGCTGGATTTGACAGCAGACTGCATACACTCCTGACCACGGAAACTGAAATCGCCCAAAGCACGAGCATGAGGCACACCATCCTCGACGGTTTCATCGTAATACTTGTCCACGATATCACGATACAGAGTACCAACCGTCGCAGAAATCATCGGATGCCACAGCTCAGAACTCATAAAGGATTCGAGGAACTGCGGAACCCATGCGAAATCAGGATGCGTATTGCTCATCTCAAGGAACGGTACATGAATGGGGCAGCGAGTACCCTCGGGCAGTGCTTTGATCTCGACAGGAAGATAGCCCAGGTCATGCAGGGCAGCAATCTTATCGATATCATAAGCGTCCTTGCCAATGGTTGCGTCCAAGACACGCTGATAATTTGAGACAACCCACTCCTTTGGGAAATCAAAAAACCAACGTTTAAAATAATTCTGCAGATAATTCTTGCAGAACGCCTGAACACCAAACACAACGACTTCATCCACGCCATCCAGACGGCTCATGCGCGGAGTAAAATAACTGACCAGCTTAGTGGTGCCGGCCGGAAACTGCTTACTGTGAGTCGTCTTGTAGAAATCGCACAGCAGCATCGGGTTAATGTTGATCATTTCAAATCCTCCAAAAGTTTATTTACCATCTCATGACAATTTCCAAGATACCTGTCTTGAATCTTTTCAAGTTCATCAGCCGTACATTCGATTTTAAAGGTGCGCTTATCCTTTGGTGAATGAATTTTAAAATCAATATGCGATCCATCATAATTTCCAGATAGTTCTTTATGATAATTGCGCTCTCCAACATCACAGAAAGCATCATAGATAGATTTTTTCACATACTCAACTGCATAGTCTTTTCCATGGATATTATCGATTAGGAAATCTAAGATTGAATAGAATTCATCTTTTACACATGATTCAGTTTGATTTTCATTGATTTCACGATAAATATGCAGAGAATATGATTCTTGATAATGATCACATCTCATATCGATTGGGGCAAAATCCCAACCAAAATCTCCATCAGTGTAAAACGAGATATCTAGTTCCCAAATATCCATCATATCAATCCTTATCCCACTTGTGTTCAAGGACGGTGATCTTGTCGTGATGGCCGGTGAAGATACTATCCGTAGTATAGACCATATGAATTAGCTCCGGATCGTCAAACAAATGGCCGCGCTCAGAGTCCAGGATACTGTTCTCGCAGTGGCTGACATACATATCGATATCACCTACGTCCAGCTCTTTCAGCTTTTCAGCCGAATAAAACATAGTGCCACCGTAAGAGCAGATATCATCGATCATAAGGACCTTGCCTTTCTTTGGAGGATATCCCGTGACGTCCAAACCAAGAATCTTGCCGGTCTTCCACTCACGCTTTTTGTCACCGTGAATGATATAAGCCTTACAACCCACACGATCCAGTGCCCAGTGAACGGTTTCCTCATATCGTTTCATTGCCCCTGCATCCGGGAAGTAGATTACATCAGGCTTGCTTTCTTCGATTACCTGACAAATCTCACGAATCGGAGTATGTACCTCACAACGATCGATCAGCGCCGGAGCCACATCACTGTGAGGATCAAATACAACAACGCGGCTGAATTCACATCGATTGATCTCATCAGCAAACCACTTGAGGGTGAACACATCCTCGTCGTGATAGGCGCGATCCATACGAGCGTTCGGGATATATGGCATAAACAGCTCGACTTCTGCCCCGTTATCCTTTGCATCCCTTGCGATCATAATGACCGTGGGGAGCTCTGCCATGGATTCAAACGTCCAGACAATGCTGATTACATTGAGATAATTGATGGTCAGATCCTTCTTGATCAGCGGGGTGCCATCAGGAAAAGAACTGATTTTATAATGATTTGCTTTGACCATATTGAGCCTCCTTAAACCATGTAGTGAATGTCTCTTTCACGAGCACGAGAAATGATAACCTTGACCACGCCATTATCCTTTTCAAAGGCTTCATAGCGATCTTTTTCATCATCCACGCTCTTGGAATACGGATTGACCACATCAACCTTCTTGCCATCAATGAACTGCTCACCGTTGGCGGGGTTATACTGGATATCCTCGGTGTTGATGTAGCAATCAGGCCAGAAGCCATCCTTCAGCTTGATCTCAAAATAGATACGCTGTGCACCATTGAACAGATCCAGGCGCTTGGTGCAGGATGTACGGTAACCATCCTTGAAAAGAACAGTAAGCTTGTAGCTGGTCTCGTTCATATTGATGATATTCAGATCCTTGATAGCCTCTGCGAATGGAGTGCCCAGATTCAGTTCAAAGGCGATAGACCGCAGGCAGTCGTAGTTCAGATCGATCTTGCCAGAAAAATCGACCACAGCTGGGATCTGATCGTAATACTTCTCTTCGAGCTTATCTTTGAGATAGGTTTCGACCTCGTCAGCGCCCGGGTAATCGAAGCGGAAGTGATAATGGAAGCGGCCGGGACGGTTGACCAGATAATCGTTCAGGCCATTGAGCTGGTTACAGGTGACAACGAAGAGCTTTTTCCCCGCGCTGGTGCCATCGAACAGACTCAGCATCGTATCCTGCGGATTTTCATTGTCCCGGGACTTGAAGGTCTTATCAAACTCGTCAAACAGGATCATAACTTCCTGATTGATGGATTCGATAAAATTGGCGATACCACCGATATAGCGGTTAGCCAGAATGACAGGATAGCCCTGCTTGATGGCCTCGATTGCAATCATCTTAGCGGTCAAAGATTTGCCGATGCCTTTGTTGCCGCTGAGGATAACACCCAGGTTGCGGTTGAACGCTTTGAACGAATTCAGCACTTTGGCAACCTTGCCACTCTGAACACCATACACCTTTTCGTTGATGACCATATCGGGGCGGCGAGACAGATAAAAACCGGTCATCTCAGAACAGTGGATATCATAGGTGCCTGCCGGGATCTTGTCATACGCCTTCATATCGTCGCCATACAGGAACAGATTACTTGCGCTTTCAACAACTTTCATCTTAAACCCTCCATTAAACTTTCTTCAACATATTCGAAGCCATTGTAATCTTCAATGATTTCATATTCTCCCAGAGGAACCCATCCGCCGCAGCACAAGCACAAAATCTTTCCGTCTCCAAAAAGAATGCCCATATGTTCGTCGGCGGGTTCTTTCAAATCTCTGAATCGTACAACGCCAGCCGCTTCATTATCTTTCACGACTAACCACCTCTCAATTCAGCTCTTCCAACTTCTTCATCAGCTGCTCGACATCCATGTCTTCCAGCTCCTTGTCCTTCTTCTTAGCCACGATCTTCATAATCTTATCGCGCTGCGCCTTCTTCTCGGCAGCATTCACACGAGCCTCGGACTCAGCCAGCTTAACAGATACGATGTACTTGACCAGCTCAATCTTGTTTGCCAATTCGGTATCTTCGGCGCTCTTAACAGCCAGCAAAGAATCCTCGTCAGCAGTCTTCTTCTGGCGGTTCAGCGTCTTAAAGATTGCATCTAGAGCCTCAACATTCAGATCCCACAGATCCTCAACAGTCATGACGCCCTTGTAGGTAAAACGGTAACGATTACGAGTTGCGATTTCAAACAGATTCTTTTCCATCATAATTCTCCTTTTACAATAATGAGTGACAAGTTAGCTGCTTAGAATTCTCAAACATATCATCAGACCACAGCCAATTCATAGTATCTTCTTTAAGTTGATATCGGTCGTTTCTATATCCACCAATTGTCACAATTTTCCCGCAGAATTTTTTCATGCTTGGAACAAATCCAGCTTCAATATCAGGGCGTGGCCCAGATCGCATGCTATAATGTAGTCCCAATTCTAAATTCTGTTTTACACACACCCTATCCCCAGGTTTGTAGCGATATTCCATTATGACTCCTTTACAGCAGTGACCGACACGTAAAAGGGTTAGCCATGCCAACAAACATGTCGTCCGTCCAATGTTTACGATGGTCGTCTTCTTCGATTCGGTAATATTCTCCGACTTCAGAAATCGTCACAATTTTTCCAGCAAGTTTCATTCTTTCTTCTAATGACCACTTAACTGTTATAGTATATCCAGGATTGTTATTCCGATCTCGCATATAATACTCTTCGTATTGCACAAAATTATCGATTAAGCGTACCTTATCCCCAACTTTGTAACGAGCCATTAAATCACCACTTTCAGAACTCTCTCAGTAGCGCCCTGAACCTTGACAATAAAGGAATCATGTTTCGTCTCAGAGAAGCCAACGCCAGACAGCTGGTCATCTACCGACTGAACCGCCATCTGAGAACCAAGAGCCTCGAACACTCGCTTATGCTGTAGCAGTTCTGCCTTCAGGAATTCATTGTAGAAGCCATTGGGCTTTTCAGGGTTGACACAATCCTTGAGCATAAAGAAGTAGTGACGATTACCATTGCCAGTCTGCTCGTCCCAGTAGTTCGGAGAATACATCGCCACAGACACAGGTACGAACTGATTGGAATTCACACCCCAGATTTCGCGGGTGCTGGTAGAACTGGGCAGCAGCTCCTTGATAGAGAACTTACCATCCTTCAGCATGACTTTTGCCACAGCGACACTCTGAGCCTGATGCAGCGGCTTATCATAATTAAACGAGTAGATGTTGCCATCGAATTCGATCTCAGCACGGAAACCAGTTTTACCGCCACGACTAGCAAAGCATCTCACATAGAAGCTGTACTCGCCTTCCTTCATCTTTTTGATATCAGGCCATGTAATATTTTCGACCGCAGCTTTACCCTGATTAGGATGAGTGATATCCACATCCAGGCGGCCATCAGTATAATGATTCCAACAGTTTCCGAAATAGATGTGATTGTTATCGGGTTCAATGCAATGAGCATCCTCATCGTTTTCATCCCACTCGCCCGGCTTATCGTTCCACTGAATAGAAAAACGCAGCACGCCATCGACCTTGCCGCCAGCAGCCTTAACGTTTTCGCGAATATCGCTGTCTGCCATATTGCCGGTATACGCCCAACTGAAACCATTAGGCCACTTGAACATACTCGGCGCACTCTTATCCTGAGGCGCAATCAGAGACATCATATTCTTCTCGAAACGATTTTCCATGAACAGCTCCAGCCCAGTCGCAGTCGGCAGCACGTCCTTGATGAACTTGTCGATGCCAATTTCCTCTGCGCGGCCAAACTTTTTGGGATCAATCGCAACAGTCTTAGCCATTGCTTCAAACGGATTTGTAGCACCAGCAATACGAGGGGCAGCATCCCGGTTGCAGAACAGGATATTATTGGCGGTGATATCGTCCAGAGTAGCAAACCGACGACCCAGACTGCTCATATAGCCCAGCTCGGTAACGGTCTTCTGTGCGTCTTCCAACATCTTCTTGGTGAAAATCGCCTTGGGACGCTTATAGTTTGCAGGAGCAACAACCTTCTCAAAGGCGGTAACGGCGGAATCCACATCCATGCCCTCACTCAAATTGATAAGAAGGGTGCCGATAGCGGTGTTACGAATGCGAAGCTGCGCCGCCGTAGCATACGTAGGGGCAAGCCATACAAAGGCAAGCTTTTCATTAACAGACAGCTTGTCATAATCAAGCTTATCATGCTTAAACTCCTTTACAGACCGCTCAAACTCCTTGCCGCGATACAGACTATTCTGAGCAATCAGCTCCAGCACAGTATCAACAGCCTCCATGGTTAGCTCTTCCAGAGAACGCTTGAACACGTTTGCGGAGTCACGCCACTGAGCCATCTTGGTAGCCACGTCATCTCCGCTGGTAATGAAACGCTGCGGAATCTTGACTGCGAAATGATCCCAAGTGCGTACATCTTTATGATTTTCGTCGTACTCGTAGTTCATCTCAGTGCCGAACATATTGCCAGAACCGATCATATTGCGGCTGACAAAGTACGGATTCACAATTGTACGGTTCTTCACGTAAGCGTCCAGAGCATCAACAACAGGCTGATACTTGGCAGACTTTGCATCGAAATCCCAGATGGAAATCAAATTATAATCCTTATCAAACGCCACAAGCTTGCCGATATTCTTCACAAAACGGCGACAGCAGGAGCAATCATACTCGCGCCGCTTACGGAACAACTCATTCGTGCCGGCTGGGAAACTGTCGAGATACAGATTGTACAGTTCATCCTCGTCTGCATCGGTGATAAACAGTGGATTCCCACTCTTCACCATCTCATTAAAGTGGTCCTGCAGCAGTGCACGAAATTTCTTAAAATCAGACATTGTTATTCTCCTTTGTTTTCATATAGCTCATAAGATAAATACTCAAAAGATTGTCAGTTACTTCAAAACTATGCCAAAACCAACTGTATTTATCCGTCCATACCTTGCCAATCGGTTTTCCGTCAACGATATCGGTCACTCTATCAGCCTCTGGTAAATCTGCCACATTGAAAAGACATTCTTTTGTCTCTTCCTCAATAAATGCAGCCGCTTCTTCTTTTGAAGTAAAAAAATCAGGCTGAAAGATTTCACCATCTGAACTGCATTCGACAACGCACCAGATTTCATTCATACAATTACCTCACAACAATGATTTACAACAAAACTGGTTTACCGGTTCAAGCATCTCATCGGACCACGTCCAGTTACCACATCCTTCTACTTCGTACGTAATGTTGCGATTTAAGATAGTTGTAATTTTGCCAGCGTATTTACACATATTAAATGAAATCCCAGGATCATAGCCTGGTTTTGGTCCACTTACCATTTTGTAACTTTCCTGACAACCAAGGTCACGACGAATTCTAACTTTGTCGCCAACTTTATATTTGTAATCCATTTCAAATCCTCACAGTAAACTTTTGCAAATCAGATTCTTAGGACGATCAAACATTTCATCCGTATAATAATATGTTTTTCCATCCTCAAGAATTTTGTATCGACCGTTTGCTTTATGAGAAATATGTACAATTTGTCCGCGATAACCTACTTGTCCGCGTCCGCTCCATGACGTCTCAATGCCATTGGCATCCGGTTCTGGACCAGATCTCATGTAATAAACTACTCCAGATTGAAGATCTTCCCTAACGCGAACAGTTTCTCCATTCTTATATTTATATTTACTTTTCGACACGCTCTTTTACCTCTTTTCATAATAAACTTCTACATGTAAACGGTTTTTTAGATTCTTCAAACATTTCATCTGCCCAATATCTGGAACTTTCTTTTACAATGTAACACATTGAACCACAACAACGATCATAGCTCTCGATTGTGACTTGTTTTCCTCGAAGATTTTCCATAGAAGGAGTAGCAATAATAGCATCATTTGGAGTTTCTCCTGACAACATCTTATACGCTTCACGATTTGATAAATCTTTTCTAACCGTTACTTTATCTCCGGGTTTAAACATATAGTTCATAGTTCATTCTCCTTCAAACCAGTTGGAAACATTCTCAGCGATTTCATCAAGTTTTTCCTGATCCATTTTGATATATCTCATCGTAATACGCTGGTCGCTGTGATTAAATTTTGTTTGGAGAATATTCAAGATATTCGCGCCATCAACTGTACCCTCGGCACTCTGTAACGCGGCCATAGCATAAGTTTTACGCATACTATGAGTCGACAGCTCAATGTCCAAACCACACGCCTTACCAGCTTTCTTCAAAAGGTTGCTCACCGATCTGACGTTAAGCTGTCCACCTTTCTTGCTCTGAAAAAGAAGTGTGTCGCAGTCAATTCGAAAACCAATTGCCTGATAATATTCTCTTAAAGCTTCTTTTGCCATATGAGAAATTTTACACACGTTTCGCTTGCCGGTCTTCTGCTCGATCAGCTCAACATGATCTTTTACATGAGCGTTCTCATAATAAACATCAGCCGTTTTAAGCTTTAACAAATCGCCACATCGAACGCCAATTGAACAACCGAGAATAAACATCGTTTTGTTTCTTAACGCGATTTCTTCACGTCCGTTAGACCCAAGGTAATCAACAATCTTCTTAAAATCTTCCTTTGACTTGATAGGGTCTGCCGGAGTTGGCTTTCTGCGCCCATCCTTGAGATAAAGACTGTCCGTCCGACGAGGTTTCCGTGCTTTTTTCGTTTCATTAGCACTTTTAACGGCCTGCTGAATAATTCGTTCAATATCGTCCTCTGTAACAACGAGTTTTGCGAGCTGATCTTCAACGGGAAAAAGAATGGTTTTTTGCACCGTCTTTTTGGCGGTTTCTGCCATTTAAATTCACTCCTTTACAAAAGACTTTTACATGTAAGCGATTTTGGTGATTCAAACATCGTGTCACTCCAACTCCAAGCGTCCGAATCCTCGTGGAGCACATAAATGCCACGGGTACAGCTTTCAATTGTCATAATCTGCCCTCGGTACTCTTCCATCTGTTCAGTCACCCCAGGATCAAAACCATACTTTTCTCCGCTTTGCATTGGATATTCTGCGCCGGCTGTCAAGTCTTTCCGGACTCTAACTTTGTCGCCAACTTTATATTTGTAATCCATAATCAATCTCTTTTCTAAATTGTGAGTAATAGTTTGGCTGGAAGAACATTTGCGAGATAATTTGGAGGGATCTTCGATCCCGGAAGCATTGTCGAGTAAATGTTCTGATGGCCAATGAGTCGCAGTGATGGCAGCCGCGATCTCCAGCTCTGCTGGGATCTAGGCTGCAGAACGGAGACTCCGCCCTTGCGAACTAATTTGATCCATAGCTCAGGAGGGCGAGGCTGCCTGTGGTTGGCAGCCCTAGAGCCCGTATGAGCGTGCTGTGGTATTCTTCATAACTGTCGGTCATCCGGCAGCTCGCGACGTATAACGCCCGATATTCAAAAGAGATTACAATATATAATTACTTAGATTCTTTGTCCTGGTTACGCAATTCATCAACAAGACATTCCAAACAGCTCGGTAGAGCGTCGTGTCCGGCCTCAAGCATTGCCTGATGAATATTCACTTCAAAATCGCACAAGAGATCTGCACATAAGCTCATATCCTCTGCATCGATTTCTTTGATGCCAAGCTCCTTGATTGCGCTTGCAACATCAGACGGCCCCCAATAGACCATTGCTCTGTGGTCGTCGATATCCAACAGGTCAACTGGACACCCGATGGATTCCTCTACGACACTTGCCGCTTGATCGAGCAATTCAACTGGAGTGCCGCCATCTCTACACATCATTTCAATCATTAGAAAACAACTCCTTCTTTTGGTTTTAAGTCAGCTTTGAGCATTGCCATCATATCAACACGATACTTTTCGTTGTACCGAGAAATCACCGTGTCGACCGATTCTTTTTCTACCATACGGTAGTAATTCAGCCTGCCATTAAACTGCTGCAGGTCTTCAAGATCCCACGTTTTTCCTTCTTTCTTGCAGACGATGTAATTAGATGCCATCTTCTTGAAGTCCTTAAAATTGCGCCATCCGACTGTGATATCGTTATTGGCGTTCCACATCAGACCGAGCATCCAGTTTTCGCTCGAATGCCGATTGCCATAATGCGTTTTTTCTTCATTCAAAGTAAACGGAGCATTGATTGCATCCAACGTCTCTTTGATAACATCCTGCATTTCCATCGGATCAAAACTCAAATAGCAGCTGATGGTGATATCGTCTGCATATCTGGTGTATGTAAAAGTGCGAGAAATGCCGTCTTTCATGGTATATTTGTAAGAAATCTTCTTGTTTAACATATAATCAAACGGGATCATCATAACGTTCGTAATCCACGGACTGATTGGCGTTCCCTGCGGAAGACCGCCGTTCAAGAAGCACAGACGCATCGCTTTGGTCAGCTGATTGTATCCATTTCGATCTTTCATAATGAGAGAAAACGGATAAATCTTGCTGAACATGCTGTAGATAAACTCAGGAGTGGAGCTCGGGAAGAATCCATGAAAGTCAAACTTGACAGCCCAGTTATTTTCATAGGTGACGATCTTTTCTTTCCCAGTCTCACGATCTTTTACTGTATATCTGTGCCCCGCCTGATGCTTTTTAATCGCACTCAGCGTGCCGCGCCCGTTGATATATGCGTGTGCTGCCGTGTGATAATCAGCAATCATGAAACTTTTTAACAGCGTCCGCAACTCAACCAACGCATCGCTCAATTCATTGGTTGGAGCATCAATCGGACGAACGCCACCAGTCTTCTTAGGAATTTCAAAGTGATAGTAATACGTCGACAGGTCATGTACTGCTTCAAGACGAGCATATTTCTGATTAAATTCCGTCAGCTGTGTGATCATACTAGTGACATTTGTGATAGCCACCAAACGATCATTCAAACCCTCGCGCTGTACGGTTCGAGTAGAAGTTTCATCGCCACCATATTTCAACTGATTCACATCAACGACTCCGCTAAGAATTTCGTCAAACGTAATCTGTCTTGTTCTCGGTGGATTCCAATAAGTAACGTACATATGTTTACCTCTTCTTCTAAATCGTGATCTAAACAGTGGTTGTTAGTGGATGCCTCCTCAGGGGAGGCGCCTTCAGTGGATACCTTCCTGGGAGTTTTGCATTTGAAATCGCTCGCGGGTACGTATCTTCGTTAATTATTTCGACTAACAGATCTATATACCTGCAGAGTCGCAGGGCGCGGCCGGTCGATCACAATCACGGCTGACCGGTGGGGCGTATATGCTTTTACCTTTACGAACCTGTCGGTCAGCCGGCAGGACTGTATATTTCAACAGTAATTCATCACGATTTTTTTATTTATTCTTTATGCAGCCGTAACGTTAAAAGTGTACGGATTTGCAACGATCATTTTCTTCAAAGGTGCGATATTAGTCGCAAAATTGATAAAGTTTGTAACCGCCAAACAACACACAAAACGAACAGTCGGGGCAAGACCCTGAACGATACCACATGCGGAAACCGGAGTTCCAGCCTGCGCATCTTCATGAGAGAAATTCATAGAGTTCCATAAATTCTCTCGATCTTTTTCCTTGCTCCAATCTGCTGCCCAGCACTGTGCATCATGGAACCCAGTGCGGATATCAAACACGCCCTTGATATTCGGATTGTACTTGTTCGCTTCCATGAACTGCTTGCGAATTTCGATATTATCGACTGCGAGGAATACATAACCGCGAATCATCTCGCCCTGCCAACCATTCGGCTTCAGAACGATTTCATCTTTGGCATCAGGATTGATGGCGCAGATAATATCGCGAACCGCCTCGACTTTTGGAGCCTCAATATTGTTGGCGAAGAACATCTGGTTGACAATATTCTTGCTTTCAACCTCGTCCATATCCCACAGCGTGAAATTCTTCAGGCCATACCGTGCGAGAAGTTCTGCCACAGTAGAGCCAACCGAGCCACAACCAATAATGTGGATCTGGCCGCTGATATCATCGGGATTGAATACCATTTCAAGCTTACTCAGATTCATTTTGTAGTCCTTTCTTTAATTGTCATACGGGAAACAGCTGGAATTCCAGCATGCATCAAGATCTTCTGGATTCTCCTTGTAATGATTGACCAATGGATATCGAGTCTCAGATGCTTCCTTGACTTTCGGAGCCGCTGCACCAGTTACCGTCTTGATTTGTGGCACTGGCGTTTGTGTGGCAACTGTTTGCGGGTACGTTTTTTGCGGCGTAACTGCTTTACCATAATAGGTGCCTGCTCCATAAGCTCCGTAATTTGCGACGGTGCTTGCGACGTATACAGGGCGCTTTCGAACTGTTTTGTCTGCGTCCTCGAGAAATCGAGTCGAGTCAAAATCTCCAACAGTAACCTTGACATCGGCTCCCTCATAGATGACATTGTCGGCCAGGTCAATGACGCGAACGTTGTACTGCCGCTTCTTGTTCCAGATCATAAAAATCTGGTAACTCGTCGGCTTGAGTCCGTCAATGAATCGCCACTGATCCTCCATATCGCGGCTACTCGGCGTTACACCGAAATCGACATGGCTGTGTCCCTGAAATCTCAGGTTGCGAATCGTTTCAACAGGCAGCGCCTGAAACCACTTTGAGAACTCTTCCTGATCGGTGTCTACGGTGGTGCCGGTTACAGTCTGAGGGTACAGCAGAATCTTGGTAATCTGAAAGTGCGTCTTATCGATGCGATTCACGATGCCTCGCCATGCGACCTCACAATCGAAGTGATCAATCAATGCAAACATCTGAGAATACGCTTCATAGGTAAAATTCACCTCGACAGCATCCTTCTTAACAGACGCAAAATTCTTCTTGTAGGAGAAGGAATCCGTCTTAACCCTACCGGTCTTATACAGCTCCTGAATGAACTCTCGTGCCATATCTGCTGCAACCTGCTCCGTGATGTTAATGGGTTTCATCTTCAGCGACCTCCTTCTTTGCTGCTTCTTCTGGTGCTGCTGCGCTCTTCTCGTTCTTAAGAATGTCAAACACCTCTGCCACCGTGTACAGGTTGCCCGCATTATCCTCGATACACTTACGAGTTTTGATATAGGATTCGTCAAACAAATCGTACATGAGGTCGCTTACAACGGTGCCATCCTTCCAGTTGATGGATGCGCTTGAACCAATAATCGTAGTCAGGACGCCAATGTAATCGTGTTTTACACTAAGCGCATTGAGCATCTCTCGGTAACCGCTATAGCACGCATGCCGATCGATATGGGGCTGACGAATACGATCCTTCATCAAATCAGAGCGACCTTGCATATCAGAACCACGAACTGCTTCAACCTTGCAGCTGGAATACAGTCGCCATTCACAGTAGGTGCGAATAGCGAACCGATGGGTCTTCCAAATTGACACAAAGAAATCTTTCGTAAGTTCCGTGTCATACGGCGAACGCTGAAAAATATAGCTTCGACTATTTGCCTTTTTCTCAACACAAGTGCGGAACTCGCCTTCATCACAATCGTTCAGCGTGCCAACATAACCAATAGAGATTCGATCACTATTGGAGTCAAGATAAACCAGCGTCTTGCAGCGCTTCAGGAAATTAACAATTGCAGCTTCGTCATCCTCAGTGCAGCAAGCACGGTCCATGACCATAGTAAGTTTAAATTGAGCTTCTTCAAGACTTTTATTTCTCTCACGGATAGCGTTATATTTATCTTCGATATCATTTTGGATTTCACGAATGTATCGCTCCTGCCGAGAAATTTCGTTTGCATAATCCTTCTTGCAAAATCCCTTCAGAGCGCCACGCAACTTCTTACCATAGAAATCGCCGGTCTCGTATGCCTTCTCCATGTATTTGCCGAAAGCTTTGTTGTCCTGATCATAAAGAGTACGCAGCATCGCCTTCTCATCATCAGTCAACGGCTGATCAGCGAAAAGCCACGGCATCAGGTTGGGCAAACAACTCGCCGCCATGTGCATAGCCTGAATCAAATTCTTCTTAGCACAAACAACGACAACGCCCTGTTTCTTTTCGTTCTGATATACATAGACGTTTCCATTTTTATCGATATACTGAGCTGCGACATCCATGCTCTTCCAACCGACAGCTTCATAATCCGCATTATACTTCTTGAACTCAGAGATAATGGTATCTGCTTTCTTATCGTCGATTGACTGAAACATGATGCCATACTTCATCTGATTGAAAGCATTATCTTCATGAACGAACATGTCCTTAGCGAACTTTTCGTCATCGCCCATATAGAACTGCTGACAATCAATAATCGACTGAATGCAATGTCCTCTCGAAATAGAATGTTTAATGCGGTCATCATTGATCAGAACGCGCAGTACAGACAACACCACATTATCGTTGAGATTGCTGTTGTCACAATTCAAAATCAACGGATATGCTTCGTTGCAATCTCTCGAACCGATCTTGCTGAAATAAGCTGTGAAAGCCATATGTATTTCCTCCTATTTAATTTCAAAGCCCAGATACTGGACACATATAAGGCAGACTTTAACCGGCCTGCCAGCGGTTGCAGTGTTTAGAATATCGTTGTAACCAATAACGAATTCAACGGTTTATTTTCGAATTAGTGCGATTAGTTCATACCAGTCGCATTGTCGTGCTTGGAGATGGAAGCCAGATACACCTCATCGCCGACGCCCAGCTCAGACAGCGGAGTGTTCAGCTGTGCCACCGTCAGAATGCAGCCATCCAGAGTGCTCTGACCATTTGCGTAGTTCACGCCATGCTTTGCGAACACGTCCTTCGGGGTCATGCTGGTAGCAACAACGTCCTCGATCTTGTCGTCATTAGTGGTAACCCAAATCTTAATCATAGTATGTACTCCTTTTTAATTTGAAAAATATCGTTTACTCGTTAAAATGCCGGACGTATTGCACAGGAACATCCGGCGTGGAACCTCAGCGGCGCTCTTACTCGGCGTCTGCGTCCTCACCATCGATAGTGATTGCAGCATTCATGGCGGCCTCATCAGCGTTGATGGACTCCATAGCGGCTGCAATCTGCTCCTCGATCTTGGTACCGTGAACGATAGTCAGACCGATCATGTCGCGAACCCACTCCTTGATCTCTGCCTCGGACTTCATGCCAGCAGGAACAGGGCGGCTCAGAGCGGCAACCTTATCGCCAGTGACTGCATCCTGAGCAAAAGCCACGCCGAACTTGCTGATATCATCCTTAGAAGCAACAGCAATGGCGCTCACAAGCTTCTTCTCCTTGCCCTCACCCTCATACAGCTTCAGAGCCTCGGGACGGAACTTCTCGACCTTCTTCAGGGTGGCGACATCGTAAGCAGAAGTGACGAACAGGGTATTGATCTTAACATTAGCCTTCATGATTTTTTCTCCTTTGTAATTAAAGATTGATATGTAAACGGGCAACCACCCGTTGTACCTTATGCGGTTTGCAGTAGCTCCTTCATATCATCCAGAGCTTCGTCCCATGTATCGGCCGACTGAATAAACTGACCACTATCCGCCGATACAATTTCATAGTGGCCGTCGACATACTTGATGTTCATAAGCATCACCCCAATTTACTTCTTCTGTTTAGTGGCAAAAAATAAAATCACAGAAGTGATTTGCAAATAAGTTTTGTTGGACACGGCTCCCAAAATCTCTGCGGGCACCAAGTAATCGTTGTTTCTCCACTCTCAAATGGATCTAACATCTCTACAACTGGGCAAGCTCCATCAAATCTTACGATGCGCCCTCTTTTGTGGCGATTCACATCGGTTCTAGACACTTCATTGCCGATTCTTACTAATTGTCCAACATGTAAATCGTATTTCATACAACTGTCTCCTCTGTAATTGTCCATGTGTGACGATAACCGGTTGAAGTGTCTTCAACCACTGCACCCCAACTATCAATCGCGGTATCTAAGGTGTCATCTGCATCGTCTGCATTGTCCGCCTTATGATCATTCAAGCATTCAAGGAACAACTTTTGCATTCTACCAACAGCGTCTGCATGACTCGCATAAACATGTTCCACGCCCGCAAATGCCCATTCGTCGGGATTTTCGACACAGTCATAAAGGACATAAACCTCCATACTGGCACCTCCTAATCAAAGCATTTCACAAAACTCGCCAAGCTTGATCCACAGCCAATATGTACTCTGATCCATCCGAACAACATCAGGGACACCGCGAATAAGCGCCCACTCATGCGCTCTCTTAAACAAACTTGCACACGCCGCTTGTTCCTGTTTGGTAAACTGTTCGTTCCAGAGCCTACGGCGAGTGCCACTGTTCCAACGAGCGCCTTCCCGAGTTTCGCAAACAAACATAAACGGAATCGTCTCGAGAACCTCATCATGTGACATGATGATCATAATGCTTAGCTCCTTTCATTTTCAGTTGTAGGGCTGAATTCTTTTACTTTGTCGACTGCATAGTCGATTACATCAGTGACATATTCAGTTGCGTTGTTGATATTATCTTGTGTAAACATATCAGCAGCGAGCATCTTATAACAAGTCTTGGAAGAAGGAGTAAAGACAAGGACTAATAGACTTACAATTGTCACAATTGACACCTTGACGGCAGTCTTGCGTCCCTTTAAGACGTCTTCGTCCTTTTCTCCATAGCGATCGCGAGTTTCCAGCCAATCAAACCACAAATAACCAGAGATGGCAATAAAACTAATAGAAGCGAAAAGCGCCAAAATCTGAATGGTGTCAGCCATGCCAATCAGATAAAACACCCACGGACTGATAATAGAATTCATAATACTTTGTTCCTTTCATTTTTGTGTGTTGATATTCGAATATGGTGCTACCGACCCGACTCGAACGGGCACGTTGTCGCCAACAGGAGATTTTAAGTCTCCGGTGTCTGCCATTCCACCACGGTAGCATATAAAAGAAAATCAGAAACAGCCAACATTCGTTTTACGTTCCAGTTTACTGGCTACCTGAAGGGTATTCGTCCGACAGCTACTCGGCTTGCACCTTATTTCCCTTCCTATTTGGCTCAGCATCATTTACCGGTGTGATGCCTGTCGTTTGCCAATGAACGGCCAATCCCCGATCTAGCTGGAACAACTGATTTTCTACTCCTCATTTTGTTAGAGACCTAATGAGCAAAGATGTCTACCTACACCGGTTGTGGACGGACTTACCCGGCTGGATTTGCATGTAGGAGTCTCAAACCGTCGCACACAATGGAGCAGCGAATGGGAGTCGAACCCACGCCATCGACTTGGAAGGACGATGTACTAACCGTTATACGACCGCTGCATATAAACCCGGCTTACTACGCCTTATTGCCACAGCATGCGCCATGGAGCCAGGAATAACAAGGAAGAAAAGAGGTAAAGCCCGAATAGGAGGAATGAGACCCTATAAGCGGGCATCGGAGTGACTGGTTGGACTTGAACCAACGGCGCGCAGTTAGCTTGCTGCTCTACCATCTGAGCTACAGCCACATAAGATACTCGGCTTACAAAGGTCAACTGCACTCTTTCAAGTGAGCCGAGAATAATTGACGAAGAAATGTAAAAATGGACCCCTTTCGGGGTGGTATCTCGCACAGGCGCGGCCGGATCTGACCGCTAAAGATCCTACCCATACGAGATTGGTGTCGGTAGTGAGATTTGAACTCACATGCACTTAAGCATCTGTCCCTAAAGCAGACGTGTCTCGCCTATTCCACCATACCGACTTATCAAGAGCAGGATTGCGTACCTGCTACGACTTGTTCAGTCACGGTGATTCATGTCTGGAACCCATGAGCCACTAAGCATCTGTGAGGAAAAGGAGATTTTTGGGCGACGCAACTCACCCATGGTGTTTCGGATGGGACTTGAACCCACATGCTTTCGCAGAAGTTTTTGAGACTCCCCTGTCTGCCGATTCCAGCACCGAAACATACTTGCTCGTCTTTCCGAGCTGTCACACAGTTTTTAGATCTTGTGTTGATCTCAGGACACGGGTTTAACGTCTCCGTTCCGACTGGGTCACTTCATATCGTTCAGTACAGGGATGCTGGCATCGCCGCCGACATAAGTAGGAAGCTTACCATCCCACTTTTCATACATCTGCTGCTGAATCAGCCGGTCAGTCAGAGACTCAGAGATGATTTTATTCGCCTCGGCTTCTGCGTTCGCCTTGGAAATCTTGGTCTGATTCTCAATCTCCTGCGCTTCGTCATTGCGCTCGGCCACAAAGGACTTGTTAATAGCAGCCTGAACAGACGCATCGTCGTACTCAATGCCATCCTTCATACCAAGGACAGTAATCGTGATACCGCGCTCTGCAAAATACTCAGTCACATCCTTGCGGACATATTCCATGATCTCGGCCTTCTTCTCAAGGATCTCATTCATGGTGTACTTGGCGCACATTTCAACAAAATCAGCTTCAACACGAGCGCGGATTTCAGTATCCATAATTTCGGAGAGCTGCTTGTTGTTGTAGGAATACAGGAACTTGACTGCATCATTTTCAGTGTAGATCTGAGCAGAGCAGTTCATACCGACGGAGAAGCCAATAGACTCCTTGCTTTCGGCAGAGATGGACTGGTTGACAGTGCTGGTGCCACTATCCTTGCCCTCGGACCATTCACGAGTAACAGGAGTTCTATTGACGACGACCAACATGTTGTCCGGAACCCAAGTACCAATGATGTCAGTCGGCGACAGATGTCGCTTCGAGTAAGTAATATACACCTGCTTGGCTGCCACCTTTGCCTCGGCGAGCATTGCCTCACTCTCAAAGGACGCCTGCTTTCCCCCACCCTCAGAGAGCGAAATCAGAAATGCAGTTTCATGAGGTTCAATTGTATACACCTCTTTCTTGGTACACCCCGTAAAGGTCATCGCCATCACGATTGCACACGAAACCACGAAAATCTTTTTGAACTTCTTCATTCGTTCCTCCTTTTAACTTTTGAATAGAATATATACTACAACTCCAATCGCAAGCGACAGAGCTACAGATACCGAAAGGGCCAGCTCGCTGACACGTCCGTAAAGAGAACTTATACTTCCTGTCGCCATTTGAACAAGTGAGATGTGCCGTAAAAGTTTCTCGGAAATGGCGTCGAGACTCAAAAACGAAACAGCCGATGCACAGACTGCCAGCAATAAATCTTTATGTTTTTTCATGACTTGCCACCTCAGAATCAAAGATATCAGTGTACTTGGTGTACAGCTTACCATTATGATAGTAGGTGTTGTAATCGCACTGTTCAATGTACCACCAGCGTTTCTGATGACCGGCTTTCAGAAAATCGTGCAAATGATAGGTTGGCTCGTAGTTCTCGTCCACACGCTGCCGGAACGAAAGCTCGTCAATTTGGTCGGACGTCTCAACAAAGTCAGCAATTCTATTGATTTCGTCTTCGTCCATTAAATCGTCTACGACATAGACAACACGAACAATCTCATTGCCATGACGGCGAATTTCATCCAACTCATCCACACTGTGCAGATGATACACGACTCGATCGAACTTATCAAATGGGAACAGTACGGTCTCATCGTTGTTGTCACTATCAAAGTAACTCGTGTGTAATTCGGTCTTACGATTGAGAATGGTACACATTGAAAAGAGACCATTCCACCAACGCTGGTGAATCCACCAATGATAAAGTGGATCGCCGCCACCTGAGACAGACACCCAATTACAATCTGCACACTCATGAGTAAGTGCGCAATACAACAAACCACAAGAAGAATACTCTTCTGTCGGCGTCATCTTGAGCTTGTTATTGCGGACGATACACTCAGGGCAGCTGTAATGGCAACCGAAGTTCGTGATGATGCTGAGATATTTGTCATCCATTTTGATTTACTCCTTGTTAATGGTAAGCTGAATAGACCAATAATCTCTATCGTTTCCAGTGTAAATCAAAGAGTCCAAAACTTCTGAGTGCTGATCACACTCGTGATAAATCTCTGGACCATGGCTCTGAAGCCATCCAGACTCCACTCCGAACTCTTTAACGATTTCTCCTTCATCAATGACTGCGATGCTATCGGAAGCCTTATCTTTCGCTTCTTCAATCATCCATTCAACGATTTCTTTGATATTCAGATTTGCCATGATTCATACCTTCTTTCAAAATGTTACTAAAAATGGTGCCGGTAGCAGGACTCGAACCCGCGCCTCTGTCTTATCTGGACCAAGGGGTATAAACCCAGTGCTCTAGCCGCTGAGCGATACCGGCATAAGAGAGGAGGATTTAACCATGTAACGATATCGGCAAGGAGCAAACGGGTGACGAACTCATACCGCGCAAACATGTTCCTTCATAGGTTACTCCTTTACTCATCTTCGTCTTCCACAACGTAGATTTCGGAAATTTCTTCGTCGCATCCATGATTCATATTGTTGTTTTCCCAGGCATCCTTAGCGAGTTTTTTTGCCTCATCTTCAGACCCTGCATCAATCCATTTAAAATACGACTGACTTGTAAATACGCTTACAAGATATCTTTTCATTGTTTTCACCTCTTTATTCATTTCTTGTGTATTTTTATACAATGGTGAGACGTGAGGGATTCGAACCCCCGTGAGGTGTTATCCTCATTACCCGGTTATGAGCCAGGAGCTTTAACCAACTAAGCTAACGTCCCAGAGAGGAGGGTTTAACCCATATAACGACATCTGCGAGGAGCAAGCGGCTTACAAAATCTGCGCAATACTCGGTCACATCAGTGGATACAACCAAAACGGCTAACGCTCTCGACTTTTGGTGTCTACCCTCAAAGACTGCCCTTTCTAATTGACTCTCCGCCAGTTTGGGCACCGAACTGACTAGACCACAATCTCAGGTCATCCATTAGCCTACACATGTTGTCCCCAGACCATCACTCCACGAGGAGCTACCCCGTCGCAGTCTGTTCGCACATTTTCGGTCAAAGCGTTATGAACACATTGTATTCACGGTGGAATTGCGCCACCCAAGCGACTTCGCACTACACTACGCTGCCGCATCGAACCTAGCTGGAACCCAACAGAATCGAACTGTTGTACGACCATCGGCTCCATATAAAGCAGGGTTATCGTACCTGCCAGCGTTTTCAGCCACGCAACTTAATCCAAAAGATCGTCAGCCAACACACAACAAAAAAGAGAAGGACAAGTCGTTTAATTTTGCACAAGGAGAAAGGAAAGCCTTGTGCTATGGTCCAAGTGGTGGGGCACGATCCCACGGTCTCTAGTTCCCAAAACTAGCGCGATACCAACTTCGCCACACCTGGTTATATGCCGGTCTTTCCCGGCTGTCAGCCCCAAGGGCCATGGAGGAAGTAGATAGCTTAGATTGATGCCGCCACGATCTTTGCGGCCTCCTTAAACACTTTCATATTCTTGTCAGAATATTGGAAGATATCAGGAGTACACTTAGGCGGCTTATTGTAAGAACGTACATATGCTTTACGCATTCGGTCCATCTTGACAACGCCAATCGTGTCGTAAATCTTTGCATAGGTGATCCAACATCCAACCGTCTTATCGCCTAATTTCTTGGCAATTGGCTCAACAATTGGAAATGTGATGCTTTTTACTTTCGTATTGCGGCGACGAGACTCCTTTTTCGGCTCATCAACCGCAGGAGCTTCGACCGCCGGTGTTTCAGCCGCCGGTGTTTCAATCTCAACTGCGTGAGCCTCGGCCACAACGACCGGTGCGGGTTCTTCAGCAACGACCTCAGGAGCAGGTTCTACCCTATGGCGAGTAGGAATCATATCAGCAGGGATCATAGGCGGCTTCTTGGTGAGTGCCGACTTAATCCCCTTTCGGGCCTCAGCGTCATGCTTTTCGTTCTCATATCGATCTTTCATAATCGACATGAAGATTGACTTCCATGTTTCGCTGTCCTCGATGATATCCAGGCCGCTGAGGTTCTTAATGTCACCTTTGTAGCCAACCCGCTCAACATACATCCGGCGCTCATCTTTGAAATACCAGCCATAGTTGCGGCCGATATAATCATAAGCCTGTTTCAGAACCGCATTTAGTGTCGAGCCAGACATGCGAGCGATAGAGTTTCCGAGCTTATAAATCTCAGTCCGCCATTCGCTGCGTCCTTTGTATGTAGTGCTGTGGGTTTCCTTTGCGGCGGTTGTGGCAGTTGTGGCGGTCTGCTCAGGCTGCTTCTGCGGCTGACCCATCGAGATAATCTTTCGTTCCAGCTGCTTACAGACGAACAACACATTGTCGAGAGCGTTGCGGTCCTGTTGGCGGGCGGCTTCGAGAGCGTCCATCTTAGAATGAATCTCCGTCAGCGTCTGAATCATCTGGTCGAATCGCTCCTGCCGCTTGAGCTCAGCTTGATTGGCTTTCAGCGATACGGTTTCACCCCGCATCAGAGCGACGATCACATCCCAGCAGAAATCCATGAAGGCATCTGCTTTGGGCTGAGTGCTGTAACGGCAGATCTCCATGACACCACGCATATTATATACGTAGGTTTGCTGTTTTCCACCAGGGGTAATCAAATTGATTAACCCTGACAGCGGGTCAAGACGCTTGGCATTGCGCTTGTGAATCGTTCCAATCGAAATTGAAGGATTCTTATATTCCAACGCCAAGCCGATCTGCTCACGTGTCATCCAGAAATCATCCTGAGCTCTGGTGTGATCGACCGCCGGATTCTCATAGACCCGAATGTCGAGTGTGCCGAATTTTTTTGTATCCGCCAGCACCAACGTGTTTTCTACTTTAGCATTCATTTTTTCCTCTTTCTCATTTACTTCTTCTGTTTGCACGACTAGATTAGCACATCCACGAGCAGATGTCAATCGTGATTATTAACAGAAGAAGTAAATATTTTTTGTTTCTTTTTTGCTATCATCGAGATCTAAAGATATACTACCAGGTTTTGTGATCCGCGTACGGGGCGTTTAAGATGTCGAGGCTGGGCTTCGGCGGGTACTTGTGCTCGCCTGTTTGGTTGCTTCGCCAGGTAAAAAACTTCTCTTTCTGTCCCGAGTTTGTGGGTTGGACCCTGGGAAGACGGAGTTCGCTCAATCCCCGCTACTCAGTGGCACTGGCCACACTATTTGGTCGTCGACTCACTCGCCTGACGCCTGTCCGCCTCTACCCTCCTTTCATCTTACCTTTTCGAAACTGTCGGTCATCCGGCAGCCGTAACTGAAATACGTATTCATCTCGATGTCTTACGATAGTCTTACGATAACTGTCTTGCGGTACTTGTCACGAGTGTATTCGCCTAAGATGTGTTATCGAACGCGGTCATAATATCACCTCATTTCGTACATATGATACATACACGATGTCAATCTTACAGTGCACACGCTCTCTAAGGCGGCTAGGGAACCCTACAACGGCTTTTCCGTTCTTCGTAATGAAATTCCATTACAGCACATCAAAACAGCGTATATCGCCGCCTATGCCGTTCTGGCGACGTGTATCAACATCAACTGTGTTCCACGACATCTTTATCCGACCACATCGAAACATAAAACACAGCTCCACCGAGATCCGACTTAAGATGCCCCTCCAAGCCACCAATAGTGTTTTTGATCTCGAAAGTCACCTTGTCGCCGTTGATCTCGAACAGATGCCCATCTCGCTTACGCTTGTTACGACAAGTGATAAAGTCCTCACCAGCCGCGCCCTGCTCAATCTTGACCCACTTGGTCGGAACCCGAATCAGAGCGAACGACGAATCGTCACCGCTCCGAATCGAAAACTGATCGTACTGTTGGACAAGCCCGACGAACTTATCGAGGGTGAATTCATATCGGCCTGGCTCAAAATTGGTCATATTGGTCATAAAGGTTTTCTCCTTCCCTGCTTTCTGCTCCGCTGCTTCTTCGCTTTCGCTTCCTTCTCGTTCTCCCTGATGGTTCTTTTTCCCTTAACAATCCTTTTAACTCCTATAATCCTCTTACACATCCATCACTATCACATCATCATCACTACATCAAACATCCTTTTCTTTTTCCAAAATTCTTTTCGCCGTCACTCGCTCATCGCTCGCCACGGCTTCAAATCAGAGGCGCTTCGCGATTGGACTTCGCCCAAACCCATTCGTGATTTCGTTTCTGATTTTTTGAATTGTGAATTGAATAATTGAATAATTATACATTTCGTTGCATATCGATCAATTCATCCAAACTGATCAAAATATATAGCTTTCCAGCCTCTATTATACAACTACTTGATGTTTTGGTCAAGTGAACTGGCGTAGTTTTTGAAGATTTTACAACTGTATGGGGTGAATTAAGTAACGCTTAAATATGCTTAACTAATGCGAATTAGCCCTGCTCCAGCACCCATCTTCACACCGATTGCGCCGAACTCACTGAATTCCGGCGTATTGTAATTGACGGCATAGATACAAGGACACATATTTTCAATGTCGCCCCAATCCCACGGCCATTCATCTTTCTCGTCGCTGACATAAAGCAGATTGTCAATGACGCCGAGCTCCTGATGGAATGACCGGATCACACTGTACACAAGGCAGTCATACTGTTCTTCAAGTTTGTGAACGGCTGCTTTCTGTTGATCGTTCAGAGCGTAAAATGCACCCCAAGGCGGCTCACTAGACAACGGTGTACCGTCGGCTTCAAACAGCTCAATTGCTTCATGCAAGAATCCAAACGCTTTCATTCGCTTGATGGCTTCGGCACGCTTCTCTTCGATTGATACCTTCATCAGTTATCACCTCCAACGATTTTGATTGATTTGATAGAGTTATTGAGGTAAACTCTTTTACGAAGCGTTTCCAAATTATCGAGAACTCTATCGAGCTTGCGCCAGATGTAATACTCGTAGTCGCTCATTCGACTGACAGGAGTGCCGACCAGTTTTTGGAGCAAAGCTGCGATATCATCGTCAACAAAGTCCAGCCGGAATGCTGCCTCGCCCGGCTCCCAAACTTCGCTGCCACGAACAGATACATCGTATGTAACTTCGATCGATTTCATTATACTTCACCCCTTTCAATCAACATTCTCGCTGTTTCTTTCAAGATACAAACGCCCTGTGCACAACTCGCCACATCAATATCGTTTTGTCTATACAGCATCCAAATCCCGCCAAAGAAACATACCGGATCTCCAGCAGTATAACCAGCTGCATTCTGCCACAAACCCAGACCAGTATTATTGAACAACTTGTCCTTTTTGTAGGCTCGCCGCAGCTCTTTCAGTGAAATAGGAATGTACTGTTTGACCTTATCCAGACCGCCCAGATAATCGATATAACGAGCATAAATTTCACGATGATCGAGTTCTCTGCCCGTTCGCTTGTCAACAGTATTGCAAACGATGCCGCATGCCTGTTCGAGTGTCATTGCTGCGTCGCCTCCTTACTACTCTTCGAGTGTGATATCATCGTGGCCAGCATCTTCAAGCGGTTCATCCGATGCCAGCGCAATGATTTCATCAATATTGTTTTCGATCAGATATTTTACATCCTCCAGTCGCTGATCCAGAATTTCTTTCATCTGGGTTCTGACTGCTGTTTCGCCGATATATGCGTAGTTGCATTTCAGAGCCAGAATCAGATCATCGAACGTGACAGGATCAAGAATCGTATCACTGGTGAGTAGATCTTTGCCAAGTTTCCAACGTCCTGCATCACTCATATAATGTCTCCTTATAAAACTCCAAGCGTTCGGAAAGCTCTTGTTCGTATAATTGATCATAATATTGATCTAAATATTTCTGTTCATAATCTCGAATTTCATTTTCGAGTTTTTGCTTTTCTTCTTTGAGTCTTTGTTTTTCTTCAAAGAAAGCATCGATTCCTTCTTCGATAGGATTATCTCTTAATGGTTTCATTAGGGACTCCTTATACGCTACAGCGTTAAAACCTCCTGAACTGTACGAACTCGCCATCAGCGTAGCAAGGAGAGTAACACTCAGCGTAATCAGAAGAGCAACACTGCAAGTCACGATAGTTGTTTACGAAGGTGGCCACGAAAACAGGTTCACCCTGGATGATGATTGCTTCCGGCTTCAACTTCTCAATTTGTTCGGCCATCTGCCATGCCATATGTCTTACTTTGATAGATGCGTCCGTAGTGGAAATTGTAGGCAATGGCCCATCATGAAGAACGCCATCCGTACACAACTTGCGAGCTGCATCGAGCTGAGTGTTGGACCACTGGGCAATAGAAAGTTCAGTCATATTGAGAACCATACTGCGTAGCTCCTTTCAAATCAGGTCACGAATAGTAATTTCTGTGAAACGTTCGTACTGTTTGTTTTCTGCACCTTTCCAGCGATAAAGCACATACGGAACCGCTGCTTCTTCGTCGATCAGCACATCGTAATTACTTGGGTACTGAGTTGCTTCCTTATAAATGGCACGAAGGACATCGAGGGCACCCTCAGAATTCTTATGTACAGACTGAATGCTGTGGTCGTATTCAGCCCAAGAGAACTTATCGTTCTGCATGTAATAAGAATTTTCAACGATATATACAGGTACATTCATAGTTGTGTGCTCCTATCATTCCATCTCGATCTTAACGCCACGATATTTGCGATTTCGATATAACACATTAGCCGCCCACTTTCGTGCACAATCGTAGCTGGCGAATGCACGGTGATATGTTTTAAAATTCAGCCAATTACCTTCAAGTTCCCCATAAAATGTAATCTTGTAATGCTGGAGTCGATAGCCAGCGTCTGCATAATCACCCATGCTGCGGGCCCTCACTTCACTTCTCTTGATTCGATCTGAATATAGCGTTCGAATTCATCGCCGTCCAAATTCTTCCAGCGATAATGAAGATTGCGGCCATCAGCATCAAATTCAACGTCATAGCACTCCGGGTCTGCACTCACCGATTTTGCCATCTCACTCAGCATCTTCATTGCACGCTTGCAACTGCTATAAACATCCCCATTGTAACGATTGAACATCACCCACGGTTGACCTTTGGTTCGCTTAGAATAGGAATTATCTAAGATATGCACCATCATTGTTACAACTTCCCCCTTATTTGTTTTATTACATTTACTGCTCATATATTGGATGTGGTTACGTCTGCCCCGGTACCACCAGTCGCCCGGTTTCAGCCACTGTTTACATAATAGCTTTATAGAAAAATATCAATACAAAGCTGGCCGGCTGCGCCAGATAGGATTTTAAACGGGTGCTATCAGACCCGGCCTTAATATACTCGTAAGGACTTAGGAATGCGATTGATTGACTTGCCATTTATTAACGCCCTTATACAGGTTTTACATATTCATTAATGACTACCGCCAATCAATTTTGTAGCGATCATAAAAGAGGCCGCTGACTTTTGGCCTCTTGAACGGTGTCCAGAGGGGCACCGAAAGTCTATTCGTTTCATCAAGTATATTGTTAGGCGTCAAAACAGCTTGTATCGCCATCCCATGAAATTTCGCTCAGTGGAGCAAGACGCGACCCCTGCACCAAAGACCACTCCTAGCGAGCGGTAACTGATTTTACAATTCAAGCTATAAATCCTCCTTTCGTTTAGTTTCGCTCACTTCAAGTAACACCCTCTAGTCTACTTTTATCATTGATTAATCTGCGTGGCCTTTGCATCAAAATCAAATCAAATTTCACTAGAGCGGTGGAGCGCCCTTCTGTTTACGCTGCTGCGTTCTGGGCTTGGGACCAGTACCAGTTCTGCAGAACCAGTAGCCGCATTAAACCCCGGCAGCACAGCTGTTGCACCACCGGGGTTCCCTCTGCGAATACTTTTTGTTATGATATCATCCGCGACTTCGTTATGTATATAGGAGATTTCTGGAAATCGCTTTACTTGTTTGTGTGTAGTAGCACCATTACATAAATGCCACCATGTTATTTATCGCAACAGCGATAATCACAATCACCGCTGTGCTATACAAAACGAATTCGCACGGACAATCCAGATAGACACCTACGATGCCGTTTACCAGATTTTTCCATGCATGATACAAGCCCCGACAAATTCGATTGAATCGCGGGAACTCATCTAGGTAATAAAAGCCACGACAAATCTGAAGCCCAGCATATGGAACAACAAAGATTCCAACTGTGACCCAGATGGCGCGGCTACAAAGCTCTTGCCATTCAAGCATTTTCTGCTCTCCTTAGATTCTGATGAAATCGTCGATATAGTGGCGCTGTCTGCCCAGATTGAAGTACGGACGCCCACTTGACGTATATTTGACTTGGCGTGTTCCACAGTCCTCAATCGTATCGCCGTTGTTGATACCTATATGAATGCACTCATCGTCACATTCGTAGATTTCATAACCTCCGAGATTCGATATGGGACACACTGCGATTACTTTAGGCGAACTGGTTTGCTTTGTGGCAGTAGTTGGCTCGACTGTGAATTGTTCCGCCATAATTAGCACCCCCGTTGTATCTGCGGTCGTAATTCATTCGAGCTCTCTTGCCAAACATCTTACGACTGCTGCGTGTCATATCGTGATCGCCATGTACAATGAAGCCGTGACAGTTTGTGATGGTTGCCACCAGACGGCAGTTCGATTCAATATACCGCCACATCTTTTCCTTGGGCAGCTGGTCATACGAATGCTCGGTAAGGAACCCCATTCTTGCTCGCCGGAAAAAGTCAGGGGTAAGTTCGCGATCGTTGATTTTGACAACCCGAATGATTTTGATATCCTCATTCAGAACCACACCATAGAGGTCGCCAGCCATGGTTTCATAGACTTCACTGACGATCATACGGCTACGCTCCTTTCCGCAATCAAACTCTGAAACAGCTTGCGACCTGCTTCGCCCATATCTTCGGGATACAGAATCGGCTCACGACCATTGATTTCAGCGATGATTTCTGCACCCATAATGTCGAGCTCAGCAAGGAATGCGGTCATACTCAGCCCGCCGTAATCTTCCGGGTTGTACTCGTCAGCAAACGGCCAACCAGTTTCACAGGAATCCATTACGGCTTCGATACTTTCGTCACCGTGCAAATGGATCACGTTGATAAGATCATCGCGATAATAGACAAACACAAAGATATCCCCCGCATTGTCTTCGCAAAAGAAGTTGGAATACATCGCTGCGCCTCTCAGTCTCTCTCGTATGATTTCACGACGGTGTTTTTGTGTGTCAAGGTCATACGGGAAAGATTCGATTTGGCAATCCCCTTATCCAGCATACGAATCGTCTCGTATGCCTTGCGTGCCCCATCCTCACGAGAAAATTGGGACGCCGTTTCGAGACCATCCTTGTACTGGATTGTAACAATCCATACAGTGCCGTCATCCACGATACGCCCGGCGGTAGGACGCTCCGGCTGCTGTGCCTGCTGCTCCTGCGCTGCCTGCTGTGCTTTTACGGCCTGCTCCTGCCTGCGCTGCTTTTCAGCTTCTGCACGGAGACGCTTTTCTTCTGCATCAATCATGACGCCGATTTCTTTGACGTCATTCATGATTTCATTTGCAATATTTCTCGCCATCTCGCCAGCCTTTTCGCCAACGAACTTATCAGCCAGCCCGTCGTAAAGCCACCAGTTATTCATAGCGGCTTTCTGAGCATAATTGAGAATTTTCAACTGAGTCATAATATTTACCTCTCTTTAATCGACATCACAATCAGAGAACAGCACGTCCTCGATATAGTCATCACTAAAATCATTCGGGGTTCCATTTGAATTGATAATAAGAGTTACACGATCACCTGGATTCACGGGGCAAAATCCGTTAAAGAACCAATCATCTTCGAACTCGTCCACAAACCAAACAGTGCTCTGGTCGGGGTATGTTTTCATTGCAATCGCGCCAAGCACATAATAGCCAAACGGGCCCACGATTACGTCATCATAAGGGCTTGCGATGGGATTCACAGCAATCACTTCATCGTCGAAGATATTATCACTTGTTCCCATATCGCTGAACACTGCTTTAACTTCTTGCCCAACAATAAAGGAATCTGAATCGGCATCGAACGCCCACAGTTGGTCTTCATCATCAAGGATGGTAAATCCGCCATCGGCTTCGCTCCAGATTGTGCACATCTTACTGTATGTCTCACTTGCATGAGCTACAGGAACAGGGATTGCGAAGATAGTTGCAAACAAAATCACAGCCATCAGAATCACGGTCATCCCGCGAAGAGTTTCGTTTTTGGTTTTCATATGTGCCGCTCCTTTCAAGTCAGTCGTTGTTATGAATAAGGTCCCATGCTGCATACGCGCCACCGATAAAAGACAGTGCGATAACGATCGGGGGGAAGTATTCGATAACTGCAAAATACCACCACATAATTTAATCCTCCTTATTTTTGAACCAAGGATCATTTTCATACAAAAACTCGACAGCGGATTTCAGGTCACTGAAGTAGTGACCTTGTGTCCATGTCCCATCTTCTTCATCGTAACAAAACGCTACGACATAGGGGCAAAGCGTATTCTTTCGTTTCAGCAGAGTGTACTGCCCACCCTGCTCAATGATAGTGTTGGACGCGTTCTTGCCGCGCATAACGCGTGGCATCTCATGTCGAAGAACAGAATACGTGTGAGTCTTGTTCACTTTCTGAAGTCGTGCCGCTTCTTTTTTGAGCCGTTGGTATTCGTTGCTTGCTCCGTGCGAATTTTCACACAGAGATGCTTCGACGATACTCAAAGCATTCAAGTCAATCAAACAAACGATTCTCGTGGTTCCCATAACGTCGCCCCCTCTTAAAACGGCATTTTTGCGTTCATTAAACACTTTCGTGCGTAATGGAGCGCATCTGCCGCGCTGTTAAAACCCCGTTCAACGGGGTAACCATCGTAATCATGTAACGCGGCCAGGTCGAACAGGCCGTCCCTTTCGTCCCTAACGTTATTAGAGACGTATACAGTCTTAGAATACGCGGGATGGCCTGTGGGATAACGATACACGACAATTTCGTGACCATTTGCAACGGTTTTAAAAATAATGTTGTCGTTCATTTTCGCATTCTCCTTTCATCCCGCCCAGCACTTGGCAGAGCTTTCATAGTGGACACCCGCTTCTTCAAGGGCTTCACTATAAATTTCCGCCAACTCTTTGTCTCCAAACATAATTGCGATATCGAGGGCGGACTCGATTGCAATAATTGCCATGAGTTACACCTCTTTAGCAAGGGCGGCTCAAACTCTTGCATCCGATAACATGGCCAGCTTCATCACGAACTTGTCGTCCGGGAATGCGAAGATCCTTGCGGTTCTTGCACGCATTCGCCACGAGAGCAGACACGACCAGAATTGTTTCGGGCTCTTCTGCTGGAAGTCCTTCGACATCACCATACACAGTGATTTCATCAGGGACACCGTCAACCATAGCCACTACCGTGTAAGAGGTAGCCACACGAGGCAGAATACCGCTTGCAGAAATGGTGCGAATGATGTCACCGTTATCGGCAACAAAAGAAATCTCATGAGGTGTGCAATTGATAATTTTCATTTTCTTGTCCTTTCGTGTGTGTGTGTAAATGCCCGTTGATGGGCGTACTGGTAGCGGTATACTATCTTCCCCGTGACCGCCAATCGCACGGTATAAGAAAAGAGGTAAAAGAAAACGCCAGCACTTAGCCTAGCGGCGTTTGAGCTGACGTTGTGGTTGGTTATTATTATTTGCCACTATTTACATGAACACCAGGATTCAATGGGCGATGGTCACTATTATCAAATCTCGAACCAATTCCATTTCCATCCATATAACATTGAACTTGACCAATGTCTTTAATTTTGCCGTTCATTTCAATAGTTTCTCCGTAAAGAATGCGGCTTCTTACGGAGTATTCATGTGTGGTCGTCGGGGCATTTTGGTATTTTAATTTATACTTGAACTTCCGAATTGTGTCGGGATTTGCTGCCTCCTTATGCCAAAACTCAGATTCTTTTTTCATTTTGTTCTGGTCAGGAGCTACCATTTTAGTTTCCCATTTGTAAAGCAGAATACATCCCACTTTCGCGGCCTCGATAACGTGCTTTACGATTTCTCTATCTGGAATATCGTCCCAACGAGTCTTCGTTTTCAAATCACGATGTTTGAGCCGCATTTCTTTCGTCTGAGGGTTAAAACGCGGCTCTGCGACAAATTCATAGTGGCCAAAAGTGCCATACAATCCCATGTACGGCACTTTGCATCCGTTGTACGTCATACCCTTGCGGTTGACACACTGAATGACTATTCCGTTTTTGTCCTTGTACATCAAAGACAGCCCCTTTCTTTTCTTTCGGAATCTTAGTTCAAAGCCCCTGCGCCACGTCAAGGCGTTCCGATTGCAAGGGAAAGCAGTTTAACGTCATGCTCAGGACAATAGATATTATTTTTAATTTCATCGCTGTGCGGCTCCTTTTGGTTTCATTTAGAATGTGAAACTGAATAGACGTTCTAGATAGAACCGACCATTTTTATTGGAGAAGAATCTTGCTTTTAGGATTCGTTTTGTTACAGTCCAGTTCGACCATTTGTTGGCAACCATGGTTTCAACATCTTTCGTTGCGTTCTTGAAACCGGTTTCATCCAGCTCATAATAAAGGAATTCATACTGGTCGGTCTCCTCGTTGTACACTCTTGCTTCCAGAACAAATGGCGCTTTGAATCCGACTTTATCAATGGTTACATTCGTCATAATGGGATGGGGATACGTCCAGTGTTCGCTTTTATCGGAAGCGGCGACGACAGCGGGCTTGCTATCAGGACGAGAGTACATGATATACCCATCCCTTGCGTTCTCAATATGCAGAACAGGCAGACCTGCGCTCAACATCTTGAACACTGTCTCGTCGTCCAGCTGGGGGAGCTTTTCGCCGCTCTCCATGACGACATTGTATAGAGTACGAGTGATGACCTCGACGTCTGCGTTTGCAAAGTTGTGGGTCAGGTCATAAACCACCTCATCGAGCTGGTAATAACCATGCTCACGGACGTGGTCGGCGTCAATGGTTTCTCTTATGACATAAGGGCAAGACATAGTAATAACCTCTTTTCTGAGTGTACAAAATGCGCCACACTCTAAGACGCTACGCATATTGCGTTGGAAAGGGGCCGCTTTTAACGGTGCGACCCCGAAAGGGTATCCGGTTGTTGGGGATTACTGCTCAACATTGGCAAAGAACTTGCTCTTGCTTGCAAAGTCGTACTTGGAAGAACGTGCCTTGCCATCGAAAGACAGACCCTTGGAGATAGTGACAACAATCTCGTCGATCATGGCCTTATCACCAAGACCCTTGACAGAGCCCTGTTTTGCCCGATTGGCCGCAATCTTGAGATACTTAATATCGCAAGACAGCGCAGTGCAGTTGGCCGCCAGTTCTTCGGGAAGCATGGCGTTCCAAATGGCCTGAAGCTGAGCAAGACGCTTGCCCTTGTTGACAGGACCGACAAAACAATCCAGCCCCATATCTTTGAGGGTTTCTTCCACCTTGGAGCTACGAGCCAGCTTGTCAGCGCAAAGCTCGCTTGCAGTCTCCTCAGAAAGCATACCATTGAACAGCATGACCAGTTTCTCATAGTGGCCATCATGGCAGAGACTTACAGCCTTGTTGGGCTTAGGTTCGCCATTGTCGTTGGTTTCGACAGCGTTCAGGGTCTGGTAATACTTCTCCAGTGCCTTGAACTTGATAAGCATCTTGGCATCTTGGGTGGATAGAGCACCGCTCTTGGGGTCAGTGGTAATCTTGATACCCATGTAGTAGGGGTTAGGAGCGTAGGAACGCCACATTTCAGAACGTTCCATGGCGCAGAACTCAGCGCACTTGTTGTCACAAGCGGCCTTGTTGCTGTTCTCAACGGCCTTGTTGAGCGTGGCGGTGACGTTCTGAGACTGCTCAGCGGTCAGAACGGTTTTCTGCTCGTTCAGGAATTTCACCAGCTCAGGGATGGTCAGCTCGTTCAGCTTGCCAGCCTTGGCGATTGCATCGTAGTCAGCATAAACTTTCAGCATAATAGTTACCTCTTATCTTATAAAAACTTGCACCAAACCGGATTGTTTAGTGCTCTGGTACGGTACGCTTTTGGAGAGTGCATACCGATGACCGTCTCTTTTATGTAAAGCTACACTTGTAGCTTATATGCTTTTGAGTATGTGCTTTTCTCTAGGCAATTGCACTGTTGCCCGTGTTCCATTATGGCACGGACTTATACAGCCCGTGTGCTGTCCATCGTGCGTTAGTTAGTCTTGGCGCACTTTACCCATCTAGAACTAATGGTGTTCTTTTGCTTGCACCCTTGCCCGCTATTCTAGCTTATAGTAGGGGTGGTACAAGAGCTTTTTTCTCCTCTAGGCGGTTCCACGCCATCAAACAACCGTTGCTATCTTTGGAAATGTATCTATTATCGCCAGCTCTGGCCTTGGCGTTTTCTACAAATCTATAGCTAACTCTGACTTAGCTATAACAGTCCCCGTGGTGTTATCTTAGGTTCTGCCTTTTGTTCAGTTTTCAAGGTACACCGCCCCCCGCACTTCTCCCACGTTCTTGGGAATTATGCCCGTAATGTTTGGCCATCGGGGTTTGGGCGCACTAATTGCTCAGATAGAAACCCATGTTTTGGAATGGCAAGGGATAACCACTTGACCGGAAACCCGGCACGGTATAAACCGCCCACATGGGAAAATCCAAACTTTGCAATTTTCAAAGTGCGACTACTCCCCGGGGATGGGTGCCGTTCCGGTGTTTCCCGTTCCCCTTGGAGTGTCTACAGTATAGCCTACCCATTTATTTTTGCAACAAGTGCACAAACAACAAAAACCACTGTCCACAAAAACGGAATAGGAAGTCGTCTATATATAAATAGGTATAAATTCCGTATTCGGGGACTACATAATCCCACCTTTTAACAAAAGGTCATATTAGCTGAAAATCCGCATGAATCCTAGAAAAAATGGATGGTAGACAGGGCAAGAGGGGGGCAGGTTGAAAATCCGAGGTTGGCCCGCGCGAAGCCCGAAGGGCTTAGTTGTTCTATCTCCCCATCACGTCCCAAACCTCCCGAGTTCACTACCGCGTTTACAACATTTCTACATTCAGCTGTACTGCACTTTACTCCCCTACTTTGATCCCCACAGCCATGTTAACCACCGCTCTGCAGCCCCTATTTCTGCCCATCAAGATCACGTAGCACACCTTACACCGTAGTATTTCCAAGTACCACCGCGTACTGCTGCGTAGCTCAAAAACGTCCCGAAGCCTCCCCCGGTAAACAACGTATTATCGTTTAAAATCTCGTCATATTATATTGTTACAAATTGCACTTATCATCGTATTTCATCCCGTTAGTACCCCTACAAAGACCAAAATCCCCTTCTCAGATTGCTCAAATTTCGCTCATTTTTTGATCAAAAACGTCAAATTTTGCCATAAAATACTAAAAATGCCACTAAAAGCGCACATTTCGCGCATAAAACTCGCTATACGCTCTTATTACCGACTAGATCCACACAATAGCGCCAAAAAACAACGTATCGCTCCGGAAAATATATGCAATTTCACTTGATAATCATGTGATTTTGTTGTATAATAGGTGTATGATAGTTTACTTCTTCTGTTTGCGTATCAAGAATCGCCCATCTTGCTACGATCATTTTTATCGCCTTGTAAACAGCAGTAGTAAACAGCCAAACAATCTTAATTCTCTGAAAGGATGTTGATTTATCGGTATGAAATTTTACGATACCTCTGCCCTGCTAGATCTCCCGCCCGACACATTACTTGCACAGCAGTTCCTAATTGCTGATATCACTCTCTATGAGCTGGAAGATATTAAGACCAGTGGCAAGAAGGATGAAGCCACCAAAGCTAAGGCTCGCACCGTCACTCGCTTGCTCGCCGAACATCCCACAGCGTACACAGTAGTATCTATTGACTACACACAGCTGGTCTGGATTCTGAATGATGTCCCAATCAAAGACAACAACGACGGAACGATTATGGCTGCTGCTCGATGGTATCTGAATGAGCTACAAAACAAACTGGACAACCTTCCAAAAGAGTTAGATGCCGACAGTTCCAATGAAGCCGCAGAACTTACCACGCTGATTGATTCCTTCTGTTTTGTTACCAGTGACTTAAGCTGCTTCAATCTTGCGCAGCAAGTTATGAAACTGCCCTGTGAACTATCTCTTGATTGCGGCGGAGCCCACAATGACTACACTGGCTGGACAGAGGTGCCCATGGATCAGGGTGGTGAGGAAGCACTGGCAATGGCCTACTCCAAAGATATCGAGCAAAAGAACTTGTTTGATACACCCACAAACGGTTATGTATTGATTCCAAATGCAGACGCAGACGGTAACACGGCTGGGCTTCGCTGGGATGGTTCACGTTATGTACCTATTAAATACAAAAAGATTAGCAACCGATTCACTGGCGATATCCGTCCTAGAAACAACCAGCAGAAGCTCGCCTTTGATATGCTGCAGAACGACGATATCACCGTGAAGATGCTGGCTGGTACATTCGGCAGTGGCAAGACGATGCTCATGGTATCCTCTGCTATTGATATGATCGAGAAGCATAAGTTTGACAAGCTGATTTGGATTCGCAACAACATCGAAGTCAAAAACACAAAAGAACTTGGCGCACTTCCCGGTACCCTGCTGGAAAAGTTAGGCGCGGCATCATTCGCTGGACCTCTTGCTGATCACTTAGGTGGAGAGAGCGGACTTGAATATTGGATCAAGAATGGACAAGTAGAGGTTGCGCATCTTGGCTTCATTCGTGGGCGCGACTATAAGAATGCTATCTTGCTAGTATCAGAAGCAGAAAATCTGACCAAAGAACACATTCAGCTATTGCTTGGCCGTGTTGGTGAAGGATCTATGTTGTGGCTAGATGGTGACCTGAAGCAGACAGACGAGGCTGTATTTGAAAATAACAGTGGTATGCGCAAGGCAATTTCTGCTTTGACTGGAAATCCGCACTTTGCTTACGTGTATATGCCGAAGACAGAACGCAGTGAAACCGCACAGCTGGCCGATCTACTCGATTGAGGAGTCGCGCAAGATGATAGAAGTAGAAATAAGCGGTCTGAAAGTATCGGACTACTGGTCTCCTACCGACGGATGGAACTATGACGCCATTGATAGTCTTGCAAAAGAATTGTACGACCGCTACCGAGAAGCCGAAACCGAACAGACAGTGGAGTTATTTAAGAACTACATAGAAAGAATGAGTATGCTACACGAAATTGATCCTTTCTCTATTGATTATATCCGCAACCAGATTGATTGGATGATTCGTCCTATGGTGCACCGTGGAATGACGATGAAAGAATGGTCGCAGATAAACGCCTTGACCTATGAGATTGTAGAAAAGTCGCTTCCTTCTTATCTTGACAATATGGCTATGCTACATCAGTTACAAAAAGAGTTAGAAGACGTAGCCTTACATCGATATTTGATTACGCCGTTTGGTAAATTACATAGTGCTGCGCAAGCAGTAGGAGAATGAATATGACTGACATTATTTTATCTGTCGAAAACAATGAAGCGGTGGTGTCCAGCCGCCAGATCGCTGAAGATTTTGGAAAACGTCATAACGATGTGATGGAGGCAATTCGTAGTATTTTAGCTACGGAAAATTCCGTAACTAAATTTTTTCACGAATCAACATTTGAATATAGAGGCCAAACTTTTCCGATGTATTTAATGAATCGTGACGGATTTAGTTTACTCGTTATGGGGTTTACTGGTAAATCAGCGCTGGAATGGAAAGTCAAATACATCACACATTCAATGAGATGGAGAAGCAGCTTACCCAACCAAAGCAGTTATCCAAAACAGAAATTTTATCTCAGGCACTTTTGATCGCTCATGAAGAACTTGAAGAAAGCAAAAAGCAAATCACAGCCTTAACGGCAAAAAATGCAGAGCTTATCCCAAAAGCAGAATTCGCAGACGCAATTAGCGCGTCGAAGGCAAGTGTTCTTATTGGTAGTTTCGCTATTGTGCTAAAGCAGGATGGTTGCGACATTGGCCAAAACCGCCTGTTCAGATATTTACGTGAAAACGGATATCTCATCTCGCAAAAGGGCGATAGATACAACACACCAACACAATGGGCTATGGAGATGGGATTGTTCGAGGTTGAGACCACCCTTTTTACCACAGCTTATGGTAATGCAAAAATTTCTTACACCACACGAATCACTCCAAAAGGACAGCAACATCTCATTAATAAACTTGTAAAAAAGCGTGATTCGAATTTGATGGATGTCGTATGATAGAGGCTTTACAAAATATGGAAAAATTTATCGCCCCACGCGGCAGTGGCCGCACCTATCAAATATGTAAATACGCGATTGAAAATGACTGCGACATTATTGTGCCAACATCTCTTAATGTGGAGCTAGTGACAAAAACAATAATATTTTTATGCGAATCATCTTGCGGAAAATGGACATATAGCGGATACAGAGTTGATTCGCGAGAAGTCTATGTTGATACTTATGGGAAACGACTGATTATTCGAGTTTTTAACGCCTCAGATTTCCAATTCGCCAGCTTTGAATATAACGCAAAACAAGTTGTAATCGACGATGTTGATTTATGTATGCAGCATATCATAGGAGGTCGTAATATTGCTGCTTGTTCTATAGCTACATATGATCCATCTGATGTTGCCCTTCACCCAGAAATCGAGGACGTGGACGATCCAACTATAGGAAGACCAACGCCGCAACTGACCTGTAGGAGTTTGCTATGATAACAGATGTTTTGGGAATGACAAATTACAAGAAGAACGAGAAAGAAATATTAGAACTCGCAAGTAAGGAAATCTGTGAACAGCTTAGCGAAGAGCTCAATAAAAAAATAGATTCTATTGTAATTCATGTCGATGTAGACCGCAGATACATACATTATGATCCTCCGTCATCTTTTATGATAAATTCAATGGAGATCTTTAAAGTTGATATCATGTCCGGGGCGCATTTGGAGACAATCGATGGAAAAGCTGCGGAAAGTATTTATATGCGATATCTTGAATTGGTCGGCAAATATGCGTTGCAATTCAAAAAACCGTTTACTTGTAAGAGCCTATTATAAGCTCAACAGCGGGAGGAGCCCCATAATATGACACGGGAAGAAATTATAAAAGAAGCGATTGATTACGTACAAACGGGACGTTTCAGTTATTACCATGAGTGCTACGATGAAATATTTGCCGTTTTAAAATGTTTCGCTGACACCAATGCGAAATATGTGAATTATAAAGATACACAATGGTACTTAGACGAGAAAAAAGGAAGAATCTATTATGAACGTTTATTTGATCAGTGGGAGCCAAAACCAACGCCATGGTATGAACGAAGCCAAAAGAATCTAGTATGTCACAGCCTGTTATAAGAGTGCCGCAGCGCCGCAGAGGGAGCCAGTAATGAGAATTTTATTTGTAAGCCCAGAAAAATACGATGCCGTATGTTCTTGGTATGATAATTTAGACACTGTACAAAAACACCGCAAAGTAATCGTAATATGCAAATCGCCAGATGAATTCCGTGAAAAGTTTGACTATAGTAAAATGAATGCACAGTGTACTATGTTCTACTTTGATGAATATCTTGGATTGGCAAAGTCGTTTGAATATTGCAAATTATTCACTAAGTTGTATGGAGAAGCTGATGTTCGATATATCTGTGAAAATAAAATGCGACAGATAAATATAGATGATTTAATGTACCGCAATACATTCGATTTATTTAAAAAGTTTTCTGTCGTGCCAGAATGCTTGGAAGATATTATTCGAGCCAGTAGACGGCCACTCAGATGTAGGAGCCTATTATGAGAGATGAGATTGATGAACTCAGTATGATTAAAGGTTTTGTCAGAGAATATAAAAATCTTTATCCATTTGCACCTGATATAGATGAAAACAAAATTAAACCAGACCTTGAATACTATGGATTTTGGGGAAGAACCGATAAAGAAATATACGATCAAATTGTGTATTTGACTAGAAATTCGAAATCGTTTATTTGCAGGAGCCTTTTATGATTATTAAATGGACAGAAGAAGAGGCAAGAGTTCTAATAGATGCGGTCGCTCGCGGAAACAGTATCAGGTCTTATGATGATGAATTGTTAATTTCGGATGGACAGTTCGTTGGGCTTGATTACATTTCAGATAAAGCAATATATGATTTTTTTCGTGAGCGATGTCCTGAAGCAAGTATTGAAATAAAGAAAAAGAAATCATTCGTATGTCACAGTTTACTGTAAAGGAGACACCAAATGGATGTTATTGATTTAGATTTTATTGGAGATCCAGAGAACCCTTATGGTTATTATATATCGAGCGATTTAGCAAAAAATGCAGCTATTGCCACGTACAAAGAACAGCCTGTAGAAGAACATGCATGGGATAGAATAAAAACTATAGAAGAACAAATCGCAGATATTTACAATCAATTAGATAAACTAAAGAAGCCACTTCGGTGCAAATCGCTTCTATAAGGAGGACTATTATGAAAGAAGAATTTTCAAAACAGGATATTTTTAATATTGGATTTGCCGTAGTTGATGCGGTGCGCGATTATAGCGTCACGGTAGAAGATATCATTGACGCAATTCAAGTATACGCGGACTGGCAGGAAGTTATTGGTGACGCTTCACTGTATGACACGCTCTGGATGGAAGACTGTACACCTATGTCCCCTTCTTTGACCCGATATTTATATCATAAGTTATATGGGTTGGAAGAATACGATAACGACAGTGAGGAGGATTACGGAGATGAGTGACCGCAAGCGAGACAAGAATTCTAAGAGTACATATATGAGAGCAGCCCGCAAACAGCGCATGATTGAAAACCAGTTTATGCAGGAGATCGAAAAAGCGCAGGAGGCTCCGGCATCTAAATATAATAAAAAATCCCACAAGCAACGCCGCGAGTGGGACGATGAAGAGTAAGGAGGAATACAACAGTGGATAAAGATCCTAAGAAGACCGACGATCTGCAAGACGAAGACGGCCAGCAGGGCATGATGCGTACAAATATTCCTTTGACTATTGCGGTATCGGCTTTTATCAATAGTAAAGACTGGTTTGATTGGATACTGCATGCTGCTGAGACACTGGTAATCTTCTACTTGACCTATCAAATTATAGGTAAAGTGTTATTCGTGGCACTGGTCATTACTCCTCTTCTTGTGTTTTATATCAGCAGTGCAATTGATTGTTACTATGTTGTGTGCGATAGCGAGTGGGATGATGATGATGGTGATTCCGATAGTGATGACCACTTCCACAATAAATTAAAGTAAAGGAGAATTGATATAGATGTTTTCTCCTAAGCATTACACAGTACGTAAATACCCTTTGAGTTTATTTATAAAATATAATTTTAATATCCCTGAAGAAGTTGCAAACGATATTCAATATCAAGTACTTCAATCTGATACAATGTTACTTCGTCAAATCAGGTTAGTGTCTCATGATGATTCTGACTACAATCCATTTTTGGTTTATATAGATGCTACAGGCGCTCAAAATAAACCTGATGTGGTTAAACATCTTATGCAACACGGAGCCAAAATTGGAAAGCAGAAATTTAGCTTTGGAGAACGAAGCGCAAGCATGGTTCGCCAATGTATCTTCTCGATGGTTGAATCTCATATTTGGCCTGAAATTGATAGGCGAATCAGTATGGAAGTATCATTTTCTGAAAAACCGGTCGTACTTTCTAAATGGATGGCTTATCGTGGGCTGATGATGTCAAGTTGTCATTGTATCCCTCTTAATGAATGGTTCCCAAAAATCATTGTAGTGCCAGACCATATGCTCACTATTCCAGATCAAAAAATCAAATGCCTCTGTGATAAAAAAATGGAGTTTGTTGACAAAAAGACTGGTAAAAAACGTGAATGGGTACAGAAAGATATTAAAGAAGATACCATAAATTATGAAATCAATGCATTCGATGGCTGTGGTATAGCTCATCCCTCTTTAATGCGGCAGATTGAAAAAAAGCTAAATACTTCTGAACATATCAGCAGCATGATTTTTCGTATGCCTTATTTCAAAGGTGTTTTCAATGAAATGGACTACGTTTCGTTCTATGAAGAGCGCGGCGTTACTGAAATTACTGATATTTGGGGCGTAAAGCATTCTGTAGCTCGTGATGCCGAACCAATGTTTATTGCTGGAGAAAGCATGTTTAAAGGCGTCAAATATTTTAAACGAGATGGTACTATTGCCGATTGGGAAAGATATAAGCAATTGCTTTTAAAATACAATCATGCGATGGGTGTTGCAAAATGGAACTACCAATTTGAAAATGAACCGCTTGAAACAAGAAGCAATTATCAGATACTGGTGACGTTGGATTTGCCTTATGACGGGTTTAAGCACCTAGCAGATAAAAGCGTTGATTGGTATCAGAAAATCACTTCTAACACTGAAGATGGAATTTTTCATACAAATTGTTTTCTAGGATTAATGGCGGACGACGTAAATCCATTAACTCACTATGCTGCGGCTCTTGCACGAAATCCTGAAATGATACATGAATCAAGTGTAAAAGCATATATTCATTCGCTTCTTGATAAATATAGGAATGATTTTAAATGCGGGAAATTATTTCTTGATGCTACATATAAGTTTTTAGCACCTGATTTAATTGCATTCATGGAAGGGGCTGCTGGTCTTCCTATTGTTGGATGTCTTGAATCTGATGAATTTTATACTTTTGACAGAAGGGGTGCGGCATCTGGATGGCGTGTAGTGGATCGAAACCCTCATTTGGCGTCTGCAGAACATGCAGTGCTAAAAGGTGTTAATAACGAACTCACTCAAAAGTATTGTAGTCATCTTGAAAATGTAGCAATGATAAACGTAAAGTCAATTACTCCACAGAGATTAAATGGCGCGGATTTCGATGGGGATCTCGTGCTGGTAATTGATTCTGATATTATGCTAAAAGGTATTGACAGAAACGCAAGAATTGTCTGCGATACTCAAGATAAAATCACTGCACTTGCTCAATTAGATAATTTACAAAATCGGCTTGATTGTGTTTTGCGTGGATTAAAAAGCCAAATTGGCGAGTATGCTAATTACGGATGTGCATTTCACAATAAGGTTGCAACAACAGAAAAAACAAAAAAAGAGTACGAAAACTATATAGATATTTTGAGTATCTGTATGGGTAAAGAAATCGATTTTTCTAAAACAGGAGTGAAATTTTCGGTTCCTAGAAATATAGCATCATATGGTCGTCCATTGCCTAGATTTATGAAATATGCTGGACCCTATTATGCACGGCAACATAATCTTAGTAATGCACATAGTAATATGAATCTTCTTTGTATGGATCTTGAGCGTTGGGAGCGTGGAGTCCGTTGGCATAAAGAGCCCGCTGGCAGTTTTGATTGGCACATAATGTACGATTCGGAAATCGGTTATGATCAAGATGTATTTGATGAGATCGAAGCCGTTTTTCTGGACTTTAATAAATATCGCAAGAATCAGTTAGAACTAGAAAAGAAAGCCAAAAACTGGAAACTTTATCGTAAAGAGCTTGAAGGCATCATGACGAAAGAAGAAGCAAAGACCTATGAAACCAACTGGCAAGCAATCTATAACGTGTATCGTAACAAGTGCAAGCTGATCTGCCCCGACGTTCGTGAGTTGGCTAATATTCTAGTCGTGCTGTGCTATGAAAAATACCCCAACAAGTTCAAAAAATTCTTGTGGCACATAGCTGGCGCTGGCGTAGTTGAAAATATCAAACCAGTTCCCGTACAGTTACCAGTTCACGACCCGAATGGCAAGTATGAATACCTTGGTCAACGATATAGTTTGGCCGAACCGAGAATCTATGAGGCGAGAGTGAAATAATATGGATAATTTGAAAAATCCGGTTACAATGGATAAACCTGAGCAAATGAATACACTTCATTGTCTATTTTGCTGCTCTACAAAAGTATATCCTGTTGTTGGAAAAGATATAAAATGTAAAAACAAATATCCGCCATATCAAGAAATAAAAATTCCAAGTATTGATGGACTATATTGTCCTGATTGTAAAACAGCTTATGCTATAGACAAAAATCTTGACGATGTAATTCAGAAGTGTAGAAATATTTCGAGTGATTTAAATTTTTATCCATCAGAAATAAAGGAGAAAATCGATGTTTAATCTATTCAAAAAGAAGAAAGTTCAGCAAGAAGAAGCTCCACAGCAGATGGAATGCCCTAAGTGTGGCGGGACTATGACATTGACAAGTGGGTTGACATATAAATTCCACTGCCGGGGGCAGGAACTCGAAGCCTCAAATGTTACCGCCATGAAATGTGCGAATTGTGGCGAGATGATGTTTAGCTGGGACGAAGCTCAACGCATCCAAAAATTCGCTCACGAATCTGTGGGCTGGGAGGATAAAACAGAATGAGTTATCAGTGTTTTAAGACAACGATTATCGCTTTGATAGCTGTAATATGTTTATGTTTGGGTATTGGGATTTGGGCATCTATTCCTCGCAAAAACGATGTAGGCGATAAGACTGTTTATAATGGAAGCTCTTTATACAGTATTTACAACACGAAACTTATTTACGATGAGAACACAAGAATTATGTATTATTGGCTGCATAGTGGATATATGTCTCCGTACTATAACGAACATGGACAATTATGTCGTTATATTGATGGCAAAATCACACCAATCGAGTAAGTAGGTGTTACAATGAATATAGCTGAGCAGATCCTTTATTGGAAATCAAACCCTTATTCTTTTATTGATGCATATTTCGGTTCTCTACTATATTGGTACCAGAAATTTTATCTATGGATGTTTTGTAATAGGAGGTTAAATGGCTTATACGACATTTTATTGCAACGAAAATATGCTTCTTGACAATTGGAAATACTATCACGAGTCAAACCTGATGCTGCGAAATCTATTGAAGAGGACAAACCTCTCCCCTATTGAGTGTGCGACTATCTATTATGAACGTATGCGAAACCCCGAATCTGTCAGTTATGATCGTAGCCATCTGATTCAAGCATTCGGCAGAGGGCACAAAAATAATGCGCCAATACTTGACGTACATCAAGTTGTTTTATATCAGAAAGATTTAGATTATATCACCGACGCTCGCCGCCGCTATCATATCAACTGGGCACAGCTTAGAGTCTTGCTTGGAATTATCTTTTTCTGCCGATTATATGGCAGCGATACGGTGGCATTAGACACTGATTTTAAGATGAAGCGGTTTGGAAAATGTTTTGACGAACAGACGGAAATCATGTATCACGGTGGACCCAACTGGGACGATGGATACAACACGGTACGCGGCATGTACGAACTGTCTGACGTGCATCATCTACTCTATCGAACTGGAACGGACGATATTGGCTGCTTATATACATATCCGAATTTTGCACTTGATAAAGATGACGTAATTGCGTACACCTTCAATGTGACGCTTGAAAATAATCGACTGAATCTCAGTAAAGTGGCACGGGAATTGTTTGATCCCAAAGAATGCTATTGTACTGTTTGTGGTGAAAAGTATATCGCAAAGAGACCGAATGCCAGTCTATATTGCAAAGAGTGCGGAGCAAAAAAAGAAAAGCTACGCATTGCGAAAAAGAACGCAAACAGAACAAAAGACCGAAATTGACTTTATTTTCTTAATATATGAAAGAGGGTTTCCCCTCAAATTTAAATTAAAAAAGGAGAATATCATTTATGGTAGAAATTAATAAGCGCGAGGCAGAATATCTTCGCAAGGTGATTCCAAATGTTCATATTACGCGCACTGTTCATCACTGGTACGCTGAAGAAATCAAATCTGTTCTTACTCAGTTGCCAGGCAATGTTGAGGCCGAAGAAGCGTTACAAGAACTAAACCGCACAAGTCGGACCAATTCAAATTTTGATATTTGAGGTGCCGAATGGACGAAATTAAAAAGAATGAATTTAAAAAGGCGGACGATGAATCTTTTGACGAGTATATGATTCGTATTGGCAATGCGTGCTCCGAGCGGAAGTTGACGTGGGATCAAGCTGCCGTTGTTTTGAATGAAGCTACAAACTCCAATTTTGGGGAGTGCGCCTATCGAAAGAAATATAAGTCATGGAAGGCCGGCTACGATTATGCACTTGAACATATGTGTAGAGACACTGTGGCAGACGAGCTGCAGCGATTGAAGATAGAACAGGTCAAGATGCGAGACGAGCGAGCGGCAACAAACAAGGTTTATCGTGATATTGCGCGTGCTGAATCTATCAAAGAACTGATTACAAGTGCTGTTGCACCCTACGATAAGAACGACTTCTTGAATGTTGTTCAGTATGAAGGCAGCGGACATGATGTGATAGTATGTTTGTCGGATTTACATACTGGTGCCGGTATTGATTCTGCATGGAACAAGTTTGACAAAGAAATCTTAAAGGCGCGGCTAGAAAGCTATGTCGCTCAGGTGTTTAATATCGTCGAGCGGCACGCCGCCGAAAAGATTCACGTGCTGTTGCTTGGTGATCTTATCAATGGTCATATTCATATTAACACTCGTGTTCAGAACAATGAAAATAGTATCGAACAGGTTATGACGGCCGCAGAGTTGGTGAGCAACTTTGTAGCAGAACTATACGAAGTATGCCAACATATTGATGTGTATTCGGTCAGTGGCAATCATTCACGGGTTTTCCCCAACAAGGAAGAACAAGTTGCAGGAGACGAACTCGAAGCGCTGATTCCGTTCTATATGAAGGCGCGGCTACAGAATCTGGCTGGCATTGAAGTAAAAACAGAGAAGCTCGATCCTACGTTTGGTGGATTTAAGGCTCGTAATAGTCTGGTGATGTATGCACATGGAGATAAAGATTCTCCTGCTAATGTCGTCGAACATTTGACCATGATGGTGAAACAGCCGATTGATCTGGTCTTCCTCGGACATCGTCACACAAACGGAATGACAACTGTGCACGGGACAAAGGTTATTGAAAGCGGCTGCGTATGCGGCACCGATAGTTATGCTGTTGGTATTCGCAAGAATGATGTCCCACAGCAAGCCGTAGCTGTTATTGCTGATGATGGTTTGACCTGTCTGTATGATGTAAAGCTTGAAAAACCAGCAAAGATAGTAATTTAACATTGTAATTCATAGAGGTTTTTAGACGCTCTGGGCTTGACCGCTCAGGGCGTTTTTATATGTCGCAGGTGACAGCGCCGGTGTGCTGACTTGGCTCATAACCAAAGACAGAGTGGATCGTCCCCACTACCTGCACCCATAAAATTAAATTGTAAAGGAGGTTCCAGAATTCAAAGATGGAAGAAAAATTTCATAAAGATTTAGGAGGCGATTACTTCTACTGCTATTCCCGCCGTTGTGCATTCTTTATTCGTGCAATGGGAATTTTCTATGAAGAGATTGGTGAGCATCCAACTACGGGGTCTGTATATACAAAGTTCCACAAAACAAAAAAGCTCAATGAAATCTTAAAGCTGTGGGATGATATCAAGTATCGCTTCGACAATATGTCAGATGACGGAACGGTGGTGAAGGACTATGGCCAGAACTGCCGTTGAAAAGAAATCGCCACGCATTAAGGTCCCTGCCTCATGGAGTGGTGGCAAATGTATGTGCTGTGGAAAGATCTATGATGTGCGCAAGGGAAATTTCTCGAAGACGCAAAGTCAGTGGTTTATGGGCAACGATGGATATCTGCCGTGGTGTAATGAATGCAAAGAAGAAATGTTCAACTTCTATGTAAAGAAATACGGAGACGAGAACGAAGCAATTAAGCGATTAGCTATGCTGTTTGATATGTTTTATTGTGATGGGCTTCTTGAGGCCGCAGATCACTCTACTCCCGGTTCTCCAAAAATCAACACATATATGGGGCGCCTTAATATGCGACAGCACGCCGGGAAGTCTTATGACGATACATTAGACCAGGAGAAAAAGGACGCGCTGGCTGCTGGTCGTACTGGCAACACAAAAGTCACTCAAAAGATGATCAGATTCTGGGGCGCTGGTCTGGAGGAGCAGGACTATTTGTTCCTTGAGGATCACTATCAGAATCTTATTACACGCCATGAGTGTAAAACTGCCGCACAGGAAATTCTTTTTAAGCGTATTGCAAAGGGCGAACTTGTCTGTGAAAAGGCAGATGCCACTGGCGATACAAAGAAAATAAAAGAGGCAAATGACAACCTTCAGAATCTAATGGGTTCTGCAAACGTTAAGCCGAACCAGACGAATGATAACGCATTGGCCGAGACTAATACGTTCGGAACATTGATTCAAAAATGGGAGGAAGAGAGACCAATTCCAGAACCCGCGCCTGAATGGCAGGATGTCGATGGGATTGGAAAGTATTTTAGAGTGTGGGTACTTGGTTCGCTTTTAAAAATGTTTCATTTAAACAATCCATATCAAGCCGAATTTGATGAGGAAATGGAAAAGTATACCGCACATAAACCAGAAGCTATAGAAGACGACACCGCAGACACCAGCTTACGTGAAACCATCTTTGGTATCAGTGAGGGCGGTGGTTCTCCTTGACAAAAGAAAAATTAACAGACAAAGAAGTAGCAAATAGTAAATCAGAAAAAATAATGAATGCAGTTGCTTGGTATTGTGGATATTATAGAAAAAATCCGCAACGTTTCGCCAAGGAATATTTGAATCTGAATTTGAAATTATTTCAGCAGATTTTGTTGTATTTAATGGTTCGAAGCACAGGATTCTGCTTTATTGCCGCTCGCGGTCTGGGCAAATCTTTTCTTACCGCTGTCTTCATTGTGATTAAATGCCTATTGTGGCCGGGCACGAAGTGTATTATTGCATGTAAAGTGCGAACACAATCTATCAATATCTTGGACGAAAAAATAATGAAGGAACTTGTACCAAACAGTCCTTTATTACAATCCGAAATCAAAAAAGTCGATATCAATAATCAGAAAGCAGAAATTATATTCAGAAATGGCAGTTACGTTAAAGTTGTGACGGCTACCGACTCTGCGCGTGGTGCGAGAGCAAATTTAATTTTGGTCGACGAATACCGCATGATGGATGAAGATATCATCAATATGGTTTTGAAAAAATTCCTAAATATTGTTCGCCATCCCGGATATTTAGACAAACCAGAATATAAACACATGGCTGAACGAAATCAAGAGTTTTATCTTAGTTCTGCATGGTTCCAGAATCACTGGAGCTATGAAAAATGCAAGGACTATTTTGTAAATATGATTGATCGTAGTAAAAAATATTATTGTTGTGCTTTTGATTACAGAATGAGTATCAAAGAAGGTTTGTTGTTGAAAGAGGCTGTCGAAGATGAAATGTCCGAATCAAGTTTTTCTGATCTGAAGTTCTCCATGGAAATGCTGACCGAATGGATTGGATCAATTGAAGGCGGGTTATTCCAATTCGATGATATCAATAAAACTCGCGTTATCGAAAAAGCATACTATGCGCCAAATATCGTGCTCTCCCCCACTGCAACAGATGTTCCAAAGAAGAAAAACGGAGAAATCCGCATTTTGACCGCTGATATTGCACTGATGAGTTCCAAGAAAAACGACAATGACGCAACAAGTATCTTTCTAAATTGTATGATACCAAACAAATCTGGACGTTATACGAGTAATTTCGTTTACTCAGAGAACGTTGAAGGTATGAGCGTACAAGATCAAGCACTGAAACTGCGCCGCTACTTTGAATATTTTAACTGTGATTATCTCGGCATCGACGCTCGCTCAGTTGGTATTCCACTGATCGACCTACTTATGCGTGATATCTACGATCCTGAAACTGGTGAAACTTATCCAGCAATCAGCTGCTGCAACAATTCAGAAATCGCTGATCGTTGTTCTGATAAGGCTGCCAAGAAGGTCATTTGGGCTATTATGGGTAGCGCACAATTTAATAGTGATGTTGCTATTGGTCTACGTAGTGGTTTCCAACAGGGGCGAATCCACCTTTTACAAAGCGAGTATAGCTGCGAAGATCAGCTACGCAAGTTGTATAAAGGATACGATAAAATGTCGCCCAGCGAACGAGCTGCTCTGCAAATGCCATATATCAACACTGGTCTTGCAGTGAACGAGCTTGTCAATTTGGGCTACGAAACAATAAACAACGGAATTAAGGTCAAGGAGAAATCTGGATGTCGCAAAGACCGTTACTCTTCCCTGTCCTATAATTATTATATTGCGCAGCAAGTTGAGCGCAGCATGGAGAAACGGCATAACAAACCGAAGCTGCTCGATTTTAACTTCCGTGCGCCAGTATTGAAGAAGGGAGGGCTGTAATGGCTGAAAATATAATGAATAAAAAGGTCATGGTCACGAATTCCAAAAGTGGAAAGACCTCCTATGTTACATATTCTGATTTAGTAAGTGGCGTTTATGCTAATCTATCAAAGATTGGCATTCGCAACCTTGAATCCACATCAGAGACCAATCCGACATATACCAAGTATACGAAGGATCAAATTGTAAAGTATCTTGCTAATCCAGCTAGTTACGAAAAGCAACTGCGGAATATGAGCAAATATCTGTTCAATATTTCAAACTACTATCGTCGGCTGATTCAATATTTTGCGAATATGTCTACATCCTCTTATGAGCTTGTTCCCTACGGCCTTGATCGATCTAAAAGCATCAATCTGAATAAGTTTAAGAAAGCGTACTACGCAAGCTCCACAGCTGTTGAACTGATGAACATTCCACACGAAGCAACCAAAATCTTAACGATTGCATTTCGCGACGACGTTTATTATGGATACGCATGGGAGACGAATGACAGTTTTGCCTTTCAAAATCTCGATGCGGACTACTGTAAAATAAGCAGTATTGAAGATGGTGTATACAACTTTGCATTTAACTTTTCATATTTTGATGCAAACCCAGACAAACTACTGAATTATCCGCCCGAGTTCCAGACCATGTATAACACCTATAAAACCAATACTCAATTATATAAATGGCAAGAATTGGACAGTTCTAAGTCAATTTGTATTAAGGTAAATGAACAAGACTATATCCCCATTCCGCCGTTTGTGAGTCTATTTAGTGCTCTGGCGGATATTGAAGATTACCGTGCCATCAGCAAGAACGCCAGCGAAGCCAATAACTACAAGGCTATTGCGATGGAAATTCCTATCAACGACGAAGATGGTTCCTTCTTGATTGACTATGAAACTGCCAAAGAGTTCTACGACATGATGAGCAATGTGTTGCCGCCGAATATTGGTGCGATTTTGACACCCATGAAATTAACTGACTGGAATTTTGACAAAAGCGGTGTAAATAGTGATACGAATGAGGTTGCAAAGGCCGAAGCAACACTATTTGCACAGGCTGGTGTAAACAAAATCTTGTTTGGCGGCGGTGACGACCCGGCTGCTTCAACGCTGAATCTGTGTACTGTAAATGACCAAATGATTGTATTTGCGGTGATTCGTCAGTTGGAACGCTGGATCAATCGTAAACTCAAGAGCGTATCAAGTTCTTATAAATTCCGTATCAATTTCCTGCCGGTTACACATTACAACCGTGCCGAAATGCATGAGCGATATCTAAAGGACGCCCAATATGGTATTCCAACACGTGGCGCTATTCTTGCAACCGCCGGGTTTGCTGGCACGGATTATGAAAATATGGCTTATCTTGAGAATGATGTACTCAGCTTGAATACTGTTGAAGTTCCGCTTACAAGTTCTAATACACAGTCTAGTACTGTAAACGAGGGCGGACGTCCATCTAATGCAAGTGAGGGCAAACAATTAAGTGACGCTGGCGAAGTAACAGCAGATAGACAGGAGGAGTAACATGGCACAATATCTATGCGAAATAGTCGTGCATGGTTCTCACGCCGCCGGGATGTCGAAGTTTTTGATAGAACACGGCGCTCTCCTGCTACGAAAAGATCCACCGAACAACTATGTATTTATCAATGATAATGTATTTGAAAATGCTCTGGCTGAGTTGCAGATTGCAATTCGTCAGGGCTTTTATTTTGCGGACGAGGAGGTGAAAACAGAATGAATCAACGATACCCAATCTCTTTTTTAAAGAAGAATGAATATGAAACTTCTGATTTTCGCTTCATTGATGTCTGTATTGATGTGATGCACACAGGAGCAAATCTTAATAAGACCAGCTTCACGAAGGATGTTATCAACAAAGCTGTCCCGACTATCGCCAATATGCCGATTCTTGGTTATGTAGTGAACGAATTGGACGATGAAGATAAAGACTTCAAAGGTCATGAGCACGAGCTGCGAATCACCGATACCGATGTCAAATATCTGTATGCGGGGCAGGCTTATGGTGTGATTCCTGAATCTTGCAATCCACGTTGGGTTATTAAAGATGACGGAACCGGCACAGAACGTGAATATTTGCGTGTTGATGGTTTGATTTGGACAAAGTTTGGCGACCCAGTAGATATTTTCACTCGCGATGTAACAAAAAACCACAGCGTTGAGCTGACCGATATGGCTTACGAGGCAAAACGCGATGATGGAATTACTCCTGTTTCGTCTTTTAAGTTTGATGGTTGCTGCATTCTATCAACCACAGACCCGAAAATTCAACCCGCAATGACTGGGAGCTGTGTAACCGCCAATTTTTCTGTTGACGATATCACATCTCAAATTCGAGAGCGTCTCTATGAGTATCAGTCTCTCCAGCAGAATTATTCTGCAAAAAATGAAAATCCATCCGATGAGGAGAAAGGAGATATACCGCCAATGAATGAAAATGAAAAGAACCCTGCTGTGACTGAAAATGCTGTGGAAAATTCTGAAGTCGAGACCACCACAGCAGAGAATGCTGCTACTGAGACTGAATCTGAGGCTGTTTCTACAGAAAATGCTGCATCTGAAAAGAGTGCAGAAAATGTAACAACTGAGACTCCCGCCGAGAATGCTGCTCCAGTAGAAGAGGGTGAACCTGCTGCGTCTAGCGAATTTACTTTGACTGCTAATCAGCTTCGTGATGAAGTTTATAATGCGCTGCTTGAGATTCAGGTTCCTTCTCGTTGGGACCCTGAATGCATGATCCCTAAGTATTGGCTTACTGATATTCAGGGCAACGAAGTTATTGTAACCGATTCTGGCACATATCAACTGATGGGTATTCCATACTCTATGAACGGCGATAATGTTGTTCTGGAGTATGAGAATATTAAACGTAAGAAGGTCATTTACGAGGACTGGGATAATGGCGACGTAATGCCTGGCCTAATCACTATGTTCTCTGCTTTGACTGATAAACTTGTTGAACTGTCTGACAGCTTTACTAAAGCAACCAATGAAGTTAGTGAAATCAAACCCAAGTTGGAAGCATATCAACAGGCCGAAGCTGAGGCAGTCGCCGCAGCAGAAAAGGCTAAGCGTGACGAGCTGTTTTCTATTATGGATGAAAAGCTGGGCGCAAATGCGGAATATACCGCACTGAAGGAGAACACCGAGATTACTTATGCCGAGCTGGAGACTAAGTGCTATGCGCTGGTTGGTCGTCAGTCCGCTGAGTTCTCTTATGTTCCCACTACTAACAACAAAGGAACTGTCCGCTTTGGCGTGGGTGGCACCCAGAACGGTTCAGACGCCGCGTATGGTGGCCTAATGGAACACTATCTCGGCAAGTAAATAATTCAAAATTTTAGGAGGTACATAATTATGGCAAATACTAAGCATGCTGTTGTGCGCATTGACAAGCTGGGTGGCACCCTGGATGGTGCTCAGCTGGAGAGTGCTATTTTCTACAAGGAGTCCGATGCTGCTGAGATCGATAATGGTCAGCTGGTTGTTCTGGGCGAGAAGCTGGGTCGTGAGGTCTACAAGGCCACCGCTCCTACCGCAACTTCAACCGTTGCTGACCTGTATCTGACCGCTGGCGTTGAGCTGTTCTATGATCAGACCGTGGCACACTATCTGCCCGAGTGGGTCAACGAGGCCGGCAAGCCTGTGCGCGTTTACGCTCTGAATGTTTCCAAGGGTGGCTTCTCTGCTACTGCCGAAGCGTTTAACGGCACTCCTGCAAAGGGTAAGTATGTCGGTTTTGCTGCTGATGACACCAAGATCCAGATTCAGGAGGCTGCTGATGACAAGACCTTTGGCTGCATTGACTTCGTTGAGACTGTTGGTTTTGGCGATGGCCGCTATACCTACTACATGATCACCCTGAAGTGATCCCAAAGTTCAAGAAATTAACATAGCGCCGTCCGTGTAATAGCGGGCGGCCATTTTTATTATAGGAGGTTTATACCATGGCTATTGATTCTAATCTGATCAAGCTGGCTGTTGATGGCTACAAGGGTCACGTCGCCGGTGATTACTCTGTTAATGATACTCAGGAGGCTCTGCGCAAGGCTCTGATTGAGGCAAACGGCGGCTCTACTAAGCTGGATATTAAGGCTGTTCGTGACGGCAAGTGTGCTCAGGTCTTCGCAATTGTTGAGGAACTGGTGAATGTTATCCACGAGGAAGGTCTGAAGGGTGACGAGTTCTTCATGAACATGGTCGAGGATCGCAATATGTCTCTGGGCGACACCAATAAGTTCCATATCGAGAAGGAGTGCCTGTTTGCTGTTGCTGATATCGCTGAAGGTACTCAGGGCATTCGTCGTCAGCGCATCGAGGGTGGTCAGGACATCACTGTCAACACCCAGCTGCGTGCCGTGAAGATCTATGAGGAGCTGAACCGCGTGCTGGCTGGCCGTATCGATTTCAACAAGTTTGTTGATCTGGTCGGCAAGTCCTTCACCAAGCAGGAGCTGGATGCTACATATGCTGCTTTCACCGGCATGTTCTCCAAGCTGCAGGCTCCCTATACTGTGACTGGTACTTATGATGAAGAGAAGCTGCTGGATCTGATCGAGCACGTTGAGACTTCTACTGGCGAGTCTGCTGTTATCATCGGTACTAAGAAGGCTCTGCGCAAGATCAAGACCGCTACTATGTCTGATTCCGCCAAGGAAGATGTTTACGCAATGGGCTATATTGGTCATCTGGCCGGCACTCCTTTGGTGGCTGTAAAGCAGCGTCACAAGGACGGCACCGACGACTTCTTGCTGAGCGACGATGTCATCTACGTGTTTGCTGGCGATACCAAGCCCATTAAGCGCGTTACCGAGGGCGATGTCACCATGCTAATGGGCAACCCCATGGACAACGCTGATATGACTCAGGAATTCCTGATGATGAAGCGCACCGGCATTGCCGTTATCTTTGATCGTGACTTTGGCATGTACAAGATGTCCTGATCATCAAATTAAAATGTTACATAGGCGGTAGGGGTTTCCCTGCCGTTTCTTATTATATAGGAGGAAATAATGGCAAGACGTGCAACTACAAAAGCTGCGGCTACCAAGGCAACTACTGCAAAGACCACTGTTGAGCAGCCCGTTGTTTCTACCGCAGAGATTACGAATGAAACTATGGTCGAGTGCCGAAGCGGTGTCTCTGGCAACCTGATCTATAAGTCCTCACTGAATCCCGGCTATGTAGTCGAGTGGAGCGGTCTGGGTGAGATTCAGGAGATGGAGTATCGCGAGCTCGTTTCTATGCGTGGCAATCAGCGCCGTTTCTTTGAGGAAAATTGGATTCTGATTGATGACCCCGCAGTTATCAAGAAGCTGGGTGTTGGTCGTTACTATCAGAATAGCCTGTCTACTGATGACTTCGAGGATGTATTTAATATGTCCGCCGACGAAATCAAGGAGATCGTGCCCACTTTGCCGGGCGGCACTAAGGACGCTATCGCATCTGAGGCTAAGAAGAAGATTGATTCTGGTGAGCTGGACAGTCGCAGTGCTATCAAAGCGCTGGAGGACTCCCTGGATGTTGAGTTGGAAGATACCATCTAAATAAAGGAGGCGGGCCATGGCAACCACTTTTGAAAGTATCTATGCCCGCTGTCGTGGGCGAATCAAAGATTATGACAAAGAAGGCTACACAGACGAAATGTTTGCAGCTGTCGAAAAGGACCTGCTTCAGGCAGCAATTGACGACTTTGTAGATATCTGCGCTAAAGATCTGACTGATTATGACGAAGAGCTTGAGGAATTTAACATCACTTTGTCTCGTAAAGAACAAAGTATACTCGCACTGAGCATGATCGTTCACTGGTTAGAGCCTTACGTCTTTAATTCTGACGCACTAAAAAATGCCATGAGTACAAAAGATTTCTCTATGTTCTCCCCCGCTAAACTATTGGAGCAGATGAAAGACTTGTTACAGTATTCAGAACGAAAATTGAAAGCCGAAATGAATGGCTACTCGTTCAGAGTAAACAAGGTTTCTGAACTGACTGAGTAAGGCGGTGGCTTATGACTCGATCAGAATATAGAAAAATGCTTAAACTTAATGGACCGACTCAGCGTGACAGAATAATTAACAAATCAATTCACGACCAAAATAAGTTGGCTCCTGTACAACCATCTTTTAAAGATGTTACGATTGATGACGTGCCACGCAAATTAAATATCATTTCTTCAACTGTTATGGATCAAAAAATCATTCATACTCTGCCGGGCGAAGACTTTTCTATTGGAAGCATCGTCTATTGGAGCAAGAGCCACTGGTTGATTACAGAAAGAGATCCAGAAGACGAAATTACAGTACGTGGACGTATTCAGATTTGTCGAAAGGAAATCAAATGGCAAGACGATAATTCTCACAAGATCCATTCTTTGTGGGCTACAGTTGAAAAGCCGTATTATTCCAATCTGGAAGAGAATAAGCAGATGAGTTATTCTACTCGCGAATTCCGTATCCAGATGCCTTTCGATGAATACTCTGCCAATCTTAATATTGGTAAGCGGCTAATGCTAGAAATTATTAACGATGTGCCTAAAACATATCGTATTACTTCGGTCGATCAAATGACAAGCCGCATTGACTACAATAATGAACAGGTCGGATTTCTCTCTTTTAATGTCGAACAGGATCTATATAATCCAGAGACTGACAATGCTGAGAAGATGATATGTGACTATGTTCCTATTGAAGATACAGACGAAATTCCGCCAGAGGTCGTCTATCCACCGCAGGAGGCTGAACCAGAATATGTTCTCAGTATTGATTTTACTGGAGCTCCGACAGTTCAAGCCGGCGGTTTCGGTAAGCTGTTTACAGCAAAAATCGATAGTGAAACGTGTGAAACGGCAAATTGGACTTTACAGGGCGATCATGTTCCTGACGAGATCCATTTTAAGAACGCGGAGGATTCTGTGTCTAGCGCAAAATGTAAAGTAGTTTGCGCTGATAATCCCAAGCTGATTGGGACAACCGTATCTTTGACAGTTCGATCAGGTAAATTAACCGCCGACGTTGATTTGGAGGTGATCTGATATGAATTTGGAAGAGATCGGTTCTTTCAAAAATAAAGTAATATCAAAGCTGATAAACGATGACAATATTCTTGATGTCCTTCTGGGGGACGTTGACAATATTGAAGATCCTGAAACTGCCCTGCTTGGTAAGGACGGGTCAGGAAAGGGCGGCTGTGTGTTTAAATATGAGTTTGTTCCAGACACCCAAGAAAATTCTAAGACATTTTTATGTGTTGAGGTAGTGCCGGAAGAAACTAATGGCGACACGATTACAGACATGACGATCTATGTGTTCGCATATTGCAGCAAAAATCTCATGCAGACCTATCGCCGCAAAGGACAAGCTGGTACTCGAATTGATGTTCTCGTAAGTGACGTTGATAAGATTTTAAACGGTAACGCTGAATTTGGAATTGGTCCACTTGAATGGGTGGGCAGTAGTATTTATAAACCAGCACAGCCCTATTATGGTCGTATGCTTGTTTATCGCGTTGGAACTTTTCGGAGGGCAAGGCGATGATTCGATTAAATTATATAGACCATATCAGCCCTTATGGGGTCATGCTGCGCGAGGTAGGTCGAATTCACTCCCCTATTCTTGGAGATATTTTGAAACTCGGCTACAACCAGTATCAGCGAGTATTGACTTTATTTTTGTATACACCAGAAAAATATTTCACGGACGTCTCGACAGATGCCAAGATAGAAAATCCGTGGAATCAGTTCACAAATGAACAAAAAAATGAAATGACAATGTTTGATATCCTAACAGCCAACGAAGAAGCCAGATCCGAATTGATTTCGGGTTTGGCTCTTTTTATTTTCGGAAATTTGGAGTGGGACGAAAAATATCACGCAATTTTGATTGATAAACAAGTTGAGTCGAAGGGCAATATGTCGATTGGCGGTTTTGTTGATAAATCAAATTACAAGACAGTTGTTCAAGTAATTTTGCAGCTACTTGATATTGCGGATGATGACATGCCCGAAGAAAATCCTAAGTTTAGAACCGAAAAAGATCGGCTGTTTTGGGAGAGGTTTCAGAAAAAGAAGAAAGAGTTCACAAAAACAAAAAAAGGCGATCCAAATTTGGAGCTGCCTAATATGATCTCGTTGTTGTGCACATTTCATCAGAGTCTGAATTATTCAAATATTTGCGCCCTCACCATTGGTCAGATACGAGATACGTTCTCCCAACTGATGAAGGCAAAACAATTAAATATCGCAGAAATGAACTATTCCGTTTGGGGCGGTAAATACGATCCGTCACAATGGATAGAACGAATTGATAAAACACAGGAGGAAAATAACTATGGCTAATAAGAATGCAAATTTCGCCAACCGTGAAGTTGCCGATCTGATGCTGATGGACTATTCCACTAAGAAGATGTTCCTGAATGTGGATTGGGCTAACGTCACTTCTACCTCTTTTGAGGGTGATCGTGTGTTCGCTACTGGCGGCCAGGGCGCACCTAACCGCGTGCAGTTCGACGGCTCTCGTACTGGCACTCTGACCATTGAGGCTCAGGTTTATCCCGTCAAGGTCTTCCAGATGCTGTCTGGTAATGATCTGGGCACTGAGGCTAATTTCCTGAAGCGTGAGAAGATCACTGCTACTGATACTGCCAAGCTGACTCTGACTGATTCTGCAGCAGGTACTTACGTTCAGGTCTTTAAGGCTGACGACGATCTGGGTACCGAGCTGACTGCTACCGTTGCTGATAAGGAAGTCACTGTTACTGTCGAGAGTGGTGTTGAGTACGTTGTGTACTACTACAAGAAGGCCGCTAAGCCTCAAGTTATCCACCTTGATTCCAAGCACTTCCCCAAGGCATATCGTGTCGAAGGCTCTGTTCCCTACAAGACCGAGAACGATGAGATTGTCGAGGCACATCCGATCTGGTACAAGGCCGCTCCCCAGGCCGCTTTCGAGCTGTCTTGGCAGAACACTGGTGACCCCGTCTCTCTGACCATGACATTCGACGTTATGGCCGATGCTGATGGCAACATTTATGACATGATCTATGAAAATGGCCAGGAGTAATTCCTAAGCAAATACATCAGAGGTAGAGTCTTTCGGGGCTCTACCCCTTTTATGAGCGCACGAGTAATACAACTATATACAAAATTCGCGCGTTGATATAAGGGAACTCACGGAACCTAAAACAAAAAGGAAGTGTGTATTATAAAAATCTTAGCTTTTGACCAAGCGCTGATAAAGACAGGCGTTTGTACATTAGACGACGGCACTGTATATCACTCGCTGATTGATTTAAGTAAAACCAAAGACCCAGTTGAGCGCCGTGCTATTATGCGCCAAATGATACAGAGTCGCATCAAAACCAACAACCCAGATCTTGTCGTGATTGAAGACGTAGCGCTGCAAGCATCAGCTAAGACAGTAATTCAGCTTGCACAGTTGCAGGGGGCGATTATTGGAGCGTGTGAACTATTCAATATCCCATATGAAATCATAAAGCCGACTGAATGGCGCAAAATGCTCAATTTCAAACAGGGGCGACAAGTAAAACGCCCAGAACTAAAACAGCAAGCTATTGACTATGTAGCCGAACACTATGGTGAGAATGTCTCTTCTGATGAAGCGGACGCGATGTGTATTGCGACTGCCGCACTGATGAGGCTTGAACAAGATAAAATTACACAGGAGGACTAATAATTATGAAAAATAATCTGAACCTAGAAGATCGCATCCAGTTTGTTGATGGTGTTGTAGACCTGTCAAAGCGTAATGGCAAGTATGACCCCGCACTGTATGATTATGCTTTCCGTATTGCTACTGTTGTCTACTTTACGGACATTGACACAACCGGCATGGATCAGAATGCGCTGAGCGAACTGGCGTTTTCTGATGAGACTACAAAGATGATGAACGAAGCGCCTCGCAAGTATATTCTTGGCACGTTAAACAAGGCTTGCCGTGAGAAGATTGAGATCGAGCGTCAGCAATATATGGCACTGTTCGAGGCAACTGCAAAAAATCAGCCGTTTGAGGAGTTGATGAAGTTGGCAGCCGATGTGCTAAATGGTATTGGCGAGCAGTTTAATATGAAGGAAATGATCAAAACTATTTCTGAAGAGAACATGAAGAAGCCTGTGACTGATAACAGCTATAGTGTTAAAACTCCAGAAGGCTTACTTGATGGAGCTCACCCCATAGTGCTTACCGAAGACATGGTGCTCGCAGAAGGCAAGGAGTAAAACTATGGCAAAGTTTACAGCTACCACGGTGGATGCCCTTCAGACTGAAATCATGAGACGTGCAAATCTGGCGCTAAAAAACGAAATTGCAAGCACTGTAAAAGAGCGGCTTAAAACTCATGTGCAGAAAGATGTGTATTCAACCTACTCCCCCGTCGAATATGAACGGCGTGAGGGATCTGGTGGCTTAGTAGACGATAAAAATCTAAAACACAAAGTTCGAAGTCGCACGCTATATGTGTATGAAGAGGCACCTATTGATGGACCGCGCCTAGACGCTCCAAATTTCAAAAACAGGCCAGACAGTTTAGCACGCATAATCGAAGAGGGCGCTTACAATCCGTGGAATTATAGAAAATATAAGTGGACAAAACCACGTCCATTCATGGAGAACACACAAGACGACATTGATTATAGATACGCTGATATTGTAAAGCTACTAAAAAATCGAATCGAGCACGACAAATAATTAAAAAGATGAGCAGACTTATTAAAGCCTGCTTTTTTTAGATTCGGCTCCAAAGGAGGAATATAATATGGCGCGTGAACCAGAACTGAGTATTAAAGTTAAGGTAGACCCACAAATTAAACCAACAGAGTTAAAGACAAGCATTGAGCGAAAAGTAAAACAAAGTGGTGAAAAGCCACAGATTGATATTGACCCTAATATTGATGGTATAAAAAAGAAAGTCGAAGATAAATTAAAAAACATCAAGGCAACTGCAAGTATAACGCCTGTTGTCGATACCGAAAAACTTAAAACAGACATTCAACAGCAGATTAACGGCATTGGCGATATTCCGAAAGTTACTGTTGGTGTTAACGTTGATGATTTTAGTGATGAACTCAGTAAACGACTCAAAGAAGAACTTAAAACAGTTAATGAAAAATTGTCTTATTACTTGAAAAATCTTACAACAAACACAGCCGGACTAAATAGTGTTGTAGAGGGGTTATTTCCAAGTCGTGGCATTTCAAATGCTGTTCAATCCGAATTAAAATCAGTTCAGGCAGAATTAATCGCAGGACTAAACGGCGTAAAGAGTAAAGTAAAACCATTCAAAGAAACAGATCTTTTTCAAATTGGAGATACAGAGAGCACGACAACAATCCGACGGGTTGAAAAATTGGTTAAAAACATTAGAGACCAATTTGCAAATCTTGATAATTTTTATGATGCAGATGAAGAAAAGTTTCTTGATGGATTTAATAGTGAGTTTGAAAAATTTCAAAACAACGCATCCGAAACAGTAGAAAAATTATCTGCTCTAAAAAAGAATTTAAGTAAAGACAAATTCAGTGATCTTCTTGACAATGAGGATTTTGATGCCGAGTCAACAACAAAGGCCCTTGCTCCTCTTATTTCTTTTTTAAAGAAGCTCTCAACCACATCGATAAAAACAGGAGAAGACTACGATAATTTATATGCACTGTTTAACAACAAAAATACAAACAAACTATTTGACGAGTCCAATGATCATTTAACTAGAATGAAAACGCGAGTTGGTGACATCACGGCTGAGACAAAAACTGCTATAGAAGTCACAGGCGAACTCGCTAAAACACTTAATAAAGCTATTAAGGATGACAATTCCGGTTATCTAAGTGATGCAGAAATAAAGACGTATGGTGCTGCTTTTGATGAAGTTTTGAGCAATATTGCAACAAAACAGGAAGAGATCAATACCAAAAAGCAAAGAACAGTCGAATTAGAAAATGATCTATTGACAAAAACAAGATCCAATCGAGAAGCTCTCAAACAAGAACTCGAAGAGTATAAAAAGCTATTGAAATCCTTTGGTGTAAAGGGAGACGAAGATGAGGGTAATCCGAAAGGTAAACCAAAACCGAAAAGCAAAGAACCGGACAAAACTCCAGCCCAGAAACCAGCAGAAGAGCCAAAGACTGAAAATCAAGACGCTCTAAATAACGGAATCGCTAAAATTCAAGCAATCGTATTTGATATCAATCAAGAGGAACTTCAAAAGTCTATTGATACAATTTTTGCTAAAGTTTCTGCTCCTATCGGATTCAAACCTGCCAATGGTGCTATTGCGAACATAAAACAGCAGCTACAAGAAGCGTTCAATGATGTTGTAATTTTAGGCAACAGCATTACAAAAGATGAAGAAAAGAGCAGTCAAAACTCTATTCCTCTTTCAACTTCCATACCAGGCAAAGTCACTATCACAGATGCAGATGTTATCGTCGATGTCAAAAATCCAGTGACAATCCCCGGTACTGTCACGGTTGATCCGACTTTTGTTCAATTTGGCAATTCTGATGACCTTCAGAAAAATGCCAATGCCTTGTCATCTGTAAAACAAAGTCTAAGTAAAATTTCTACAAACGCTGAAGGTTATGGTACAAAAATAGCAGTAATTGGCCCATCTGTTCAGTATGTAGCACAGGAAGTCGACAATCTCAGCAAATCTCTTGAGAATCAAATCACAGACTTGGATCTTATCGCCAAAAAGACAGATGCCTATGGGACAACAGCTAATTCCGTCACTTTGAACACAAAAGACGTAGCTGCTCCAACTGCACCGGTTGATATTCCCGGCAAGGTAACTCTTAAAGTAGAAGACGTAACTCCTCCGAAGGAATCTGTGAAGATTCCCGGCAAGGTCGAACTCAAAGATAAAGATATCAAGAGACCTAATCCTCTGAACCTCAATGGAGCAGTAAAAATCAAAGCAGCCGATGTTAAAATTGACGATGTTGAGATTTCGAAAAAGAAATTTGACATTAAGGGCAATTTGATTCTGAAGAATGCGGAGATCGTCAATGCGGTTAAAGAAGCAGCTGGAAAAGAATCTAAGAAGAAAGACACAACAAAATCCAAAATAGATTCAAATATTATAGATGTAAAAGCACAACAAGAAGCTAATAGATTGTTGCAGCAAGAAGAACAGCTTCAACAAAAAATCGCTGATGCTGCTCAAAAAAAAGCTGATGCCGAAAATAGATCTTTTAATCGAGATGTAGTTGCTGCACAGAAGAAATATGATCAAGCAGAGTTAGATAATTTAAAAGCTATTGAATCTATCTATCGAGAACTTACTAGTTTAGAAAGCAAACGTGGAAGATATACAAAGCCAGAACAGGCATTTGACTTACACCAAATTGAAGATCAAATTTCTGCCGATGAAGTAGAGCTTAATGAAAAAATGCTTTCTGCAAGCGAAGTTGGATATAATCCATTAAAAGTCACTAGTATTCGCAAACAGGCACTTAAATATTATTATGCACAAGCAAGTTCTGATAATAAATTTGATATTGCAAAACAACAGGTAGCTATAAAGATTCAACAAGAAGCGACAAAAGCATTACAAGAAGAAACAGAAGCGAAAGAAAAAGCCGCTGAGGCAACCAAAAAGCAAGAAGAAGCAGAAAATAAACTTCTTGCCCGCGATATTATTGCACAAGAGAAGAAGGATAATTCTGATGGAAGTAAAGCTATCGACGATATTGTTTCAAGTTATCAGAAAATCATATCTCTGCAAAAACAAAGAGGTAGATTTGTTGATGCAAAAGATAAAGAGGATTTGGATGAAGTAAACAAGCAGTTGGCAGAAGAAGAAACTCGTCTTTCTGAATTGATGTTTAATTTCCAAGATTCCACTGGTGTAAATCCATATCAGTTTACAGACGTTCGCAATATAGCAGATTTAGCTGAAAAGGAATACCGTTCATCTAATCGTGTCGTAGAAAATAAACGCAACGATCAATATCAAAACCTTGTAAATCAACTGTCTGGAGTTCAAAAAACTTATGGAACAGTAGAAGAAGCCGCAGCGGAGGGTAAAGCAGCGACGGATATTCAAGTTGCACTTCAAAAGCAGCAAGAACTTGTATCGCAAATTGCTAAAGCAAAGGTTGGTACAGAAGAGTACAGCAATGCAATTCAAGCCGCAGAAGAAAACTGGAAATCTGTTGTGGCAGTTATAGACATCGCAGAAAAGAAGCAAAAAGACCTTGCAAAAGCCGTCGACAGTATTGAAAAGAAGTTCTATCAGCTTGCAGAAGAAGCCTCTGGCAGTTCTAATGAGAAATTAAAGAATTCTATCAATGGAGTTATCACCAAAGCTGCTGCACTTAGCGCTAAAAATCCAAACACATACGAGAATTATGCAGTTGATTATAATGAGTTAAAGCGTGAATCTTACAAAGCCAACGCGCAATACGCCATTTGGAAGAGTAATTATAAGAAACTTGAGCGCGAAGGCATCAAAATTGCCGAGGGCGTTGAAATTGCTCGACAGATGCAGGCCGATGGAAGTCTCCAGAATGTCAAATTTGATGGTATCGATAATCTTCTCAAGCAGTTAAATGAGCTTGAGCCTCAGACTGACGCTTATAAAGAAAAACTTGTAGAAGTCAAAAAGATTTGGGAAGAAATCGAAAGAAAAGTTAAAGCCGTCGAAGAGTCAGAAACGCAAGCCGCAAAACGAGAAAGTACGAAGGCAGCAAACCTAAAATCTGTTAGCGATGCCATATCTCAAAACAGAGCTACAATGAAGGACGTCCAGAAGAATTATGGTACTAACTATTCTTTTTATGGCAAGCTGCAAGAAAAAGATTCAAAGCTCAAAACTTTACTTGATATAGTAAACGAATCTTCAGATCCAGTGTCTGCTGCTAAAGAATGGACAAAGAATAACCTTGATATATCCCCAGATAAAATTAATTCTGTAAAGGATGCACTAAATCAATTAAACATCGCATATAGAGAGGCAACACAAGAGGCAAAAGATTTTAACAAAGAAGCTTCTCGCGAAAAATCTATAAATAAGGCATCAATGGAAGTTGCTAATCTAAAGGCAACTATTCATGATTATATTGCCGAACATAAAAAGCTTGAAGGAACAGATGTTGGGAAATCTCTATACGAGTTGCTTGAAGCATTGAATCAAAGTGATGCACCAGAGAAAATAGGTGAGTTAAAAAAGCGATATGCGGAGCTCCGTGCTGAATCTAAGAAGCTTGGGCTAGAATCTAAAAATCTACTCGATGTGTTTGAAAAGCTGTTTGGTCAGCATTTGAGTACTATGATCACCATGGCGGCTCTGCACAAAATGCAGGAAGCGCTACGGATTGTGTACCAGAACGTGGTCGAGATTGATACGGCGGTTACTGAACTTCGTAAAGTCAGCGAGTATGCGGGTAAATCGCTTGAAGAATACATGGGTCGCGCTGCTGAACAAGCACAGAAGTTGGGAGTATCTATCAGTGATTATATCAATTCTACTGCTGATTGGAAACGCCTGGGTTACTCTGATGAAGACGCGGAGAACATGGCCACCTACTCTACCCTTCTTAAAAATGTTGGCGATGGTATTGACGATGTTAATACATCTTCTTCCTACTTAATCTCGACATTGCAAGGGTTTGGTCTGTTAGCTAAAGATGCTGAAAACGTAGTCGACCAGATTGACAAAGTTGCAAACACACAGCCGATTACAGCGCAGGCCATTGGTGAGATCCTTACCCGTTCGGCTGCAAGTATGAAGGCTGCAAACAACGATTTGGCTGAAACAATCAGCTTAGGCACCGCCGCCTATGCAGTAATTCAAAATGCTGAAACTGTAGGAACAACTTTGAAGAGCGTTTCTATGTACCTACGTGCAGCTAAGAGCGAACTGGAGGATGCCGGCGAAAGCGCAGACGGGTGTGCAAATTCTGTATCCGAACTACGCAGCGAGCTAAAGTCCCTTACTGGCGTCGATATCATGATCGACAATAAAAGCTTTAAGAGTACATATCAAATTTTGAAAGAACTGTCTCAAGTTTGGGACAAACTATCAGATGTGACGCAAGCAAACGTCACTGAAATGATTGGCGGTAAGCGAAACGCAAATGCCATTAGTGCTATTCTAAACAATTTTGACGTTGCTGAATCTGCTATGGAATCCGCTGCTAACAGTGCAGGAACAGCTTGGGAGGAGAATTCCGTTTGGATGGACAGCATCCAAGGCCGCCTTGCACAGCTCGACGCAAGCTTCCAAGTTCTTTCTCAAGACGTCCTCTCTTCTGGTCTCTTGAAGACTGGCGTATCTTTCCTCACATCAATTGTTAAACTTCTTGATAAAATCATTAATCTCACTGGTGCCCTTCCTGCTGGACTGGGCATCGCAGCATTTGCAACTCAGCTGGGTGAACCTAAAATGACGGGTTTCATGATTGTGCCCAGCAATACTCCGGGTGGTGACACGGAACAAATGCTCCGCAGATATTTTATTATATCATTGTGAAGCATGAGGGAGTATTTAGTAAAACCGACGAACATGGTGGCCTAGCCACGGCGAGTTTGGGTAATTCTCGTCCGGGAACCGAAAGGAATCCGCAGGCAAGCTCTGCATGCGCCTACATTATTATAATAGGCACTGCCAGAGACGCTTCAGAGAGCATAATGTCGGAGTGGAGCTACGCGCATAATAGCGCCGCAGGTTCACTATGGGGTGCTCCAAATCACTGCTATGCAATCAAGCACATGCAGGAAAAATTACAGGTGGTCTTTCCCCTGCCGTCAAAAGTGGAAAAATATTTTTGTTGACTATCTTAGTATTTCTGGCTATAATAAAAATATCAAAAACAACATGTAAGCAAAACGCATGTAGTGGAGGTATTATATTATGGCACGACCTAAAGGTAGCAAGAATAAAGCAAAAGTTCTCGACGGCGTCGATTACGCAGCACAGATCGCTGAAAAAAATACTGCAGCAGAATCTCTTGCTCAGGAAATCGCAGCTATTGGCGATAACATCGGTGCTCTGAATGCCCAGCGCAAAGCAAAACACGTAGAGCTGAATAAACTCAACAAAGAGATCACCAAGCTCGAAAAGAAAAAGGCTGATGCCGACGCAAAGGTCGCAGAAGCTGCCAAGAAAGCTGAAGCTGAGGATGTCCTCAAGAAACTGCTCGCTGAAGGTATGAGCACGGACGAGATTCTGGAAAAGCTGAAATAACGACGGCGTCGAATAGCGCATAAAACAAGCCCGACTTCCCTACTACTGGGAGGCCGGGTGTTTTATTTATGTCATTTTAGTTAGTTGCATATCACTACTCATACCTACAGTTCTTGTGATAGAATTGTTTTCCGATTTTCCCGCTGGCAGCGCCCACGAGAGACACAGACACTGCGCGGCTATGGACGTTCTAGTTTTGCGTTGATTGTTTTAAGTTCCGTACAGTAATCCAACAAATAATTCAAATCGCTTCTAACCTTTTGAGTTGCTTCTTCTCCATGCCATCCTGTGTCAAGATATTGTTCATGAAAATACTGAATAATCTCTCCTTCTGTATATTTACCAGAGTCAATAAAATATCGGAGCAGTCTTTGTCTTTGTGTCGCCGGCTTCGTAGTTGTGTATCCATCATTATTTATGCTTGTGTGTTGAGCAAAGTCATCAAAAATTTCTTGTTGACTATTATAAAGCTGTGCCCATCTTGCTAATTCTTTGTCTCGGGAAGACATAGACGGGTCAAACTCAGCCGAAACATAATACTTCCAGCAACCACCCTTTGCAATGAAAATTTCCTTCGTCACAAAGTATTTATCACACTCGTCGCAATGAATGACATCAATAGTAGTTGGCTCTGTAAAACTTTCATACCCGGCCTTTGGTTTAATCCTTGCTCGACATGGTGTACAGTGATGTTTTTCCCTAAAGCACTTGTTTGATTTAAAATAAAATGTGACAGTATGGAGTTCATCATCAGTCCAGTCGATATCTTGAGGTATCTGATACTGGGCTGCCAATGCTTGATCTACTTGTTTTGTTTCAAGGATAGTGTATTTTAAAGTCCGTCCGTCTTTCTCGATCTGAAAGGAATCTGCTCCTGTTGCGGCTGCTTTCATAGCTGCGTTAAACAATTCTTTCATGCTTTCATCGTCGCGCAAGACAAAAATTGGTTTTTCATAGCATCCTTGTTCTGGCGGGTCACTGATCTCGTAATCAGACAGAATTATTTTATAAATTTCGGGATCATCAGCATTTTCTTCTTCTGAGAAGTAAGCATATATGATAGCGTAAATAGGATCATACGACCCCATAGGTTTTCTTTTCATAGTTAAAAGTTACTGTTGCAGTTTTTGCAATGCCATTGTTTACCTAACTTAGACGAGGAGGCTCCAACAATAGATATTGACACTGCTCTATTTAGCGTGCTGATCTTCTCAGTGTTAGTGGACTTACAGTAGGGACAGACGACACGCTTGCCGCTGGCGAGGTCTTGCTGCTCTTGTTGTTTTGTTTTCCATTTTTCCACCTGACGGGCTGTTTCAAGTGCTTTTTGTTTGCGTTCGCGTTCTTGACGTTCGCGCTCTAAGCATCCCGGATCTGCTTGTTCACGAAGATAGTCTTGGTACCAGCAAAGAAATCGATTGTTAAAGGAAGAATACGTTTTATCCGCTTTTTCTCTTAACTCCTTAACGCTTCCGGTTTTTTCCTTATTTACTGATTCTTGTACAATTCGTTTATATTCTTCATTAAATTCCGGGTACTCTTTCAGGATTTGATCTACCATATAGGCATATACAACAGACTCATAAAACACATTTTCGTTATGAAAAATATCGGATTCCGCCCAATATTTAATGTATGGATCTTCCTCAAGGTATTCATATTCTGGATGTTTTTTATAAAGTCTCTTACCTTCTTTGCTTAATTCTTTTTCTGTATAATCACCCCAAAAATTTTTCGCTGTTCCAAAAAAAGGATTTACATCTCTTTTCATTTCACCGATTTGCATAAGCTCACCTCATTGGCAAATAATTTCAACCGACCATTGAGATTATTATACGCTTTGACAGTCAATAAGTCAATGATTGAGCTTGGCAAAGGATTTGATGGAACTATTGAAAAAGCAATTTCCTCTACGGAAAAACTTAAAGGGCTACCTGAAATCGTCCAAAAGTATATGATGTGGGGAGACTATAAGTCTGGATTTGTCAAAAAAATCGATGGCAGTAATTTTGGAACTGACGAAAATGGGAAAGATATTCAAAATTACGTTGCTCAAATTTCCAACCTTGATAAAGCACAGCGTAAGGCGATTATTAGTGTAACGGAACTTGGTAACGACTCGAAAAAAACTATAGAAAAACTTATCGAGCTTACTCAAACAGGTTCTCGTATCAATGGCAAGGTTTTCGAGGCCAGCTTAAAATCTGCCGGTAATAGCGAAATCAATCAGGGCGATATCAATTCTCTGATGAATGCTCTTGGCATGAAAAACGGTGATAACTACGCCTTGCCCAACACTAATGAAGTCAAAAAGAATCTCAACATGTGGGCAAAGGCCGCAGAGAATGCTGACGCCAAAACTCGTCTTATGAACGCAGGTATCATTGAAAGCACAAAAAATGGCTACGCAATGACTGATTCCTTTAAAAAGATGATTGGTATCGAAGAGGTCGATGGTGTTGTTAAAACCGGATTAACTGCAAAACAACTTGCCTTGAATACAGCTATGCAGATCGGAAAACAATTGGCCTTGTCTTTTGGTGTTGCGATTGCCACATGGGCTATATCTAAAGCCGTTGAGTATCTGATGAATCTCAAAACCCGTTCTGAAGAGCTTGTTGAGACAATGAATGATTCTCATGATGCAGCTGAACAAGCTACTAAGGATGTTGAAGAGATTCAATCTAAAATTGACGAACTCAATGATTCCCTAGAAGCTGCTGGAGTTAAAAAGATTGAAGACATCGTTGATCCTACCGAGCGTGAGCGTCTGCAGGCCATCAATGATATGTTACAAGCCCAACTCAAACTCAAGAAGCAACTGGAGAAGGACGCGAACAATAAAGCAAATGCCGATACAAGTACTGTTGTAAATGATAAAACTGAAAACAGTATTGTAAAAACACGCACTGTGAATGTTTCTTATGCCGAGGGTGGTGCAAATGCTGGCACTCATCAGGTTGCAGAGAAAGTCTCTAAGACTGAATCTCTCCAGGAATATACAGCAGCACTCGAAGACAATGTTCAAAAGCGTCGTGATCTTCAGGTTGAGCTTGACCAAATTGAAGCCTCTAGCGGGAAAGATTCTAAAGAGTATGCAGATAAAAAGAAAGAACTCGATGCTCTGAATGATACTTTTAAATCCCAGAAAACCACGGTTGAAGAGCTTTCCTCTGCCGTGTCTGAGCAGATGAACAATTATAGCACCGACGCTGATAATTTCGCCCAGTACAAGGACGAATATGTTGCCGGCACGAACGCAATGACAGCAGCCACTAAGGCTCTGGTGAACGCACAAGATAGTACAGGCATTGATACTACCAATCTTGATATATTCTCAGAAAAAGTAAAACAAATCAAGAATGATATCGACAATGGTGATTCTCAGCAAAGCGATTGGAAAACATTCAATGGCCTTGATGCATTTAGTGGAATGAGTGGCGAGGCAATAATCAATATTGATAAAGACTCTTCTCATCAAACCGAGACTGAAACAGCCGCGCTTGAAAAACTCCATAAAACCGCAGACGAGAATAAAATATCATTTGAGTCTCTAATTGGTGTGTTTGAAAGTTTCGGTCTTGTGCAAATTAGTAACTCTGCAACTGCTGACGATTACGCCGATAAACTCGAAAAAACAATGGGCGTCATCGACAATATTCAATCAGCATACAAAGCCTGTTCTAATGCTGTTGAAGAATACAACAAGTATGGGTATATGAGTGTTGACTCGTTGCAAGCTCTTTTGCAAATGGATGATCAGTATCTTAATACTCTTGAGCTTGTTAATGGAAAGCTCCAAGTCAATCAAAGTGCGTATGCAGATTTGTTGGCAGCTCAATATGCAGAAGCTCAAATGGAAGCTATTTCTCAGGCGATATCAGAACTATATACGATTGCAAAGGGAGACTCCGCAGAAAAAGCCGAGACATTTACTGAAGCAACTGAAGATGAAAAGAATAAACTTGCCGCTTTGTGTCCCGCTTTAAAAGATGCCACTATTGGAACTGGAGAACTAGCTGCCGCTTTAGCTGCCGCTCAAAGTGCCGGTGAAGGCGGGAACGCAGATGCTGTTCAAGCAAAAATCGATGGAGTTATGAATGCTCTTAATACTCGTTTAACACTCATTAAAACAAATATGCAATCAGCAATGAGTGGAGCATCAGCCCTTAAAAATCAGATGAATGGTTTCGATACTGGCAAGAAAACTAAAAAAGCAGCGTCCTCCATTACAGATCTTGCCTCTGCATTTGATACATTGAAAGAAGCCATGAACGAGTATAACAAATATGGCTATCTAAGTTATGATACAACTAAATCGTTAGTTGGTCTTGAGGATGTATATACAGAATGCTTGACAAAAAACAATGGAAAACTAGAGATCAATACAGCTAAACTCCGCAAATTTATTAAGACTCAACTTGAAGTGGCCAATGCTTCTGACGATGGTGGTAAATCTGCTGCGGAAATGACCAAAATACTAAATTGGTTAAATTCAAGTGTTGATTCTGAAACCATTTCGTTTAATCAGCTCACAGATGCTATCAAAGGATATGGAACTGCACTTGATGAAGCAACCGGCAAAACAGACGAATTTCAGTCCGGTATGCAAACACTTCATGAGTTATTTACAATTGATCACGCAAATGGTGATCAGATTGTAGATTATGATACTTTGAAGAAGGTTACGGATCTCATCGCCAAACATCCAGAGATGAATGGGATTTTCCTTGACGAAAACGGAAATTTAAACGTAGACGATGATAAAATCAAAGAAGCAGCCAAAGTTTTAATTCAAGATGTTATAACTGCTGCTACCGATTCTAATCAACCTGGACTGGCAAAATTATGGACTGACCGCCTTGCCGGCCTAACGTCTGGTAATATCAGTATGACAGATTTTTGGAATGGATTTGGTACTGATATAGAAGATGCTAACACCAAGATTGATAAGTTTCAGAGCACGTTCAGTACTTTCCGTAATGCATATGAGGAAATTCGAGACACTGGCTCTCTCAAGAGTCAAGATATTCTACAAGAGCTTGGCCAAATTGATCAATCTTTCCTTGACCAATTTAAAAATGTTAATGGGGATTACGAGATCGACGCCAAAGGTCTTCGCGATATGTATGTTGCAACTCTTGAACCGTTGATGAAACAATTCGAAGGTACTACATATGGAGATTATTTGCAACAGATGTATGACGCCGTTCGTGCTCCAACACAAGAAGAGTATGATGCGCTCGTAAAAGCAACTCTTGAATATAAAATTGCAGAAGAAAAATACAATCGCGCTATTACACAAATTGATAGCTCTGACCTTTCTGAAGATGAAAAAAAATCTCTTAGAGAGGAAGCCATCAATGAGCTAACTGAAGTTTATAACAAGAAGTATCAAGATCTACAGGAAACCGATGCTGACGTTATGGCAAAGCTTATTGCTCATTGGGAGGATGCAAAAAATTCTGTTGAGAGTTTTAAAAATGCGTTGTCTGCGGTTAAAGATTTATTAACTAACTTCTTATCTGTTTTTGAAAATTATAATTCAGATAAGGACAATGACTTAAAAATCTGGGGCGAGGCCATGACAGAGCATATCGACGATCAAATCGAAGCTCTGAATAAGCAAAAGGAAGCGCTTGAAAAGGCCAATGACGAGGAAGAACGCGCAATCACTCTTGCAAAACTGCAAGCCGAACTTGAAAAAGCTCGCACGCAACGTACAGTCCGCAAGTATACCAGTAATGGTTATGAGTGGGTTGCTGATGCGTCGGCAGTTAAGGAAGCACAGGATAATCTAAACGACCAGCAACGGACATGGCGCAAAGAGGATGCTGAAAAAGCTATTGATGACCAAATTGATAAACTGAACGAGTTGAAAGACAAGTACAGTGAAATCATCAACTTGATTGGAACCAGTTGGGATGACTACAACAAAAAGCTCAAGTACTCTGCTGAAATTGCAGACATGACTTTTACAGAGATGGAAGGCCGACTTGACGTCTTTAAGGGTAATGTCCTTGGAGCAATGCAGTCCACTAAGGCAACTTCTGGTATTCAGGATGTTATTAGCAAGTTAGAATCCTTGATTACAACCCTTGAGAAGATTAATAATCTGTACAGCTGGGCCGAATCCGGATTTACTGATTATACTGATAAGGGCTTTAATGGTTTAATCAAAACAGCCAAAAAGATTTTCGGATCTACTGGTTCTGACGGTAAGCTCAATATCAGCATTAGCACCGGTTTAAAAAATATCGGTCAGACTGTTAAGAACGCATTTAGTGGAACTTCCGGGAATAGTATCACCAAGGCGTTCCAGGCAGGATGGGAAGCTATCTCGTCTGGTGCTAAGGGGCTATTCTCCGGTAGTGGTGCCAATAGCCTAACAACCATCTTCTCGAATGGTTTATCTGGCATTAGTGATTTTATTGGTTCTGCGTTCAAGGGGCTTGGCAGCACATTTGCTTCGGGCGGCCGGACATTAGTTAAGGTTGCTGGTAACGTTGCTACTAAGATTGGAAGTGCTCTCGGTATTGGTGGTTCCACAGCCGCAGGAGGAGCTGCGATTCCTGTTGTTGGAGCCATTGTGGCAGGTGTCGTTAGCGGTGTTAACGCCAATATTCGACTCATTAAGGATCAAAAAGAAATTTGGTCTGGCGATGATAAACTAGGAGTTAAAATTGCTAAATCCGTTGGAAGTGTAATTTGGAGAACTTCTGCTGTTGGTATGATTGCCAGCACAATTCAGAACATTAGTGGCTTCGTTAAGAAGATTTTTGGTATTGAGAGCAAGAAAGACAAGAATAACGGAACATCTTCTAACGGAAAAATTGACGTTGGCAGTATTGTCATCAATAGCCCAGACAGACCTGCTTCCAACGCAAATTCTGGTACATCCGGGTCTGATACTGGTACAACCAAGCAATCTTTCTGGGATCGCATCAAGAACTCTAAGTTCTGGTTCTGGAACTGGGGTAAGCGTGCGGTTGGAGATAAGGGCGTCAAACATTCTGGCATGTATAATGTCGATGAACAAGGTCCTGAACTTTTAGTACGTCAACCTGCGTCTGGTCGTTACACTTATCTTGAAACCGGCGACGGAGTAGTTCCTGCGGATATTACTTCTAAACTGTTTGAGATGGGCGGAAATACAGATAAATGGTTTGCAGACCAACTGTCCAAAAATGGCGCTTTGAACAATATCCAGAACAAAACTATCGGAGATACGATTTCTGTTGGAGACATCTACATTCAGAATCCTGTTGGCGATACGGATGCTCTTGCTAGAGAGATTGTACGTGACCTTCCGATTAAGCTGCGTCAACAGCAAGGAAGGAGATAACATGAGTAACACGTCTAAAGCAGTTGATGTATTGACAAAAATGATTGTTGAAGTAGCACAAAATGCAATTGAGAACGCTTCGTATGATAAAACCACTTTTGGTGTTGTTAAGAAAAAGACGCCATCTGGCTATATCGTATCGGCATTTGGAAAAGAGTGCAATATACAATCAAATCAAGATTTTAGTCTTTATGAACGAGTCGCTGTGACAGCTCCGCAAGGAGATTATAGCAATCTACTAATTCGTAAAATCTAAAAATAACTATTGCAGGAAGCTACGCCAGTGACGTAGAACCCTGCATTTTTTATATGCATAGGAGGTGAAGTAATGGCAAAGCCGGTATTATCATCTGTAAATGTTTTTGACGCAACAGAGGGCGTCATTGCTTTTTTTAAAATTTATGTGAGCTATACAAGCCCCAATATCATCAAAGAATACGAATACTCGATTTATGATGGATCTGATGATAAAGTTATTTGCACCTCTTCTGGAGCATATAGCAATTTATCGTACACACAAAATAACGGATGGGGATTCCATATCTCCCCTACCGAACAATTAGTGAATCGAGAAGAAAATTATTATTTGCGAATTCGTATCAAATTAACTGACGAATCCGAATATGGAGAGTACAGCTCCCCTATTGTTTTGTACTGCAAGTCGAAACCTTCTATTGCTTTTAGTAGCCTTAATAAAGAAACAGAAAATATTATTCAAATGTCTGCTACTGTTTTTGAAATGCTTTATTCCTACATAAAGGATCAAGGTGAGACTCTTAAAACATATAAATATGAGTTTTATGATGAAGACAAGAAATTGGTTGATGAAACGAAAACGTATTATGGTACTATTTCGCATTCGTTCTCTGTGTATGGACTAGAAGCGAACAAATTGTACTATGTGCGCGGCATGGCTACCACAAAAAATGGGTATGAGCTCGATACGGGTTATTATCCTATTAGAATTGGTAGTGTTTTATCAAACGGAGATTATGCTTTTGAGGCAGAGAACGATCATTATAATGCAGCCATCCGGTTGACATCTCATTTTGTTTCGGCCACTGGTTCTCCTAACGGCGATGTTTCTTACGTAAAAACAGCAGACGATAAATATGCAGTAGATTTGACCAATGGTACAAAAGTTACCTATTTCTTAAGAGACCAAAATAAAAATCTTAATGACTTCGACATGAAGTTTATTGTGAAGCCTGATTGTCCAAAAGAAATTGTCGAGTTGAACTGGAATAACGCAGAATATTCTGTGACTGGAACATTGAGTATTCTAAAGAGATTCTTTACCGATATGAACGACGAAACAGAAAAATTATTTGCCGCCTTAAAAATAAATGTTGACCATGATACGTATTTGATCATCAAAAGCAATTATATCTTTGCAGAAAAAGCGACTGGATATTTATTTGTTGATGTTGTTTGTAAGGATGGATATTTTGAAATTTATATAGAGTCAATGGATGGAGATTATCAAAACGCGGTCTTAGGACAAGCATTACTGGACTGTTGTATTATCGGTGACTCTTCTGTAGATAACGAGAATTAAAGGAGGCTGATTTATGTTTTTAGGAATGGATATTCTAAGTGACGAGCAGTCTCTGAGTAATTCCAAATTGGTGTCAAATCTTTCTTCGTTTTCAATAAAGAATGGAATTTTTGACGAGCTTTATGTTTCGTCTGATCCAAATAAATTTAAAAAGAAAGAATATGATTGGGCGGCCGACACCTTAATCCTCGCCACGTTTGATTCTCAGACGCTTGAAGGCGGCAATATTGGCGCTCTCGGCAGCAAGATTCAGTCTATGCAGCTCCGTAGACGTGAAGTAGGAGATGTTACATGGACTACACTAACAGCTTATCAGGTTCCGGATACAGATAATTTGAATTTCTCTTTTGTTGATTACTTCGCACGCGGTCGTAACACCAAGTATGAATATTCTGTCAACTATATCTTGAAGGACGGAACCGAGTTGCCTTACATTTCAGCTTCTGTCGTAAGCTCGTTCTGCGGCGCTCTTATCACCGATGGCAAGACTTCTTATCATGTATTTCTTGATCCGAAGGTTACATCCACCACAAGAAATAGACAGTCCAGCATTGTTACAACTTTGAATAGTCGATTCCCTTATGTCTTCTATGGGAGCAAATCCAATTACGATACAGGAAATTTCTCTGGTACTATCATCAAGAATAATGGTGTGGATGATTGGGACTTTGATAATTCCTATAAATATCGTGAAGATATGAAGGACTGGCTTACGAATGGCGAAGCTAAAATCATTAAGATGGAAGATGGTCGTGAATGGCTCGTAAGTGTAGACGGAAATGTCGAAGAAGATGAATCCGAGCATATTGATAAAGTCGGTATCAGTTTCGATTTTGTGCAAATTGGTGACTATAACAACACCGACGATTTGAGCGCAAATGGTCTGACAGCTTACAATGATATGGATTACGCTACTTATTATTCAATTACACTCAATCTTGAATCCGCAACTAGTAGCAGTCGTATTATCAGCGTTAAGCAAGGAGAGAGTTATTCCACAAAAATTGAAGCATATGAAGGATATGTCATTGATTCTGTTTCGATTTCTATGAATGGAGTCTCTATTACGGATTCTGTATATAACTCTGTAAATGATACGATTTCTATTCCATCTGTTACAGGAGATGTTATCGTAACTGTCACCGCTCTGAAAATCAGTGTGGATGATATCGCATTTAATTATAATACGTTGAATCTGTCTAAGAACAGCAAGAAAAAGATCAATCTTGTTTACAGCCCGACGAATGCAAAAATCGGAGCGATTACTTGGAAATCTAGTGACGATGCAACAGTCATCGTTGATAATGGTATGGTTCAGGGGTTGAAGGCTGGCTCTGCTACTATCACAGCCTCGATCGACGGACTTGAAGCAAAGTGTAATGTTTCTGTTGTTTCCTTGTCTGATGCGACTGGGATTCCGCTAAGTGCATTCCACGAAGGTGCAGCGATTCACATGCGAGAGAATAGTTCTCCTGTGTATTATATCGTTGCAAAACATAACTACGAAAGCGAACTGAACGGCGAGGGCCGCACTCTACTTGTCAGAAAGCCGGAGTACGCAAATACACGTTTTGGTTCTAATAATGCGTATGGTTCTAGTGATGTTGATAAATTACTCACGAATACATTTAAGAATTCCCTTGATTCTAAAATCGTATCTGTGTTAAATAGCTATCCTACAACAATTCGTTACACTCCAGGCAATGGTAAAAATACAGCATCAACGATATCAAGAACTGTATTCTTACTTTCTTCAAACGAATATGGACCGTCAAGTAGCACTCATAACACGGAAGGCACTATTCTGCCGACCGCACAACAGTTATTGTCAGATGGCTGCGTGAATAATAAGATGCTCTTAACCAGGACACCAGCAGTTTACAATGTTTCTAATACTAAGGATTCTGTAATTGGTATTCGATACAATTCTAACGACAATAGTTTTGAGGATAAGGTTATCAAATGTACCGACACGAATGACGCTAATACTGGCGCTACAGTTGTTGTCCATCCTGCTATGACTCTATCTCAGGATATTAAAATTATTATTGATAATCCAATTAAGGCGAGCGCTGTAACGTTGAATAAAATTTTTGCGATTATTCATGTCGGAGAAGAATTGCAACTCAACGCAGTATATCAACCTGTCGATGCTACCTATCCATTGACAAATTATGGATCTAGCAATCCATTTGTGGCGTCGGTTAATGAAAGTGGATTGGTTACAGGTAAAAAGGTTGGCACTACTACAATCACTGTTGGTATTGACAATGTGTCTGTAACTTGTGAAGTTCGCGTTGTTGAATAAGGAGGTGTTTAAATGTATTATATCGCATCAAAAAAAGAATTTGCGATGCTAAAAAATCATAATAAACATCTTTACTGTAGACTTGAACTTCTGGATAAAGATTTAAACGTTATCGATAATCTTGAAGGATTAACAATTGATGGAAGCCTTTCAATTGATGCAGACTCAGACATCCGGCACACGTTTACTTCAACGATTTATTTGAAACAAAATGAGATGATTAGTTCTTATTCTGTGGACGAGTGGATTGACAAGTTGGTTCGTGTCTATATTGGTATTGGATTATCTGATAAAAATATTTTTTGGTATTCAAAAGGGATCTATGCTTTCAATCAGAATGGATTTTCATACAATGCAACCGAACATAGTGTATCTGTTTCGTGCGTTGATTTAGTTGCAATGCTGGATGGGTCGCTAAGTGGTACATTGACTGGTTATCAAACCGTTATTTCCACTGGAACAAAAATATCCAACGCTATTATTGATACTTACAAACTTAGCGGTATGAAAGAATGTGTCGTCAACTACTGGAATAGAACAGTCCCATATGATATTGAATTTTCAAGCGGTACATCTATCTGGTCTATTCTAACTGAGCTTCGGGATCTTTATTATCCATTTGAAATGTTTTTCGATGACACGACCTTTGTGTGCCAAGAAATTCCGTCTGGTTTTAACGATCCAGTTGTTTTGAACGATGAAGAGTTTCAAGACTTAGTTATTTCTGAGAGCTGCGATATTGAGTACTCAGAGGTCAAGAATTGTGTTGAGGTTTTTGGAGCCAGTGTCGAATATGATACTTATGTTGATGATGAGCACATGACTGTTGTACATACTGATGCAGACTCGAAAACCGGCGAAGAAGAGAAAACTTCTATTACGTTAAGAACGACCAGTTTAGACACCACAAAGGATTGTACTGTAGCTATTACAACTCCCCTGCTTGGTTTCAAAAAAAATGTGGAGATTACAATCGTAAACTCAGTCACAGAAACTGACAGCAATAATAACACTTCAGTTAAGGAGTACACACATGGTCCGTTCAAACTTTATGAAACTGATGTGGATGAAAATGGCACAGATGTTTTAATGGATGGCGCTGAAATCGCACACGACATGATGATTGTTATTTTGTATAGTCCTACATATAAAAAGTTTTATTATCGTGGCGAGCAACAAACCCATGCAATGACATTCTTAGTAAACAAAATGCCTACAGATGATGAGATCGCCAAGGCAAAAGTGGATGAGGCGTGCAATAATTTAAAGTATGTTTGCTTGACTGAATCAGATATATCAGATATAAATTTAAACACTCAGGCAAATCCACGTTTTACAATTGAAAAAATCGGGCGTAGAAATCAAGTGTGTTCTGGATCAGAATATGAGATGTACACTACGGATGAATCAACTATGCAGTGCGCTGAGTACATGTTGTGGAAGTGTGGACGATTGACAGATAGTGTTACAGTGGAATGTCTTCTTGTTCCATGGCTTGAGGTCAATCAAAAGATTTCTTATGTACCTCATTATATCGACACAAAAGGTGAGCCTTTGGAATTCATTATCAAAAAAATCTCTATTTCACTTGGCGAAGGAACGATGACCTTAACACTGAGTCGTTATTATCCATATTATCCATACATCGTACAAAACAAATACTAATTTCAGCTCCAATATTCTGGGGCTTTTATTTTTGTCAAATTGGAGGTGCATTGAATGAGCTATGGCAAAAATCCAGACGGTACCTATACTGATCTGGCGTATACGAAATTTCCAGCTAAAGTTGATAGCTGGCAAGATAGTCAGAATTTAACGGCGAACTATTTAAGTCTAGCAAACGATTATAAAACAGCTCTTTTGAACGGTAACTATTCGGCAGCACAGAGTATTCTTAATGCGAATCCAGAATTGAAGCGAATGTTGATTGGTGCAGATGATATCAACAAGTTAAAGCATTCTCAAATGGCTATTGAGCGCCTGTTCACAGAGGATATCGAGGAATATATCAAATCTTATACAGACAAATCTACATCTGAAGCTGATAAGGCAACTACTTCTGCAGCTAACGCTGCTATTTCCGAAAAGAATGCTTTAAATTCAGAGACCGCCGCAGCCGCAAAAGCATCTGAAGCAAACGAACTGGTTGAGAATCTAAAGACCTTGAAAGGGACTCTCCCTTCTGATTTTACTGAATATACTCAGCAAATTGCCGACGCGAAGGAAGAGTTTGATAATAAGATTGATAAGCACAACACGAGCGATACAGCGCATCAGGACATTCGAGATGATTTAGAAAAAATCTCGTCTAACGTATATTCGAAAACAGAGGCCGACGCGAAATTCGGCACGCCTGCCACGGCTGACCAGCTAGGCCCCGTAAAAGTTGGCGCTGGCCTCGGCGTAACGAACGACGGCACCCTGAGCGTGACCAGCGTCAACGGCTTTACGGTTAAGGCGCAGACCACCGACCCCGGCGTGGACAGCGCCCTCGACACCGGCACTGTCCTGCTGGTGTACGCATAAGGAGGTGGGCGCATGAGCATCTATCTCGGTGCCGGTAGCAGGACACACAAAATGTCCAAGCTCTATGTGGGCGTGGGCGGTCAGGCCCGGCAGGTGAAAAAGATGTACGTTGGTGTAGACGGTCAAGCCCGGCTCGTTTACCAGAGCGGCAAACCCTTGGAAAATAAACCGGTTGGCGAAAAGGTGTTTTTTGACGTAAATAACATCCGTACAGAATGGATCATTGTGCATCAGGGTCTACCGGGCGATATGTACGACGCAAGCTGCTTTGGAACGTGGTTGCTGTGCAATTCCACAAGGTTCACGGGATCTTATAAATCCAGCGGTACCGGGTACGCGAATTCCGATTCACGAATATACCTGGAAGACACGTTTTTCGGGATGATCCAAGCGGATATCAAGCCGCTGATCAAGCAGGTGCGGGTCCCATATATGGGCACCGACAGCTTTCCTATGGAGGAGGACCGGAAAGAGGGGGCGGATGGTATGGTGACAAAGGTATTTCTGCCCAGTATCACGGAACTGAATGGAACCCTGGACAGCGCATATGAAGAGGGTGCGGCACTGAGCTACTTTCGTACCGAGGCAACAGCCAGAAGAAAATGGTCCCGGCCTTACTGGACCCGGACGCCTACGGGCGGTGGGTGGACCCCGAGTAATGCGGCGTATGTTGCCGCAGACGGGACATTAAAGAGAAACAAAACAAATTCCAGTTACAGCTACCGCCCAATTTTGGTGCTGCCGCAAGAGGTACTTGTGGACGAGAGCGGCAATGTGATTGGATAAGGAGGCACTGTATGGACACTAAAATTAAGCCCGGTTACACAGCTCCGGCGGCAAAAGCCGATTACACCACCATTGCGCAGGCCGTGAGCGAGCACAACGATGCTGCACAGCCCGGCGAGCACTACTGGGGCATCGCCTTGGCAGACGGCACCTATATGGTGTACGAGGCGGGCACGGTACCACCCCCACCGACCGCCGAAGAGCTGGCCCAGCGTGAAAAGGAAAAGCAGGAAGCCCAGCAACGGCAGGAAGCGCTGGACAAGCTGCCTCAGACGTTGGAAGCGCAGAAAAAAGAAAATGAGATGCTTCGGCAGTGCTTGCTGGAAATGAGCGAGATTGTCTATGCATAAAATCACATAAAAATCGAAAGGAGTGAAAAAATGTGAATATTTCTAATGAACTCATTCAGAAATTGATTGATGTTCAGGCAGCATATGCGGCAAAAGAAGCGATTGCTATTCCAGATGATGCTCCTCGTTTTGAGATTGATATGGACACCCGCGCTATTACGGTGCCTACTGGCCGTACTGTACTTGCGGTTCGTAATGACCATTGTGCAGAAATTGTGTGTTTCGAGCTTGACCGATATTACAAAGGTCATGATTTAAGCACAGAAACATGTGTTGTTCAGTATGCAGTAGCATCCAGGCGTGGTGGTCAATACATAAATGAGGGATTTTATCCAGTCACAATGATTGATTTGTCTACTGAAGGAAAGCTCTTTTTTGCTTGGGAAATCAAGAATTCAGTGACGAACACTTCTGGCATCGTTGACTTCTCTGTGCGGTTCTATAGTATTGATTCTTCTGGTGAGAAGCCTGAGTTTGAATACAATGCCAATACGTTGATTTCTTCAATGGTCATTAAAAACACCCTCGACGTAGCAAATGAGGGTGTCTCTTTTGAACCGGGTGAAGTCGAAAGTCTGACTGATAAGTTTGAGGATCTAGCTAAAGCCGCTGCTGATAGCGCAAGTAACGCGAATAAGGCTGCGGCTACTATTATCGGCACTCTTGATACAGTGAAGGAATATGCGGACGCCGTAGAACAGAATAAGTTGGCTACTGACACTTTTGCCGCTCAAGCCGCTACATCTGCCAAGAATGCATCTAATGCAGAACAGAGTGCTATTGACGCAAAGAATTCCGCTGAGGAATCCGCTAATAAAGCCTCTGAACTCCTCGATAATATCAAGGCCGAGCATACAAAATCTGTATCTGATATCAATGAAGCTAAGTCCTCTTCCCTATCGGCCATTGATTCAGCAAAACAGAAAGCTTCCAAAGAAGTATCTGATTCTACAGCTGATGCAGTTCAAGCCGCCAAGGATGCAGAACAAAGCAAGGATCTGGCTCAGGAGATTTTGAGTTCCACCATCGCAGAGAAAAATGCGGCAGTAGATAAGATTACTTCTGATAAACAGGCTGCTCTTACTGATATTTCTAATGCTCTTAGCTCTGCTAAGACTGATATCACATCCCACTCTACTTCTTTGAAGGATAGCGCCGTTAAAGCTGTGTCTGATGAGAAGACGAGTGCGGTGTCAAGTATCAATACGGCAAAGGACAATGCAGTTAGCAATATCAACGACACAAAGGAGTCGGCTGTCACGGCGGTTGAGAACACAAGAAACTCTGTTGTTTCTGACGTTATGGAAGCTGGTACGAACGCTACTTCCGACATCGACTCTAGCAAGACTGCGGTCATTAAAGCAATAAAAGACGAAAAGACCACCAGTCTATCAGCTATTAGTGCTGCGGAGGCTTCAGCGATTGAAAACATCGGTTCTGTGAAAGATAGCGCAATCAGTGATGTTTCAAATTTGAACGATGAAGTCCTTGCTGGTATTAACACTGAGAAAGCCAATGCGGTTAAAGCAGTGCAGTCTGAAAAGACTACTTCCCTATCCGAAATTGATGTCGCTAAGACTGATGCAACCGATACCATTACTGTGGACAAGACTTCTGCTATAAGTGCTATCGAATCAGAAAAGACAAAGGCTGTGTCCGATGTGTCTACTGCAAAGAGTGATGCACTATCTGAAATTGACACAAAGAAAACAGCTGTCATCGAGACAATTGATTCTAAGGTAGCTCTGGCGCAGGATGCGGCTGATACTGCTACGGCTAAGGCTACTTCTGCTACAAACAGTGAAAAGGTTGCTACTACAAAAGCGTCCGAAGCATCTACTAGCGCTAGTTTAGCTAAGACTTCTGAGACCAATGCAACTACATCTGAAAAGAATTCAAAGGCATCTGAAACTGCTTCTAAAGTTAGTGAGACTAATTCTAAAACGTCAGAAACAAACGCCAAGAAGTCCGAGATTGCTTCTAAAGTTAGTGAGACTAATTCCAGTTCAAGTGCTGCTGAAGCTGTAGCCGCCGCTAAAGAAGCCAAAGAAGCTGCTGATAAGGCAGACCAGACTATTGCTACCAAAGGATGGATTTGGTTTGACGACGCAGACGATAGCGGATATTTGACTATGTATGTCGCGGATAGTATTGCAGATAATGTTACCGCCAGGGACGATGGAAATGGGTGTTTGGAGGTGATTCTTTCTTGAAAAACTATAGAGAAGTAAAAATTGGTCCTTATAGTGCCTATGCGATCGCGAAGAAGAATGGGTTCGAGGGCACTGAAGAGGAATGGCTTGAAAGTCTTAAACCTCCTGCTGTTGATAAGACGCTTACTGAAGAAGGGCAGGCAGCAGACGCCAAAGTGACCGGCGACGCGCTGGCGACCAAAGCCGTCATAGATGACGCCGCTGTAGGCACCGACGCCTGGAGCAGCAAGCGCATCATTGACACCCTCTGTCCGCCCATCTCTGAAACCGGGAACCCGGTGCAGTGCAGCCCGGTGGCAGGTTATCCGCTGGGCTGCAAGGTGAGCTGGGAACCAGCGCAGGATGGTAGCGGAACACCGTACCCGGCAGGCAGCGGGCCCAACCTGCTGGATATATCTCAATGTACGGCTATAGGTAAGGTTTATGGTGTGACTATAACGATTGATGGCGATGTATTTAAGATTAGCGGTGTGCCGTCAAGCGAGGTTACGGAGGAGGGCCTATACCAGTTTGCCGTTGCCTCGTGCACTCAAACCGAACTGCGCGGGAAGGGCTATAAAATCACCGCGTTTGCGTTAAAGGGAAATGTATCATCTGCGTGGGGACTGCGAACAGAAGATGAAGGTAGCCTTGCTATATCTGCCAAGCTGATACCCGGCGTGAATACCGAAATACAATTTAGGCTAATGGTGTCCAAAGATACACCAGCCGCCTATGCACCCTACGAAAACATTTGTCCCATCAAGGGGCGTGACAGCGTGACGGTCGAGCGGTGCGGGGAGAATCTGCTAAATCCGTCGCTGTTCCAAAATAATAAATATCAGAATTTCAATGCCGCAACCAATTATTATGTGATATCAAATTCAAGTAATTATTGGATATCAGGCATTCAACCGTGCTCACCGAATACAACCTATCGCTTTAATAAAAACGTAGAAGGCGGTTGCTTTTATGATGAAAAAAAGAATGTAATCGGTACTGCCGGATTTGATTTTACGTTTAAAACGCCAGCGAAATGCACGTATTACTGTGTCAATTTTTCATCAGGGTCAACGCCCTATGGCACGCCAGTCATTGCAACAGCGAGTAAATCCACCGCCCCCACCACCTACGCACCCTACATCGGCCAAACCGCCACCTTGACCCTGCCTGAGACCATCTACGGCGGCACGGTGGACGCAGTGACGGGAGAGGGACTGGGGATGTGGAAGTTGTTGACGCTGGATGGAACGGAACCATGGAATGCCGTTGGGTCCGGTGATACTCTTTATTTTCAGAGCACTTCGATTTCCATTGGAACAAGAGTGCTGTCCAGGGGCGATTATTGCACAACGTTCCCTATTGCATCGGTTTCAAGTTCGAATACGGTACAAGGAGTAAGCGGGTGGAAAACATCCCTATATCTGCGTTGGTCTACATTTGCAGACGTTGCCGCTTTGAAATCCTATCTCGCCGCCCAGTACGCCGCCGGAACCCCTGTGCAAGTCTGCTACAAGCTGGCAACGCCCACTCCTATCACCGCCACAGGCGCACAGCCCATCTCCGCTCTGAGCGGCGTGAACACAGTCTTGACCGACGCAGACAGCGTAACGGTCACCGGCAGGGCTGACCCCATCAAGCTCATCACTGACCTTGAGGACGCTGTGGCATCAATGACTAACACATAAGGAGGTACATACATATGGCTATCAAATCTAAAGCCAGGCACGACCTGACGTTACGCTCCATTAAGCGGGAAATCGCCGCAGGACGCGATGTTGCGTTCTGGCTGGATAAAGCATACATGCACTACGACAACGGACTGCTGACCGCAGATGACATCGCAGAGGTGGAGACGCTGGCGCAGGCGTACTACGATGCGCTGGACGCTGAGGACAAGGCAGACGCTGAGGAAAATATAAATCATTCGTTTTAAAATCAATAACTTGAATTTGAATCATAAAAGCAGAAAGGAGTGATTTTGTGAGCAAAAAAGTTCCTATTGGCCCTTATTCTGCTTACGCAATTGCAAGACAACATGGATTTGAAGGCACCGAAGCGGAATGGATTGCTTCTACAGACGCTAATCGTATTAAGTCTGAAGTTGCCGCAAAAGAAGCTCAAAATAGTTTAAAAGAATTAAAAGATGGCATTGCTTCTGGAAATTTTAAAGGAGAAAAAGGCGACAGTATAAAAGGAGACAAAGGCGATCCCGGCCCTGCCGCCACCATCACGATCGGCACTGTGACCGGCCTCGATGCTGGCTCCGCACCGACCGTGACTAACTCCGGCGATGAGCATAATGCTGTGCTGGACTTTGGCATTCCAACCGCAAGTGCATTGGACTTGGCTGTTGACGTGCTTTTTAAGCTCCCTCGCACGGGTAAAGTCTACACCGTAAAAATACCACGATTTGCCACGAACCCCACCGTCAACTGTGAAAAGCTGGACGACAACGTGGGCCTCGTGTGCGAGCCGTCCACAGACACGGTTGAGGGGCAGGACGACTACGCAGATATCCCTTTGTTCAAGTGGTACAACTGCAACTATAAGCGAGACGCAAGCGGCCACGCCTACCCTACAGCTATTGAGCATCTGAGCGACGATTACCGCAAGACTGGCACTGTGGACGTTGGTGTTATTCAGATGACTCCTTACGTCAAGTGGGATGATAGCAATCCTGACTATATCTTGTGGTCTATCACAGATTCTCCCCGTGATGGATATACTCCCTGGGCAGCCGCAAAGGTCGGTGACACCGTATATCCATACGTCATCCACTCCAAGTTCTTCAGTGGCGTGGGTGAGGATGGGCTGCTGCGAAGCGTATATGACCTCGTTCCGGCACGCAACCAGTCGCATAACAGCTTGATCACGGACTACGCCAAGAAGGGCCCCGGTTACAAGGGCGCAGGCGGCGAAAAGGTTGCATGGCAAATCCTGTTTAACTCTATCAAGTACGTGGTGAAATCCAGCCAGGAAAAGTACGAAGGCTGCACCGGATACAGCGTTCAAGTCTCTGCAGCTATTCAGCGTAGCGAGAAGCTAACTTACTTCCCCGTTACAAAAGCACAGGCAGATCAGCTCGTAATTGGCAGCAGTGTCTCTGTAGGATATGGCTCGAAGGGCAGTGACGGCACAGTCAATAACGACCGTGGCGTTTCGACCATTCATAAGTATGCGGACAGCGCAAAAATCCTCAAAATTGAACCTCTTGATGACACAAACAGCGCCGTGTATCTGGATTGTGATGCTTTTGACACCATGCCTGTCGCTCTGACTGATACCCTGAATGCACCTATCACACTGACAACAATGCACTGGTACAGCGGTGCAACGGATTTGGTCATCAGCCACCATGACGGCAGCCCTGGAAGCAACAAAGACCGTAAACACCCTTATCGTGTGCAAGGTATTGAGTATGCTGTTGGCGGCTACGAAATGCTCAGTGATATGGTGCTGGCCTTTGACGATAGTAACGGTAAGGACGTATATGTCTGCCCTGCTGGCGTGGCGCACACCAAAACTGACACTGAGATTCTGACGAAATATAAAAAGGTCGGTAACTTCCCTGCTGGTGACTGGTGGATTGGAGATATCGGCTTTGACCCTGAAACCTGCGTGACGTGGCCTGCTGCAAAAGGCTCAGGCGATAAAACCGGTGCTGGTGATATGGTCTACGGCGGCGGCAATGCAAATAAAAATACCCTGCGTGAATATCTGCAAGGCGGTATTCTCTGGAACTGGTCGAATGCTGGCGCTTCGTTTGTGGATTGCTGGTACTGGCTCGGGGCTGGGACCTGGTATTGCCTGGCCGCCGATTGACACCTTGCGCCGGGGGTGAATGCCGCTTGCGGCAGAGGGGGAAGTCCCACTGAAAGCAAGGTGGCATGAGGCAACAAATCGAATATCAACATTTATATAAGGGACTGGTAGAGCAGCGGTAATCTCAGGAACAGGTCGAATGCAGGCGCATCGTATGTGAATTGCAGGAACTGGCTCGGGAATGGGAACTGGAATTGCCTGGCCGCAGATTGTTTGTATCTAATTTATTTATGTTATTTTGCTCTATCTTTCGTAACTGAAGTTGTAGCCGGTTTTGGCTCCTCAGCTGATGTGGCAATTAAGTCACTGGCTGAAAATTGCTCGTAGAAGGGCGGGGTTAGTAATGCAAGTGAAAGCCCTGTATAGCAAACAATCGAGATAATTCGGTTGACCTTAGAAAGGATGTGTATGAAACGTTATTGTAAGGACGTGGATATCCTTGATTTTGAATTTTTACAGTTCTGTGCTGCTGAGTGTTTGCGCAAGAAGTGGAAACGGCGCGATGTGTTGGAATATTTCTCTGGACTGACTGGACGGTCAAAAGAAGAAATCCTTTATGCCATCAAGAACGGAGAAAAGCCAGGATTGGTTATCATCGCCGCACACCATATGCAAAAGCAGCTCAAAGCACGAGAACTTAATTTCGTACCAATCTGGTACAAAGGAAAGATAGACTCATCGAATCATAAATTGCGACGGATTGGTATCCAGCACGTCAGCCAGCAACTCTATGATTATGTTGCAGTCTGGGCGATGAAAGATATGCTAAAGCGCATTGGAGAATACCAGTGCGCAAGTATACCAGGTCGCGGGCCAAACTACGGGATGAAACATGTCCGCAAGTGGCTAAAAGAAAAAGATGTGAAATATGTCGCACAGCTTGATGTGAAGAAATGCTTTCCAAGTATTCCACAGGACAAGTTGCTCGCCTATGTAGATAAATACGTCGCAACCGATGATGTGAAGTGGCTTGTACATAGGTTGGTTAGCACGTTTGATACAGGTCTATCCATCGGGTCGTACCTGAGCCAATACCTTTGTAACCTTTACATGAGCCAGTTATATCACGAGATATCTGAACGGATGTTTTATATGCGCCGTGACAAACAGATTCCGTATGTGAAGCACGTCCTGTTTTACATGGATGATATTCTGCTTCTCGGCAGCAACGCAAAGAAAATGCATATGGCTGTGGATAGAACGATTGAATATGCTCATGAAAATATGGGCCTTACAATAAAGCCAACTTGGAATGTGCGCAAGGTGTCCGAGATGGATTTTATTGATACAATGGGATTTCGTGTTTATCGGGATCATGTAACGATTCGCAGGCGTGTTTTCCTGCGTGTCCGTCGTACCTATAAAAAGGCAACAAAGAAACGATATCGCAGGATAAATTTAAAACAAGCACAAAAATGCACAAGCTACTTTGGTACGATCAAAAATACCAATTCGCAAAAGCTGATGAAAAAATATCACATCTATAAAACAGTGAGACTGTCAAAGGAGGTGGTTTCTCATGAAAGCAAGCTTCGATACAGAGCAGCCTGCCGTTAAGACGATCATTGATGGAGACAAAATCTATATTTTTATCTGTGTCAACGGCCAGTGGGTGGAACGGGAATACGATGAATCTCAACCTGCACAGCGGGTGTGGGAATGCGACTACCGGGAAATCGTGACCGATGAAAGCAAAATCGACCTTGAAAAGGTCACGGCTGCTCCTGAGAAGTATCTGGATTGGGCAGAGCCTGTCGAAAAGACGGATTCTGAAAAAATCACAGAGCTTCAGAAGAAAAACGAGATGCTGACACAATGTCTAATGGAAATGTCGGAGATTGTGTATGCTTAAACGAATCACACAAAAAATCGAAAGGATGGTACTTATGATGGCTATGTTATGGGCACAGGAAATTATGTCTGCTGAGACTGTGGAGGAAGCAAAGGCTTTGTATGCACGTTGCCCTCGCCTGCTGAAGGAGAAGGTCAAGGCAATTCTTATCAAGAGTGGCTTTGAGGAAATCACACGAGAAAATTAAACAAGAAAAGTCCAATATTTAAACCGCTACGCATTGTATGGCGGTTTTTATTTTTTGTTAATTAGAATCGAGGTGATGAAGTGATTGGATTATTAAATGCTGCCCCTCCCGTTGTTTTTACGTTTACCATAGAAGAACTATGGAAAGGGGTTCTTGGAATTTGTGGAGGCATCACTGCAGTATCTGCCGCTATTGCCGTTCTCATCAGGTTGGTAAATAAAGCAAAAGAACCGGACAAAAGGCAGAATACGCTTATTGAAGAACACACAAAAAATTTTGAAGAAGTAAACCGTAAATTAAAAAACGATAAAGACGTTCTCGATTTATATCGTTCTAAAATCTTATCTCTGGAAGAGCATCAAAAAGAACAGGATATTACGATTGAAGCTCATAGCTCTAAAATCGCAGGTATTGAACAACGACTGACGAAAAGTGAACACGGAAGCAATGTAACTATGAAAGCTCTGCTTGCTCTTTTAAGTCATGGAATTGACGGAAATGCAATCGACCCAATGAAGGAAGCTAAGGCAGAGATTGAAAATTATTTGATTAACGGTTAAAAGCATAAAACTTAGGAGGTATATATTATGATGGATTTTGTTAATGAAGTTATTTCTATTGTTGTGAAGCTCGTTATCACCGGTGCGGGCACTGCTTTCATCGCATACGGTATTCCATACCTGAAGCAAATTGGTATGTATAAGGTTGTTCAGATGGCTGTTCGCGCCGCCGAGAAGCTGGGCGTCACTGGCGCTATTGAGAAGTCCGACAAGAAGAAGTATGTTATCGCAGCGCTTGAGAAGATGGGAGTTAATGTTACTCCTACTATCGAAATGATGATTGAAGCGGCCGTTAAGGAGCTCGATATCCAGAATGATAAGATCCAGGCAGAGCTCAAGAAAGATTGAAGGAGTGACGACATGAGCGTTATTACATATTCAATGAAGAAGGACTGGAATAAAAAACTTTCCAAAAACTTCAGCGCTTATGAGTTTGCCTGCAATGATAAGAGTGACGAATTCAAGGTGGCAACCGAGCTGGTAGAGACTCTGCAACAGATTCGTAACCACTTTGGCAAGCCAGTAATTATTAACTCTGCTTATCGTACTCCTGCATATAACACCTCTATCGGTGGAAGTTCTCGTAGTCAACATTGTATGGGAACCGCAGCTGACATTTGCATTAAAGGAGTAGACCCAATCCGTATTGCGCTATACGTCGCCTCTCTCCCTTATTTCCAGACTCACGGTGGTATTGGCTATTATAATAGAGCACAGGCAACCGGTGGCTTTGTTCATATTGATGTACGCCCAAGCGTTTCGAGATGGATCAGCAAGTCTGGCACATCATATAAGGTTGCAAACAAAATCATGCCAACTATTAAAATGGGAGTAAAAGATGGCGTAAATGGTTCAGGGTATGCTGTTACCGCATTACAACGACATCTTGGCGTTGCTGCTGATGGTATCTTTGGAACCGGGACAAAAGCAAAACTAGTGGAATGGCAAAAGGCACACGGATTAGCAGCAGACGGAATCTGTGGAGCTGCTACTTGGGGTTCGTTCTGATGAATAAAAGTTATAAAGCAGGAGACAAAATCAAACTCACAGGCGTATTGTTTTCAAACAGCCAGACCCACTGTGGTATGTGCCGCCGTGGAGAATGGTTCATATATGACGGTAAGCTTGTCAATGGACGTTATCGAGTAACAAATCTTGAAAGTCGCATTGGCAAATATCCGATTTCAGTCAATGTATCTGGCTATGTAGATCCAAACGATATTGAGCTTGTATAAAAAAGATGGGGTATTGATCCTTAATTGGACCAGTACCCCATTTTTTAGCGTTTTATTATATCAATTTGAAAATCAGGGAGTTCTCTTGGTTTTTCAAGAAATTCCTCGATTGTTGGGTTATCTCAATCTGTCAAAAGTTTGTTGCGATAATATTCCATCAAAGGAGCCACGTCTACAATTTTATGTTCCATCACTTTATCTCTCCATTCAGCCATTCTTTCCAACCGCTAACTGTACGAGGGCAATTATCTTGCTGAGCTACGAGTTCATTCAAAAATACCGCAAGCTCTTCGTCGCTCATTTCGCGGATGGCTTGTGCTTTATTATTTTTACGACCGAATTCATCTCGGCTATGTTTGTGTAGAATAAAACCGAGTGCGATATCAAGTATTGCTGGATTGTTCATTGGAGTTGTCGCCTTTCATTGCTTCAAGAGCTTTCTTCATCTCTTGTTCCCAATTAGGATGCTGATCAATATATTTTTGGTATATCATCTTCTCAGCTTCTTTTCGAGCTTTGATTGCATCGTTAATATCTTCATACATGCCAAGGTGAATTCGCCTACCTTTAAAGGTTATTGCCGCTCTATACTTGTTGCCATCTTTGCAAACACCCGTCACGCCAGTAGTCGAATTGCAATTTATCTTTCCTTCGAGTCGCGCCTTTATAGACGTTAAGCTGGAACCATCTACGTTTGATATCTTTTTAATTGTCTCAGCAGGCTTAGCAATATTATTTGTGCATTTCATACACTTGTTGATTTTTTTCACTTGAGACAAACGCATCTCTGCTGGACGATTACATAGAGGACAAAACCCTGTACAAAAATAATCTCGTTCTCCTTCTTTTTTATAAACGTCGGTTATTTTCCATCCATTTATGACAGAGCCGATATATTGTTCTCTGCGCTTTTTCAGAATAGATTCGCTACGTTTTTTATCGCATCTTGTAGTTTTTGCTGGACGACCATCATCTGGTTTCATATTACTTTTCCTCTTCAGGTAGTGGCCCAAGCTTATACATCCAGTTCGGGCCTTTCCGCATTACAAATGGTTTTCTTAGCTCACAAAGATGGTCATGTCTCGCTTTATATTCAAAATAATTTTGTTCGTGCTCAGGAGTTTCACGGTTTAACTCGTACATGATATATTGCTTGCGAAGATTTCGAAGCGCTTTAATAATAGCATCTTCTTTTTCCATAGACATTGGTTCAAGGGCGTCAATATAGTCATATTCACCAGTCGCGTCAAACTGTCGCTTTGCTTCGGCACTGAGCATCTTCCAAGTGATCTCGTCATACGCCAGCTGATACATCATTTCGTCGCTATAATGAGAGTATGGATCAACAATGCCGGTGCCTTTTGATAGTTCTACGTCGCGATCATGTTGTTTTTTAATTCGTCTCTCGGCTTCTTCTACAACGGCATCCATATCAACGTTCATGGAGACACCTTTGTATTGCACCACAGATTTGAAACCGAGCTTATCGCACATAGTCATCGTTGATATCCTCCTGATTTATTTCATACCCGTTCTTTTGCAGACAACAAAATCTTACGGTAGAATCCGTCAGCAAACCATGCACCCTCCCAACGATGCGGTAATGATTTCTTCAGCACTTCGATATCCACAAGGCTCATAAGGCCGGTACTATCGTCTCTAAAGACTTGAAGGCGGACGATTCTATTTTGTTCCAGACCGATTTCGCGAGTGATACGACCTTCTTTATCGAACGGATCTTCACACACCCATTCTAATGCCTCTAGGAAGTCCTGTGGCGTGACATCTGTGTGTTCGACCCAGTTGTTACATATACGGCTTTCGCCGGCCTGTACGATTCTCTTTTTGGCTTCATAGTTCACAGAAGGATTCGTCATAGTTTTCGTCTCCGTTTTTCTTTGATTATATTATATCACGGGCTGTAACCAATAGCAAACACAAGGCGCAGGTTGCTACACGCCTTGTGATGATGTGCTGCTCGGCACATCGTTTCAAATACGGTTTTCAATTTTAATGCTCTTGTTGGGCGCTGGCTGTCACATCAGGGCTCTTTGGATTAAGACTCAAAATCGGATTCGACTGCGGCACTCGAATGTGCCGCTATGGTGTAACTGGGAAATTGGTGTAGTAGTGGTGTAGTAATGGTGGCATTTCAGTCGTTTTATATCGTAACATCGTTATTAGTTGCAAGATTGTATATACTTTACCACACTCGGCCTCAGAATACAAACCCCTGCCGCGCCAAACTTTGAAACTGTCCTTTGGAGAAAAACAGGCAAAATGCCCACCAAAACCGCGCAAGGTCATACTTTTTGACGATTCCGGCGGTTTTCGGCATGCAAAAAAGCTCGTCCGGGTCACGGACGAGCTTTTTTGCACACGAAGCGGGACATCGCCTGTGCGGCACACGGAGCACAAACTGTGAAGGAGTTCCAGTCGGAGGAGGAGGCCCGGTGCCCGATATCCCAAAAACAAGAAGAAAAAGATTTCACACACAGCTAGGGGATCTCGGCCCTTGCTGTAACCATATTGTAACTCTTTTGATACTATTTTGCAATAGGGTATTGTCATTTTTCTGTAACTTATTTTGTGAACTTT